ATGAAAGGGTTAAGGCGTTTTATGTTGGTTGCAGCAGCGACCGCAGGGCTCGCGCTGTCGCTCACAGGCTGTTCCAAGACTGTTGATTTTCTGCAATATGCGGATGTCACGTTCGACGGGATAAATGGTCAGGCAACTGCGACAGTCAATGTGGATTACAGCAAAATTGGAACAGACGTTTTCGACAAAGGCAAAAGTCAGACAGACATGGACGAAGCCCGTACGGAAGCAGCTATGATGGGCGAAGTGAACTATGAGGTCACGCCGTCCGAGAACCTGTCAAACGGCGATACCGTTACCCTGAGCGTTGAGATTTCCGATTACTTCCAGAAAGAATACAAAGTCACCGCCAAGGCTGCAAGCAAAGAAATCACCGTATCTGGTTTGCAGGAACCCGAGATGGTTGACCCGTTCGATGATTCGATATTCACAACAATTTTCAGCGAACATGCCGAAGAGGGCAAAGTTTCGTTCGAAATCATCGGAACAATTCCCGAGCTAAGACTCAACCTCATAAATGATGCTCCCAAAGACAGCCCACTCAAAAAGCTGCAATATTATGTGGATGATTTCGGAAAATACGTAGAGTATCATGAAGACGATACTATTGCCTTACATGTCAAACCATCCGCTCCACAAGATTTTGCCAAAAAATATGCACTTACCCGCGACACGATTGAGATTCCCGTCAAGGGAGCGCCCAAATACATCCGTTCTGTGGATGAAGTAACCCAGGACGTTCTGGATGCCATCAAGCCCATTGCCGCTGCCAGATTGGAAGACAGCGCCGGGTCTGACTATAACGTCCACAAAGAATCGGTGTTTGATGCTGACCACAATGGAATTGGTTTTTCGAGAGAAAATGTTGGTGAGCCACTTTGGGCAGATGTCGGATACATGATTTCCTGGAGAGGCGGAGACGGTGAACGCAACTTCTCTAGCGAATACAACGACTTGTTCATCCCCTACGAAGTCGAATACATCGATGACAAAACCGAAGAAACCGGAACAGCAGTTCTTGGATTCTGGATTAAGAACGTCATTATCGACAGCGACGGCTCGGTTGATGTAGACGGCCATGCATATAGCATCACGATGACAGCATATGACAGTCTGGAAGCATTTAAGAAGAACGAAGTTGACCGTTACTCGAATGAATACGATATTTATGAATTCCCGGTAAACTGGTAATAAGCCTCCTAATATAAAGAAAAGCCCCGATGCATTTCAGCACCGGGGCTCTTCTTATGCGTTTTTCAGTTCCGCAGTCTTTTTAGGTTTACGGCGTCCACCCTTGCAAGCGACAGCCACGCCATCGCTCACAAGATAGCAGCCACCCGCTACCAGCAGGGACTGGAGCAGGGATTCCTGAGGAATGCCGGTATCACCCATCTTGGGGACATCTTTTTTAATGGGAGGAACCGTTTCAGGGATATCGGGCGCAAGATACAAATTGAACTTTGTACCCATGTTCGGCTTCTCATCATAAGCCTTATCAGTCTCTTCGGAGACCATCGCCTTATCCACCGTGCCATGCTCACCGGGATGCGGAGAATCGGCTGCAAAGCCAACGCCCAAACACATCGTTGCGGCCAGCGAAAAAGACGCGAGAACTTTCGCAAACTGTTTCACGAAAATGCCTCCTTTGCAGCATCACAAGTCCCCAAAAAGCCCCGGAGCAAACCGAAGTCTGCACCGGGGCGAATCGTTAAGACAGCACAGAAATCGTAATCTTGGCAGCAGCAGTGCCAACCTCGACAGGATTCTCGGCATCAGAGGTATCATAAGCCGTAAAGGTTGCGGTGCAGTCGTAAGAACCAGCAGCCAGAGCCTCTGACAACTTATCTGTCTGAATGTGATAGTTGGGCTGGATAAGTCCACTGTTGTAGATTTCCTTGCCGCTATCATCCAGGGTAATGCTCACAACCTGAGCGTATTTATTACCGGGAGCATTCTCGATTTCGAGAGTGCCTTCAGAATCGCCGGAATCAAACACCGGATTGACGTTAATGGAGATGGCCATTGTACCCTCTTCCACGACGCGGTTCAGCTCTTCCTGAATCTCTGCCTCGCTCTTGCCTTCGAGCTGGCCAAGCTGTGCAGCGACCGAATCTTCCAGGCGGTTGTCGGAAGCAGTAGCATTTTTATTGTGCCAGAAGAACAGACCCACGCACAGGAGAAGCAGGAGAATCACACAAATCGTAACGGTCCGATGCAGGAGCTTGTTACCACTCTTCTTCGAATTCTTTTCAGGGGTCGTCATTGTAGTTGCCATGATATTCAATTCCTTTCCGTCAATTACTTGACTGAGCTGTTATTAACAAAAGTTGGCCGCCGAGCGGCAAGTCACTCGACAGCCAACCCTTACATTTGGGCTTGCTTTATATTAGGTCCGGAGACTCTATCAGCGGTTGCTGGAGACGCCGCCTGCGGTAGCAGTCTGAGTATCACCAGTCTCAAACATCGGGATGATGCTGTAGGTAACACGGACGACAGGAGTGCAACCAGCGTCGTTGACGTTGGAACCAGCAATCTTGGCGGTGGTAATCAGCGGCAGGGCCGGAGCATCGTCATGCTTGACAGCATCGGTGCCAGCGCCATCCTGAGCAACCTTGGCCTTTTCAGCACCAGCGATGAACCAGCCGTTCTCGGTGATGTCCAGAGGAGCGGAGCAGGTGGACAGGTCGATAGCAGAAGCGTTGTACATTGCAGAAGCAGGAGCAATGCTCATAGCGATTTCGCCGCGCTTCAAGGCGCTGTTGCTCATAGGCACAACACGCCAGGTTGCGGGCTCAGCCTGCAGCTCAGAAACCTTGATGGCCAGACCTTCACGCTTGGAGTTGTCGGTCTTGCTGTCGCCAACGGCGAAAGCCTTGCCGAAGTTGCACTGAGTATCGCCATCACCGATGATGAAGTCCTGAGACAGCTGATGGTTCTGGTCGATAGCCTTCACAGTCTGGCGCAGCTCGTCGCCGGTCAGAGTACCAGCGGCCTTGAAGTCCCACTCGCCATCGATGTAGATGACGTAGCACTCACCGGAAGCGTTGATATGCTCATCAGCCAGGGTCTTGTAGATAGCAGGCTGCTGCCAACCCTGAGTGGTGGAGGGGTCGCTGTACCAGTAGGTGTAGGTCTTGCTGGTGGCATCGTAAGCGATGGAGAACAGCTCGTCGTTGGAGTGGTCGGCATCGTAGATGCGGCTGTAATGGGTAACCTTCACGATATCGGCAATGTAGGTGCGGCTGTTCTTGTCGATGGTGGAGTAGTTACGCAGCTGGTAAGCATCCTTGGTCGGGGTAACAACGTTGCCGGTGGAACGGAAACCGTACATGCAGACGTACAGAGGAACAGTAGCCTTCATGTTGACATGGTTCACGGTAGCAACGGTGATATCGTACTCAACGCGGCCGTCATCGGTCTTCACGCCAGGATGCTCTTCCTCGGTCGGAGGAGTCTCGGGAGGAATCTCGGTGTCGTTGTCCAGGTAGATGTAGAACTGGGTGGACATCGTCGGGTCTTCGTTGGTGGCGGTGTCGGTGCCCTCAGCCTTGGTATCGTCAGAAACCTTAGCTTCATCAGCAGTGCCGTGGTTCCAGTTCACGCCACCCTGAGTCTGCTGGCAGTCAGAAATCTTGACGTAATGCATCTGGAAGGTGCCATCAGCCTTTTTGGTGGTATAAACGCCGTACTCTTCGCCATCGTTATACTGGCTGCCTGCAATATAAGCGGCAGGAACTGCAGTGTAGCCTTCGGCATCCTGGTCGGCGTAGACAACGGAACCGTCGTCGTTCACCTTGTAGAAGGATTTGGCGCCGATGCGGTAAACGGGAGTGCTGTGCAGCATGGTCTCGTTATTGGGATGGTTGGCAATAGCAGTATTGTCAGTGGGCTGTTTGGTGTCTTCCATTGCGTAAGCGGTGATAGGAGCCATGCAGCTGGCGGCCATTGCCATACCCATCACAGCGCTTGCAACGCGCTTGTAACATTTCATTGGGGTAATCTCCTTTCAAATAGTGGATTCGAACTAGGCCATCTCTTTTGATTCCTTTGCTCCTGCATGCATCGGGTCAAAAGTCAAGCCCTGCATATCCGCGTCCTCTCGACGCTGACTGCATCAAAACACGATGTACTTGGCAGCAATGAGGGATTCGCCTGACCATTCTTGCAACACCGCAAGGCCCGTCAGTCTACCATGTGATGACTTGATGACGCAGATATGCACCATGAGTTCGCCCTTATCAGGGAGCTCTGGGGCTTACTGCTCTGAGCCACTGATTTTATTATCTGCGACTCGCACACCCACGCAAGCACAAACATCATGTTTTTTTCGCATTTTTTTCACTTTTTTCAAAATTTTTCTTGCCTTCGCGTTTTTTACCATATATTTGATGGCTTTACCACATTTTGTCATAGTCAATTCATAAATATATGGTATAATTTTCTCATAAAAAGTCGGAGGGAAATGATGGTTGCAGAGAAAAGGATTTACAGCACCACGGTATTGCAAAACTGCTATCGTGCATTGCGTTCCGCTCGCTGGAGTGTGAGACGTAAAGACGAGCATATGACCCGCTGCTGTGAAGTGCGTGAGCTGTATGCCAAGTGCCAGGTAAATTTGGGATGTGTTCTTTTTGACCCGGATATGTCTCCAGCCAAAGATTATCTCGACATGGTTAAAGACAAAAAGGTGACCAAAAGACGGTTAGACATCCAATTAAGAAATTGCAAGCGTTTTCTGCTGTATCAGTTTGATGAAATCGAAAAGGATATTGCCGACGCTTCTCTTGCAAAATCATCCTGACAAAGAAAAAGCTGCTCTCCGTTTTCAGGAGAACAGCTTCTTTTTTATTGATTTTCCTTGCCAAAAATCAGGTCATAAATGCCCGGAATGTCATAGGGGCTAATAATGCGCGGCGCAGGAGCATCCTTATCTGTCACCTTGAACTTTTCAGGTTCATCCGACACGATGACGCTTGCGTGCTTCCAGTCGTCGCCTTTCAGGAACTGTGCATAGCGCATACCGAGCATTTCCTTGATAGACAGGCTCTTCAGCTGCATCGCGTAGGTGCAGACTGCTACTGTAGGTGCATAGTCTGTCACAACATTCCGGCAAGACAAACGGAACTGAGCCACACTTTTATCCACCGTAATGACTTCACGGGTCATGAGGTCTATAACGACCATAACGAGCTGGTCAGAATCCGTAGTGAGAGCAAAGCGGTCCTTGACAGTCGCAGGTTCAAACTGCTCACCCGTCTTGCCATCCCGAACCATTACGCCGCAGAAAGCGTTCTCCATCTCAGAAAACTTCTCCCCAGAGTAGGATTTTACAGTGAGGGCGGCATAACGGAACCCATTCTGAAAGCACTTCTTGATATCGAAATCTACATACTCAACGGCACCATTCTTACCGCTGCAGCGGCGGTCGCCGGAGTGGATTGCGCCAAGTGTTTCGTCCTTGGGATTCGCGTAGTACACGAACTTTGCTTTTTCCTCTCCGTAGAACACAACCGAGAGGTCCAGGTCGATGCCATTCCACAGGTCAGGGCCATCGTTTCCCTTCCAGTAAAGGAATGCACGGAGCACATTTCCGTCCGGCAGATTCGTGCGAGAGCCGCAGGCTGCAGCACGTACGGCGGAAGTGACCTGACGGGGATTATCCGGAAAAATCAGCTTATTGCAATGGCAATCCGGGTCGATGTACACGCTCTTCGGTTCGGTGTCCTCTGCGCGAAGGACCTGCCACAGCTGGTTAAAGATATCGCGTGCCACACGTTTGCAGATATCCTCAGACAAAGGTTCAATGTCCCGTTCCAGAGCTTTGCTGGCAGCGCCGTTTGCCTTGCCGGTTGCCAAATGCACAGGATTGTTGCGATTCCGAAAATGGTTGATGAGCTGGACCAGGACACGCGGTTCAATACTCTTGCATACCGAGATGAATCGGAACAGAACATTTTCCATCTGCTGTTCATTGGAGCAGTTGCGCAGCGCAAAGTCCAGGTTTCGGGCAAACATACCGGGCCGCATCATCAGGTGAGCGGAAAGCAGTTCAGCATTGACCGGTTTCTTCATAAGTTCTTGGAGCTTGGAATTGTAGGTTTCAATCTTGACACCATTGCGAATCTTCGTAAAAATCTCATAATCTTCCTTGAAGACATAAGAGTAATCACCCGGATGCAGGCGTTCGCCCAATCGCTTGAACTCTTCGGGATGCAATGCAAAGCCCTCGTTCTTATCAGTGTGTTCCAGAAGTTCCAGCAGCTGACGACGTTCACCGCGCTTAAAGTTCCGGAATTTCGGGGCTTTCGAAAGACTCACATCCTGGTCGCTCATTGCTGCGGCCAGGCGCAGCACATCGGTAGAGCTCTTGAAATCCCGGAAGCATGCCTGTTCCCGCCATTCGGGACGAGAGATAATGCGAGACACATACAGAGCAAGATTTTCCTTGCATGGAATATGCTTGGGTTTCATGCGGTCCATCAGCTCAGATGTGAAATCAATATCATGCATCAGAGTATCGAAAACGCAGGACGCCTCGTCAGGAGACAGAGGAGAATGCCCGGTAATGCTCTGTACGGAATAGCGGTAGACTTCCTCCTCATCACACGCCGGAATCTGTTTCACAGCAGGAAGATGGCTGCGGTCCAGTGCCGGGCAAAATTTTGTCGGGTCAAAGTCTGGCTGCCATTCGCCGCAAGTCAGATAATTGAGGAAATTGACAACATACAGGTCCACAAGGTCGGCTTTCATCGCATCGTCCGGGAAATTCGGCCAGATGGGAGAAGTCTGAGAAATTGCCTTGCCATCCTCCGTGACACAGTCGTACAGCGTAGACCAGGTCTTGAGGAAATCATTGTATTCGGCCTTGCAGCAGGCATCAAAGAGGTCTCGCGCCATAATATAGCCGTATTCCATCAATTTCATGTTCGCTGAACAGACATAGCGTTTCTCCACCGCTTTCTTCCCTTCTTGTGCGGGCATGGGTGGTACGATGCCGCGATGATGTGCAAACGTGACGCGGTTAAAATCATAAACAGTCAGCATTCAAATGACCTCCTAACAAAACAAAAATCCCGCGCCGAGAAAAACTCGACACGGGTGGATGAGACACGTAATAGATACGGAGAGCATATCCGCTAACGTGTTGAAGTCAGCAGCACAAAAAATGCGAGCCGACTTCCTTGTTCTTCTAGAAATGAAGGAAGCGGATATATAGCCGTATTGTTATGTTCTCGAGCCGTGACGGAGAGCGAAACCGCTGACATGATTTCATATTATCTTCAAGTAGAAGGAAGCGGTCTCATAGCCATACACGAAAATGCTCAAACTTTAGGTTCTTTGCTATCATTTGAGCCAGTAGATATATTGTACCACAATATATGGTATATTGCAATACCAAAACACAATATATTGTGTCTGCTTTTTATGCCGGAAACAAGATAGGCCATAGCTGCCGTGTTCAGAACGCGCAACAAATACCTAGCAAAAAGCCGCCTACCCAAAAGGGCAAGCAGTATAAGATTTGTTGGCATTTATTGCACCAAGCATTCAAACGTCACTGTACCAGTCCAGTTGCCAGGAGCGAGAACTGCACTCACGGAATAATCAGAGCTTGTTCCGTTTCCCAGCATATCGGTGCGATTCCATTCGATTTTTGGCGTTGTGATGGTCATAGATACGTCCGTTGCACCTTTCGATTGCAAGGGCGTGGCGGTGGTCTTAACCCGAACAGTCCCCTTGAGAGGGATATCCCCCATTAAAGTGACCGGAATTGTGCCAGTCTGGATGCCAGTACCATCCGAACCATTCAGCGTGATTTCTTCCGGAACGGTCAAGGTGTAAAAGCTGTCCACTTCCGCTGTGACCTGCGTTGAAGTATCCTTGGAAGCGCTCAGCCAGGCGGTGTCATTAGAATCCGAGTCGGGTGTATCTGCCGCAATCGTATCATCGGCATCTATGACAGCGTCATCCGAACCAATTGGTTCAGAGAACGCTAAGACTGGACAGGCAAGCGTCAGCGCGGCAAGAATTTCTGTCCCTACAGCTTTCAAACGCATACAGTTCCCTCCTTTCCAAGAAATTCATCACTTATACTGTTTCTCGCAGCTGAACGTTGCTGTGCCGGTCCAGTGTCCGGGGTCAAGCTCCGCAGAGACTTTGCAAGTTGCACTCGTTCCATCGTTCAGCAAATCTGCTCGGGACCACTCGCTTTTGGTCCGATTGGATACCGTGACAGCAGCGGTTTTGCCCGCAGTGTTGGTCATGGTTCCACCGTCCACAGATACCACAATCACCGCATTCTCCTCGACATCACCTTTCAAAGTCATGGTGATGTCAGCCGTATATGAGCCAGGGCCACTGTCAACGCCTGTCAGCTTAACAGTTTCGGGAACCGTAATCGTATAGACCGCCGTTGCGCTCGCAAGCAGCTGAGTGGAAGCCGTTTTCGGCAATCCTTTACCTGTAGAAGTAGCAGCGCCCATCGTACTCAGACAATTCGAGCACAGAGGCTTTCCGTTAATGGTCGTTGCATAGACATTTGCATCCGTAATTGCGGTATAAGTAGCGCTCTTATCCGACTCAACGCCTTTAATCGAGTTTACCTTGTTGTACGCCTCGAATGTTTTGGCGTCATCAGCGGCCGGGGTTGTCACAGTGAATTTCTGCCCACAGACCGAACATGTCCGTGTAGCGGTATCGGCAAATCCGAACGACACATTCAAAAGAAAAGGAGATAGCACTGCCAAAAGCATAGCAAAGCGCTTGATAGCCTTCATGTTCATCCCCTCCTTATGCTGCCGTAGATGTATCAGGTTGTGTGTTTTCTGAATCCGGAGTTTTAGTTTCGGCTTCATCCTCTTTGTTTTTTGCTTTGCTTTCAGCTTGCTCGGAATTTCCCTCAGACGAATCCGCATCAGTATCAATGTTCTCTGTATCATTGGCTATCTCCGGTGCTTTTTCGCACAGTGCGCCAGCAACCATGTTCTCTTTGTTCGTCACGCTGCTGGTATCCCAGCCATCTGTCGGCGAAGCATCCGAGAGAGAATGACAACCGGCAAAAGCTTCACTCATATCAGTTACTTTCGAGGTATCCCACTTCTCCATCCCGGCAATAGACTGCAAAGCCTCACACTGATAACACATCCTGTTCATCGTAGTGATGTTCGACGTGTTCCAGTTCTCTAATCCACCAATGCTGGTGAGCTTCTTCATCCCGGAAAAAGCAGATGTCGCAGAAGTCACCTGCGAAGTATCAACGTTCTGATACTCGATGTTTTCAATGTCGGCAAATGCCTCATTTTCATCAAAAGAAATGCTGTTTCCCTCACCAAAGACAAGTGTTCCGCCAGCCGAATTCGTGACGTAGAGCCGGTTCTCACCTTCTTTTACAAAAGCCAGAATTGCACTGGAGCCGATTCCAGAGACATCAAATACTTTGGCCGATTCCGGGACCTGATAGCCGCCAAAGGAAATCGCCTTGATTTCAGTCCCGGATTCCTTGAGCTGCGTCATTGCCTGCGCCAGGTTTGAAACGTTCATCGAAGCTGTCGGCGCAGGTGCCACGGTGCTGTCGGAATCCTCGTTCGGAAATTCATTATCGGACTCATCATCAGATGCGGTAGAAGTATCGTATGTCACGGTACGGTTATCGGAAGTGAAATTATAGCTGCTCAAAGCGCTGGAAGGGTTTCCGGCAATGGTAAGACCCATCTTGCTGCTCACGTAGGTAAAGCCCGTGGAAAAGCCCGGAGTCGGGAGATAAGCTGTCGCAAAAGTATCCGCGACCGTGATTTTCGAAAGACCCGTGCATCCATACATCATGCTGGAGAAATCCGTGACATTTTTGGTGTTAAAGCTGCTGAAATCAAGGCTTTTAAGTCCTGTGCATCTCTTGAACATGCTGTTCATCGTCGTGATTTTACTGGTATCCCAACGGCTGAGTCCAGTAATTGTAGTCAGTGACTTCATGTTATAGAATGCGTAAGCAGCGGATGTCACGCGAGTCGTGTCAACTGCATCAAAGTTAATGGTCTTGATATTGTCAAAAACCGTAGAAGTGTCAGACGCACCGCTTTTGAAGCAAACGCTGTTACCGGAAGCAAACGCCACCATATCACGGTTCGTATCTGTCACTCGAAGCTCTGTGCCATTCTGAACGCCCCACCACCAGCCGCCGTACATCGTGGTCGGAACATACGCGACAATCGATTTGTCACCCTGGCCGGATACGTCATAGGTCGTTGCATTGCCCGGAACTGTATAATTGCCGAACGAAATAACGGTGATGTTTTTTCCCTGAGAGGAAAGAGTCGTCAATACAGAAGCAAGACGGCTCACATCCATCAACGGCATCTGCGCCGTGACATTGATGGTGTATTTGGACGAATAGATGACGCGAGTCCCGGTACTGTCATATGCGGTCTTCGTGATGTTCGCAGTTCCGATTGCCGAAGCGATAATATGGCCGTCCGAACTAATGGAAGCCACGGAGGGGTTATCGGATTCAAATACAATATGAGTTTTATCCTCATAAGCGGGAGAAAGCAATACAGAATTGTCTCCTACCTCAACTGTATAGGTATCTCCTACCGAAGCGTAAAACACCATATTACCGGTCCATTCGCCTGGAGTGAGGTGCGCAGTCACGGAATAATCGGTTTGTGCAGTTTTCCCTTTTACAGCAGTTGCGTCCCATTCTGTTGCAGTGGTAGCAGTGGCGGTGCAGACAACATCGGTGCTGCCGTCGCGGTGCATGGTCGGAGCAGAGGTATTAAAAAATACTTTCTGGTTTGTCAGCAGTTTGCCCGTTGCCTTGATAGAAACGGTGTTAGCATAATCTCCAGTGCCACCGTTTTCATTGCTTAGTGTCACTGATTCGGGAACGGTAATGATGTACACTGATTCATCAACTTCACCGCCCGTGCCGCCTTTGTGTTCGCTGATAATACGTTCAACGCAATTTGTGCAGATAACGCCATCTGCGTTGCTGACAACGTACATATTTTTCAGGGCATATCGTTGAGTTGTGCTCGATGTTAGGCCCTCAACTTCTTCACAGTTGTAGAATTCAGTGTACTTCTGTGTGCCACCATATGTAGGCATAGGCGTTACCAATGCGCCGCACAGCACGCAGTTTTTGTAGCCCATGCCACCCCAGCTTGCAAATGCCATGGACACATTACATACCATGGCAAAAATCATAAACAGAAAACTCGCAGCCGCTTTTTTGATGTTCACAGATTTTCACATCCTTTCGAATTTGGCATTATGACATCGTGCAGGAAAATGTAGCTGTACCCTTCCAGCTGCCTGCTGTCAGTGTCGCGGAAACCACATAATTGCTTGTAGTTCCGCCATTCAGCAAGTCGGAGTATGACCAGACCGTTTTCGGTTTTGCCGTGAATGTCACGGGAGCCTTAGTCCCAGACGCATCGGTCATATCGGTCACTGTGGTAGTCACCGTCACTTTTTCGTTACTGCCAACGCTGCCTTTGAGATTTACCGGGATTGTACCCGTATAAGTACCGGACCCGTCCGTACTCTTCGACAATGCAACAGTTTCCGGCACCGTAATCGTATACCCGGAAGTCACATCGGCAACAAGCGCCGTTGTCGCAGTCTTATCCACTTCGGCCAGAGCAGTTCCGGTATTGAAACAAATCGCCAGAAGGGCTGCCAGAACTTTCTTTGATGTCTTCATGATAATGCCCTCCTCTGCATAGCGGCATGATTCAAAGATTTAAGCCAAAGTACAGGTAAAGGTCGCGGTTCCGGTCCAGCTGCCGGGGGTGAGGGATGCAGAAACAACATAGTTACTCGTGGTGCCATTGCCCTGCATGTCAGTCCGTGACCATTTTGTCTTGGGGGTAGACGTAAAGGTAGCAGCAACGCTGTTTCCTGCTGTATCTTTCATCGTAGGCGCAGTTGCCGCAACCGTTACCGTTTGATTGGCTGCTACATCTCCCTTGATGTTGACAGCAATCGTACCCGTATACGTGCCGGTTCCTGTAGTCGTGCTGGTCAGCGCGATTTTTTCAGGGACAGTGACTGTATACCCAGACCCGACCTCTGCGGTAATCGCGGTAGATGCAGATTTACTCGTAGCGGCAAATGCGGGGGCTGTATTGATGCCAAGCATCATTACAAAGCTCAATGCCGCTGCTATAAGCTTTTTCATTTTCATATGTTAGAGCCTCCAGAATCTAATAGAAAAGGCGGCCAGCCTGCTTGTGAGGCCGACCGCTTTTCGGTTTTGTGCGGGATACCCCAGTTGCGTTATGGGGATTGATTATGCCAGAGCGCAGGAGAAGGTAGCAGTGCCTTCCCAAACACCAGGAGTCAGGACTGCAGACAGACCGTAGTTGTCAGTCGTGCCCTGGCCAGAAGTCTCCACACGGGTCCAGCTCTTTTTAGGAGTGCCGGTAAAGGAAGCCGTAACGTTCTTTGAACCAGAGCACTTCATGATAGGTGCAGTAGAAGTAACGGTCACGGACTGACCTTCACCGATGTCGCCCTTTACGTTGACGGGAATCGTACCAGTGTAGGTGCCACTCCCGCCTTTGTTGTTGGTCAGGGTAATGGATTCAGGGACGGTCAGGGTGTAGGACGGGGTAACAGTGGCATTAACCTTCGTGCTGCCGGAAGTTGCAGCAAAAGCGGAGGTTGCACACATAGTCGCGGCCATCGCACAAGCGAGGGCCATCGACATAGCTTTGGCGAGTTTCATCTTCAGAAACCTCCTTCGTTGATTGCGGACACAAAATCAGCCATGTGCAAGGCCATCAGCTGATTCGAAGGCAACAAAAAAGAGCCCCCGCACCACAGCAGGAGCTCGTAAGTTAGCGCAAATTATCGTATTTACTATATTTCTTGTCTTCTTTTTCGTCAGGCATGCTGAGCTGTTGGTCTCTGCCGTTTTCTTGCGGACCATCCCAGTTATCCTTTTCGCTATCGGTCTCTTCGGAATCTTCCAAATCTTTATTGGGTTTTGCCTTTCTGGAAGTAGACTTCTTCTTCTTGGGTTCAACGAACACATCAGACAAATCATAGGGTGAAACTGCGATTGCCGTTACCCCTTCATTCATTTCCGCCGCATGGTTCAGAATCCAAATAAGTTTTCTCCACTGCCATTCGACCATATCGGTTCCGAGCTTTGATACGATGACGGAAGCCTCAGCTTGTTTGGCCTTGACCATCGCCTGCAAGAGACACCCGTACAGATACGGGAACTGAATTTTCGAGCCGTACTTGTCGGCGGTTTCAGTACTGCAAATCATAATTGCCACAATCGTGTTCTCGTTATTGCCCGGACAGAATAGAACCTGACCGGGATACCGAAGCTGTTCTGGCAGCTTATGTAAGTACCACTCTTTTGCTTCCGGGAATCTCTTTGCAAATTTCTCAAGAGTCTTGGTATCCCAAGTCCCCTTGTCATTGCAAAAGCAGCAAATGATTCTGCGGCCCTTGATATCTCTGGGGATTGTCTCCCCTTTCATCAATGAAATTCTCATGTCAGGCATATTAGTCGAGCTCCGAACGATAATAGAGTTCAATGCCAAGACGCTCTTTTACGAGTTTCTTGATAAGTTCTGCACCATATCTCTGAACATTGATGCTCTGGCTGAAAGTCGGAACCGCAATATCGAGCCAGCTCAGCTTGCGCCTGTTGGCACCGACCAGCAGGCTCATGTCCTTTTCGAGCTGAGAATCAGCTTTCGGATACCAGAAAATGAAACCACAGTCAAAGCTGCCCTCCTCATTGAGATGAGCAGTTTCGATGTCTTTGATTTCGTTTTCGATTTCCGGAGTGCGCAGGAAAAGGCGAATCTGGGTTTCGACCTGCTTGACGCGGCTTTCCACTTCATCGATTCCCTTCTCGGCTCTCGCTTTCTGAACATTGTTCAGCAGCTGCGAGATTACGCCATCCGGGTTCAGATGCTTGCGTAGCCCTTCGATTTCCTTGTCTTCAATATCGTCTGCGATGACAGTATCGACATAGGAGGTATCGACCAGCGGGCTTTCAAACAGCGGAACCGCAGCGCCAAAGCCGTTCACGGAAAGCACTTTCTGATTCGTGCTAAAGCGTTTGAGTGTAGGACAATCAAGATTGACCCATTCCTGAACAAAGCTTTTTGCGCGGGACAAGTCCGTGCAGCGGCGTGTGGTGGTTGCGGAAGAATACTCGTACCAGACGACTTCCTTCTCGTTCGCATACCGAATGCTGCCAACGGGCGGATTCTTGAGGTCCTGGCCGCGAATCAGCTGAACATAATCAATCTGATTGGCTTTCAGAAATGCTTCAAGAACCCAAGGGCTGACGGCTACCATGTAGTCCTTTCCTTCTTCGTAGTTACCTGCAGGCTTGATACTGCGCATGTCTTTTTTGTATGCCTTGAGCGGCGTGCTCATAGGAGTCCAATCATCGTCAAAAGTCTTGACAAAGGCTTTGGGTCCATTGCTTGTGTTTGCAAATTTAATTTCAGCTTTCATAAATCAGGGCAAGGAGACCCGCGACTTTAGTCGTGGGAGGAATTGCCCGTTCACATCCTTTCTATTAGATAATTTGTTGCAGGCTCTAATAGCCGCAATTTTTTAAATGTTACACCTTTGGAAATACGCGTGCCGTCTAGCTTTTTGAGGGTAAAACTTCCCGATGCACGACGACCGGAAACGAAGCACTCTTGTCCTTCTTGTTGTTCAGGGCCGGGATGTTGCCTGCCGTTTTTAATGCCATCAAAACCAGATACCAAACTGAGGTTCAGCGTCATCCAGCAGCCAATTCTTCCAGTCACGGCAAGTCATCTTGCCAAAGGCTTCATGATTTCGCAGAATATAGCATAAAAGCTGCGATTTCTGCGTTGTGCTCATGCCGTCAATAACATGTTGACGGTCATTTTTCCTGCCCCAAAAATCCACAGAGTTGCCAAGAGAATTGAGGTTTTTGAGAATGTATTGTTGCGTATCGTTGTCGGAATCCTCTTTATCGCAGATATACTCTATCATAAAGGGATAAAACTTTTGAACCGCTTCCTGAAAGGTAGCTGCCGTAGTTGCGCCATGCGATACTGCCCAGCCACATTCCATGCCAGTCATTGGCAATGGAAACATGACATACATCTCATATCCATCAATCTCAATTTGACGATAATAAATACGATAAGGAGCGTTTTCGTTACAAAATACATTCCATTTCATTAAATTATGTGCGCAGGGTACACCGTCTATAGTCGCTTGCGACTTAGGCGGTGAGGAATGCGCTAACCAAGAGGCAATTTGAAGTGTACTCAGTTAGCACAAATACCCTGCTACTCCTTTCTTTAAATGATTAAGATATTTTTTCCCATGCAGAATGCATGGAATCTGTCGTCTTTACGATTTTAAGCTTTTTAAGGCTTGCAGATTTTTGACCATTTTTTGCAGGTACTTTGAACTCTACATTTACGGCACCCTTTTATTGGTAAGGAGGCAAGAGCCTCCATGTCGCCGTCCGTATCCCACTTGATATTCTTGATAAGCATAGCTCACACCTCCGTGTTGCTTTCAGAAATAGCGCCGTCAATACTGGCAGCTTCAACGAGTCCACGAATGTATGTTTCTACCTTTTTGCCATAAGCCACATTGTCTAGATAATTCTCTACAACGCGAGCCGCATGTGCGCACCTGATTCGTTCATCATGGTCAAACTCTGTGCCGCCAAAGGGAATGAAGAAACAAAGCTCATGACCATCCTTATCTGTATTTTGGCCAACCAAAATTCTGAGGTCGGGGCAGTTCGAACAATGTTCCGTCTTGTTAAGTGAGGCATGGATATCATTCCACATTATCTGTGCCAGACACGGCAAGGCAGCGCCGAATAGGTTCATGATGATTTCGTCTGGAATCTCACAGTTGAGATTAGAGAAAATCTCCGATACCCAGTCCTTATCGTAGAGTACATCCAACAGCAAACCGCAGTGGCCGTTCAGGGTGACAACACGTTCTGAAACACCACTATCGGTGTTCAGCGCACTGTAAACGGCAGCCACGAACCGAGGAAGGTCCGATTTGGTCCGATACGTTAGGGCAGTATCTCCAGGAAGATAAACAGCACCGTTATTGTCGGTCCAGTAGAAAATGTTTTCGATGTTGTTGAGATTCATAATGTTGAACATGGTATTTACCTCCTGTAATTTTTGATGCAAAAAGGCGGGCCTCCCGGTATGGGAAGTCCGCCTTCAAGCGAAATTATGAATTGTACGAACGCAAAACGCGCCTAGTAGATGGTATCTATCGTACAATTTTTATAATATCCTGTTCGCACATCTGCGCAAGTGCGGTAACTCAAAGAGTTTCGAAGAAGGCGTTTGCCAAATCCTCATCGGACAGGTTATTCAGGTATTCTTCGAGCACGCATTCGGCTTCCGACATATTTACGGGATAGCCGAGAAATTCTTCTACCGCCTCAGAGCCGCGAGCAAGCAGCGCATCAACGAGAATTTCGGTGCGGCATTCACGAATGGTCCGGTTCAGGTCTTTATCGGTGGTAGTACACCAGTAGTCCCCGTCGATATCACCGTGAGCTTCGATGGAATACAGAGCATCCAAAGCATTGTCAATATCATCGTCGTATTCATCGAGGATATCATCAATGCAGTGAACCTGATGCCAGTGTTCGCCGTCATCCAGCGAAACAAGGCGTTCAGAAATATCATCATTATCAGAAGGAGTCCCGGAAGCCTCAATGTCGAACACTTCACGGCTCTTTTGATTCACGCGGCATTGTGAAGCGAACGAAGCGCCGGACGAAAAGTTCGTTGCAAATTTCGCAACAATCACATCCGGTTCAGGGTCTTTGAGTGCTTCCTGGTATTCCGGCAATCCGCGATAGGCAACCCGCTTGGAGGTCCCATCTGGTTCCAGTTCATACACAGCTGAAATCACGTGCCCTTCATTGGCGAAATTCACGATTGCCCGGCACAGATTCAGCATCACGAAATGCTTATCGTTCAGGTCATGGGAGTCTCTGTCCGCCTGAACGGTAACGAGCTTGGACGAGCCGGTCATAGTCGAGATACGGTACAGATAATCGATGTTTTGCAGCTGATACATAGAGTCATTCTCCTTTTTGCTTATCAGAGGTGGTTGCGATTTTTTCTTCGGTTTGCTTCTGCCTTTTAGCCTGTACTGCCATGCCAGCCTTATAGGCAGCATAGATGGTGAAAGCCATATACAACGTCATGACGTCATCCACCTGCCGGACCTGAATCTCACCGTAGGTGAGGATTTCCAGAAGCTTCCAGATGGTGGTGGAGCACATAACGAGCAGACACATGATAAATTTCCAGTCCATAAAATTCCTTTCGTTTTCAATCAGTCGTCATAGAACAGCCCCGGAATGATGATGTAGTCCTCAGCATGAGCTTCGATGTCTTTCAGCTGAAAACCGTTTGGGAAACACTTCCAGGAGTCGCCGTCATAAAACAGCTCACCGCATTCCGGGTTTGGATGGTTGTCGAACAGTTCAGCGGCGTAGCGAAGAAGATAAGATTCGTTGGAATCCATTTCAATGGAGCGCAGGCAGGTATACATCGGCTTTGTGATATCGATGCCTTCTGCTTTATGCTTCTGCAATGCTGCACTGAACTCAGCCATTGCCATGCACTGCGTGCGTTCCTTCATGGTTTTCGCCCACTCAATGAGTTTTTGCGGTTCGCGAAGGCCCAGGATAACATCCTCGTCTTCGATGTTTCCTGCAATCTCGGATGTTGGGTAAATATTGAGGAGAGGGTCGTCGAAAGATGTCAGACGAGACGCAAAGTTCTGAAGAAAAGTCTCAGGATTGTAGGGACTTTGCCCCATACACTTGTTCACGGTATCGATGTCGGTCTTGATTAGGCAGGTTGCGTTAAACATACAATTTTTCCTTTCTCTTGATTGATATTTGTTTTTTCGGAAATGGTTGATAGAAAGCTGTCGGCACTCCTTTCTTGCAAATAAAAAAGCAGGCCCACCGAATTGGTGAGTCTGCTAATTTAGCTGCAGAATATGAATTGTACGCATTGGGCCAAAAGGCTGTTATCTATCGTACATTTTTTATGATATGCTGTTCGCACAATATTGCAAGAGATTTGTGAGGCCGACAGCACTGCGTAGCAAAAAGAAGAAGCCGCTGCCCCCAGCATAGGCAACGGCTTATTGTTATTTACTGAGCGCTTTCTCAGCGTTTTCTTTGACAGTCGAGCGAATATCAGCAGACACCTTCAAAATGTCCAGCGCTGCTTCAATGGAAAAATGTCCCGAACGAACGAGGTTCGCAACGCTCTCAGAAAGAGATTCGAGATGCCCTTCTTCGCGGCCTTTTTTGAGTCCCTGCTGCTCGACAAAGTCACTGTAATTGCACATTTGATTGATACCCTCCTTGATGTCAGTTGCAACCGCAAAAGCCTTGATTAAGATTCAGAATTGCCAAACACGCCGAGCAGTTGCTCCACGCTCGGAGCCAGCAGATAATATCTGCAGCCATCCTGCTCAATCACGAAAACAATATCCCCAGACCCGGTTCGGGCAGTGCTGTTGTATTTGGCTTCAATGCCGGATGGCAGAACCACAGATTCATCGAGAGGCTTGGATTCCTTGATAGCGGCCGAGCTTGTGATAAATACCCTGCCCTGATTCGTTTCGATTTTGGCAAGAGCGTTATCCACTTCAATCATCGAATTGTTCTTAACTGGAACGCCAAAGATTGTGATGGTCGGTGCGACATCGCAAAGAACCGCTCCATCCAAAAGCTGTTGTATCACTTTGGTTTGCTGCTGTTCTTCATTCACCTTGACAAGTGCCGTGACGACAAGGCTGGTATCCTCATTGATATTCCTTGTTCCGGATATCAAGGCGGAATCATTTATCAGAAGAAAGTTGATGCCTTCTTCCTTGTGCCCATTCACAAGAGTCATATGATAGGCCCCAACGCAGGCCGTATGGTCTTGCGTCTGATACGATACCAGGCTCCTTTCACCGATGCTCTGTATCGGAATGCAGACCGTTGTATCATCCAAAGAGAGCGGCACACAGGAATTGAGAGTCAATTTGAGTCTTTCTTTGCTTGCAACAAAATTCATGTGCGGGTCACTTGCATCAAATGGAGTGATTTCTGCCGTTTCCGGCGTTGCTGGCAATAAATGAGATACAAACTCTGCAAATTCAGCCGTTTCCGGCGTCTGCTGTACCTTCTCCGCCAACTTTTCGTGCATTCTTTGAGCGTCCCTGAACGCCCAGATGCTTGTGACAAAAATCAGCAGCATCGCCGCAATCATCAGCCCTTCAAGCTTTTCTCCGTTGTTTTTCATGGTTCTCCTCACCCGATTCCACGCAAAAAATACTGATTCAGTTTCTAATGATACGAGCATCGCAAGAACTGGCAAGCAAAGTGTCAACACAAAAGCCACCCCCCGAAACGGGCAGATGGCTCAGTGAAAGATTGGTTCAGAACGTATTAGCCCTGGAAGAATCCCTGCAGCGCTTCTACACTGGTTGCAAGAATTTTGATATTGCGGTTATTTACCGTAGAGACAAACGGGATATACCCGGTCTCTTTGTCCTGCACGTTCCCGTATCGAACGGTGAGTCCACCGGGAAGATTCAGAGTTTTAGAGAATACGTTTTTGTCATAATTGAAAGAGAAAGTCGATACCAAAACGGTGTTGTCATTCAGTTGCAGCTGCAAATAGCCATCGTCCGCTTCGATTACAACATCGTCTTTTATGGTTTCTCCAAACACGGTTGTCGCAGGAGCTGTATCGGTGATTACTGCATCAGCAAGCAGCTTTTCAATCACTGCCTCTTGTTCCGTCTCCTGCCCTTCCTCGGCTTCAGCAGCAACGGTCAAAGTCAATCTCTCTCCCATCGTCCTTGTCCCCGACAGGATTTCCTTGTCGTCGTTTTGGAAAGTCACAACGGAGTCTTCCGTATTCCCTTCCACCAACGCAATTTTGTAATCCCCGATTGCGGCAGTGGAATTACCGGAGCAATAGGTCACCGTGTATCTGCCCTGCCCGGCAGCGGCGACAGGAATGCAGACAGTCACGTCGCCCAGCGTGACCGGAACATAGGAGCCGTCATCTGGAACAATGCCGCTTTTCGTCACGGTGAAGTTCAGCTCCGGCTCCAGAGTCTTTGCGGTTTCGGCTGTTGCAGCCGTCTCGGCAGTTTCAGCGGTTGCGCCATAGAACAGCAAAGGTTCCAGCCGCTCTTCACAATTCACCGTTTGCTGCAGCTCTGAAAGACTACGATTGATGCGGTTCGCGTCAACGATAGCGAAAATCAGCAATGCAGCAAGTGCTGCCATGAGAATCGCCGCAAGGCATGTCATCTTTTTATTATTCTTCTGCATAAAACTCAGCTCCAAAAAGTCAATGTGATATCGTGATAATTCGAACCGTTGCAGGTATACATGATGGTTCCGCTGCCTGTCGTAGCGCTCGACCCATCCTCATACAGCAAATCATAACCAGCGTTCACGCCGCAACAGATGCCGGTACATGTAAGCGTTTGTATCGAAGTTCCGCGATAAATATAAGCTTTCGTTCCAACCGAGCAACGCTTGATTTTCCAGAACCCCTGATTCCAGTGGTCCGCAACCAGCATATAGTTTTTGAACGGAAAATATGCAGCGCTGTCCTGTGCATCCGCTGCTGCCTGGCTGACGACTGCAAACAACGCCACATTGACTCCCACGGAAGGAATCACGAGCCGCCCATACATATTCGGTCTTCTCGCCATCTCTTCCAGAACCGCGTCATTCGACACCGATGCCGTAATGGACTTCTCTTTGATGTTTGCGTTGCAGAGAGACGTGAGTCGTTTTGCTTCCCCCGCTACATTCTCATTTGAGAACGAAGCAATCGCGATTTGGGTATCGGCTCTCGTTAGAGCGGCCGCCGCCGCGTTCAGCGTTGGCTGTTCTTGTGCTGCCTGTATCGCTTCCGCATGAGTTGTCAGGATTCTTGCCGTGCTATCCAGCTGCCGGATTTCGAATTCCGTTTGCTTCAGCCCCAAAAAATTGAGGATTGCGAAAATAAATATCAGGAAATACCCGACTTTCATAAAATATAGCTTCAATGTGTTTGTCCTTCTACCGTTGATTTTTTAGTTTCGTATCACTGTTCTTAATCATACGCAATTCGCACAGCTTGGCAACAAAAAACGCCCACCCAAAATGGGCAGGCGATGAGGCAAATTAACTATTTGGTTTTCATGATGCAAAGGCCGATATATTTTCTGCCATTGGGTGCCGTATACGGTTCAATCCCAACCTCAACATCCTGTGTGCCGGTTCTCTCTTTGTTCTGAATCGTGGCTTCGACGGTTTTCCCGGAGAGAAGAGTCTTGGCAATATCGGCATCAACATCAAGCTCATTGCCATACAGCTTCGATTCCTTCCAGAGCGCCGCGCCGCAAGACTTGTTCGTGCAGGTGAAGGCTTTTGCCGTCTCTGCCACAGGCTTTCCGCAGAACGGGCATTTTCCGACTTTGCTGCCAAATGACATGCTTGACTTATCAAATTCAATATGATAAGCAAGGCGGTCTCCTGAAAAGTCGCAAGTTAGTATGGAGTCGTATTTTTTGCCGGTCTTGGCGCTTATGCACCCTTTGAGCGGAGCTTTGCCTTTTGTGAGCAGAGCCTTTGCTGTTGTTTTGGTCATTTCTTTGCCGAGCGCTTCAAGGAACTTGTTCTTCTTCCAGATTGTGACCGGGCATCGTTTTCCATCAGAGTCTTTCCCGGTACATGCATAGGCAAGCTTTGTTTCCACAACATCCTTGCCGCATTTTGGGCACTGGCAGAGAACTGGATACTTGCTGCGGGCTCCCTGTGCAGCTGCAATCGTCACATCCTTTGACATGATGCTCTCAAGGGTCTGTTTGGTGAACTCCAAAACCTGAACGCGGGTCAGGTTTCCGTCCTTGATGGAGTGCAGCTGCTTGGAAAGGTTAACGGTCACGGGAACATCCAAAACAATGCCGAGCTTATCCATGATATCGACCAGCTGGAATCCTGCAGGTTCACCGTAATACACGCCCTTTTTGAGGGAAATGTACTGGCTCTTGACGCATCGGTCTACCGTATCAGCACGGGTTGCTTCGGTGCAGATGGTAGCGTCAGAAAGAATCTCTTTCCATTCAGCGTCCGTGTACTCGGTATCTTCTTTCTCTGCACCGCGCATCGGGGCGACCATCCAGTTATTGAGAGCCTCGACCGTATACCGTTTTGGCGGTGTCGTCATCTTTCCGACCAGCTGGAAATTGATGTTTACCGCATCACCCTTGTTGAGCTTCGGGAGCATCTTATCGCAGTTTGACGGCTTCTCGAATTTCCGCCAACCGGGAGTGACCTGTACATCACCTTTCAGCATGAAGTCTTCGTCATGGCAATGAATGACAATCGTGGTTCGGTCCACGGTGCAATCCTCCGCACAGAAAACGGCACAGAATCGATTCAAGATACATTCAAAAACCGTTTTCTGTGCTCCTGCCAATGCTCCAGGCCATTTACCGGTCGGGGTGATAGCAGAGTGAGCTTCGATTTTACTGTCGTCATAAATCGATTTAAGACCCGGCTTATTGACAAGGCCCGTAATTCCGTTCTGCGCTAAACCTCTGATGGCGGCGTCCACCTTGACGGTTTCATTCGTGGCAAGGTAGTTGCTGTTAGTACGCGGATAGGTGACGAATCCGCCTTCATAGAGTGCCTGCGTTGCGGCGAGAACATCTGCCGGAGACAGGGTCTTATCGGCCTTACAGGCGAAGCTCTGCAAGTCGCTCATCGAGAAGAGCTTACCTGGATTGACAGTCTTGCGTTCGGTCTTGACGCTCGTGACGGTCGCGCCAGCCTGGTTGAATGCGTCCGCCAACGCCTGAGCTTCGGCTTCATGGCCTTCCTCGAACGTCCGTTTACTGGTCAGTTCAATGTCCTCACCGTTCGTCTTCTCCTTGCTGGACACGGCGGAGTACGGTTTCGGAACAAAATCCCGAATTGCCTTCTCGCGTTCAATGACATGGGCAACAATCGGGCAGACGCAGCGTCCGATGCGGATAAAAGTGCCTGCCTTGACGGACACATACCGAGTCAGCTCAATTCCCAAGAGCCAGTCCATCTCACTGCGAGTCTCGGCAGAGGAGGAAAAATCCGCATACCCGTCATTGGGTTTTGCTGTTTCAAACGCCTGCTTGACGGTCTTATTGGTCGTATCAGGCAGCCAAAGTCGATAGATAGGTTTCGGCTTTTTGAGGCCGTAATGGATGATTTCATCAACTAACCGCTGACCTTCCCGGTCAGGGTCTCCGGCATTATAAATCTTATCAACGTCTGTGCGGTTCATCAGGCTATTGATAGTTCGAATCAGGCCCTTGACATTGTCCTTCCCCTCGAACTTAAAATTCCAGTTGTCGGGAAAGAACGGAAGCCGTTCCATCGTCCAGGAATGTTTTTTCCCCGGCTCATAATCCGGAAAATACGCATCCAGGTCAATGAGTTCGTACAGATGTCCAACGGAGGAAGCCACGATATAATTCTGGCTTTCCAGCCATGTATTCCGGTCTTTTCCCTGCCGTGTGAACTGTTCGTTCTTCCACCAGGTGAGTCCCGACGCAATGCTGCGTCCAAGCGAAGGCTTCTCAGCGATAACCAGTGTCTTTGCCATTGTCGTCCTCTCTAGTCTAAGCCATTGATGACTGTCTCATACCGGCTGACATCCTGTATCGGCCGCCCGTGCAGCTTATGATATACGCCAGCAAAACTTCCCGCAACAGCGAAAATAGGTTTCCGTTCTCCGGCAACAGATGGTTCAGATGGCTTAACGGTACTTTTCCTGAATCTCTTCCTGCGTTGCCAGGCGCGGTTCACGGGACTTCGAAATGACGAACGGCGTGCAGTATTCGTTCAGCCAATTGATATCACCCCGGTCAATTTGGCTGAAAATCTGGCAAAGGACATTGACATGAACCCCGGCCCTGGCAGCAGCTCTCAGGAGGTCGCGGCGGCCGTTGAAGATATCGTGGCGGCACTGGTCATAGAAGACAAACACCATCCGCCGATTGTTCTGGTACTCGTTGTCATCCTCATTGCCCAAGAACATGCGAGATTCCCCGTTATTGGCGATATCGACGGCCTTCCCGATTGCTTCGCCAGCGCCATCCTGCAGTGCAAAGAGGAGCTTGCCGTGAGGTTTGCTGCCATAGGTGTCCGAAACCATCCGGCAGATACGCTCAAACTCCCGGTCAAAGCCGATATAAATGACGACGTTGTTCACGTCGCGAAGCGTCTCAACCACTTCCCTGGCAGCCCAGCGGGTCTTACCGGCTCCGGGCCGTCCAGCAATCACGGAAATACGAGTATCAGTGTCCATAGCTTTTACTCCTTGTCACTCAGTTTCAGCCGAGTCATCCTGAATTTTGACTTCTTCGACTTTGGATTCGGGCTCATCGTCCTCGTCATCCTCATCATTGTCATCGTCTTTGGCGGTGGCTGCTGCTTCCGCTTCAGCCAAGCGTTCCTCGGATTCATCCATCTTGCGAACAAGCTCATCGAAGGTTAACTTGTGGTCTTCTTCCTGCGGTTCAGAAGGCTTTGTCGGCTCTTCGGGTTCTTCCGGCTCTTCGGGGTCCTCAGGGCCTTCTTCATCGGATTCGATTTTCACAATCACGTGGTCGCTGAAAGCCACATAAGCAACAGCAGCAACCGTCACAGCACCAATCACGGCAAGAATATTTTTCAGCATGATAAAAACCGCCTTTCAAGTTTGTTGGTATTCACGATACTTCACAGTGTACGGGATTCGCAATGGAATACAAGTATCTGCCAAAAGATTTAGCAACCAGGCTCACCAAGGTTACTGCAGACGTTCTGAACGATGCATTGGTGGACGGGGTGTGAGAGTTCCGGCGAACGTGCAGGCAAGGGGCAAGCTGTTGATTCAGCCCTTTTCGTTTTCCTCGAACCGTTTTCTGCGCCGTTCCGTGCAGCGTTTGAGTTCCGCCAAGGAGACGACCTTCACGAGGATTCTCTGAGAGGTCGGGAAGTTTCGCATCACACCGATGCCTTTCAGAATACGCCAGTAATCGTCCGGCGTAATTTGCTGTATGGCGTAAATCGGAGCTTTGGTCAATTCCATGACATAGTTCCCGACCATGATTCGGATTTGTTCCCGTTCTTCCAGCTGAATCAACGAAACATCCTCGTCCACCATCACGCGCACAACAGCGAGCGGGGTGAATTTCGGATGCAGGTTTCCGTTCATGTCAGGTTCGGGAGAAAGGATGTTTGCAACGTAATCGAGGAACCGCCATGAAGTGACCCGGTCTCCGTCGAAAATCGGAGCAATCATCTCCGTTTCCGGGATGAACTCAGTGCTAAGGATTTTGGTGCCAGCCGGAAGGTCTTTGAGCAGAGATTCCGAGAGTTCCTGTTTCATCAAGTCGGCCTTTTCATCGGTCAGGTCATCGGCGTTCGGGCTGATGACATAGTCGTAATGAACTTCGCGGCCATTGAGCAGAGCCGTAACGCGAAGATAGAGTTTATCGAACTTCAAAGATTTGTTTACCTCCAGCAAAGACAAGGTGCTTTATGAGTTTAGCAACCATCACGATGACGCTCAGGAGCATCACGGGTGCGGATGCAAGGATAACGGCGAATGCCACACACTGGATGACCTGCAAGGCGAACCAGGTAGGAAAGATATTGTCCCGGAACAGACAGAATGCAAGGACCACAAGGCCGATGCAGAACCACGAGCCCTGGATATCGTACCGGCTCGGGCAGGAATGATATGCTATCTGGCTCATGACGATTGCGAGTATCCAGATGGCAGGATGCTTGAAGCAGTCATTGCCAAGACTCGACCAGAACCCAAGAAGCAGCTGGCTCATGGTGCAAATCTGAACCATGCCGAGGATTCCCGGTGCAATGCCGATGAGGGTCTGCTGGATGCAGCGGAACGGATAAAGGCCGCGTGGCGTGTAGTTCACATAGCCGAGAACTTCGTCATCCTGTTTCTGGAAAATCTTGTAGAGCTTCACGCCATCGATTCGAGCACCGGTGAAGATGGCAACCAGGAGATGGGAAAGCTCGTGGTGAATAACGCCGATTGCAGTAACACGGGTATCGTAGAACCTTGCCGTCTTAGTGCCGAAAGCTTTCATGACAAGCCAGAGACTCAAGTTCCGGCCAAGCCATTCGATAGCAAGAATCACCACAATGGTTAAGACAAGGCATTGTCCCTGCCAGGCATCGAGATGTTCAAGAATCATGCTGCTGCTCACACAATCACCTTCCGCACGCTTTGGTACGTACAGGTCCCAAGCCGCTTCAAGCAGCAAAATTTCGGAACCCGCCACAATGGGAATCTGGCAGATGCGATACGGCAAAGGCAGGCATATTGGCAGTCAGGTTTGTTTGCCTTGCAGATGCACAAGTACCGATATCGCTTCATGTCCAGCTCCTCCTGCTATGATTTAATTGTACCATGAGCCGAACATGCCCTCAATGCGAAGGGCGAATTGTTAGCAGTTTAGACACAAATGCAAGAAACAAGAAATTCAGGCAGCCAGCCGAAGCCCAATGGAGCAGCTACGCAAGCTAAGGCACGGAATGTGGAGGGATGAGAAACAAGCAGCTACGCGAATGCCAGGGAGCAAAGAAGCACCAGCCCAAAAGCAAGGCAGCTACGCTCCAGACGGCAGTGGACACAACTCGCAACAACCCGCAACGGTCGCCAAATTGCAGCTAAGGAATAGTGGGTTTCCTAAGGCAAAGCTATGACAAAGCCAATCCCAAGGAACTCAAAGCTAATCCTAAGCAATACTAAGTTAACTCTAAGCCAATCCTTCTCAGTTCAAATCTAGTAGTCTCTCTTACTTATCAATGCCCTTTATATATAATATATAGAGTTCTACTAAGGGGACGCGAACAAATGCCTGAAGAACATTGCCAACTCGTTTGACATTCTTAGGCAGGGTCCGTTTTTCAGGAGAAATCGGGCTCCTGAACTCCTATTACCAGTCCAGCCGACTATAAATTTTTAAGTCGGAAAAGCCGTCATGGCCGCCACGTGGGCCACTTCATCCGTCCGCAGTTCAACTGTCAGCCCCAAAAGGGTGGGATTTGTGTCAGATTCCTTTAGATTTCGTTCTCACTCGCAAGCGGGCGTGTCCTCCGAAAGGGAACACTTATCCTGAGATTTTGAAATAACAGCATGAACGCAAAAATATTGTAGCGTTTGCCAGCATTTGTGGTCCGTGAAATCCTCTACCAGCATCCCGGCATTGCGAGTGTGACTCCTGAGCCGCAGCCTGTTCGGGAATTTTGTTCTCACTCATAAATGGGCGTGTCCTTCTCGAACGTGTGAGTCTAAATTTTGCCTCACCGGGACTGTCAATAGTGAATTGAACTTTGCACAAAAGGAAGAGATTCGCTTCAAATCCTGCACATCAACCCGGCAAACTTGTGTTCTCGCTCATGAATGAGTGTGTCCGTTTGCCGACCAGAGATACAGGTTCAATTAGAAATGACTTCCAGCATATAGCTTTTTAAGGTTCAATTCGCGCAAAAGAGATATGTAATTGTGAAGGTACTAAAAAGGTTCAGGTTGCAACTTGCTGCGTTCGACCGTAATCAAAATGCCTTTGAACTTTGCCAACGCCGTCCCAGAGCTGACTTATCGCAGAGCAGCAGCTGGTCGCGTAGTTGTTCAGAGCATCCTTGACGGAGTGCCAACCTTTGTGGGATTGAGGTTCAAAGCACAGCTGATTGTACGCATCACTGAATGGAGCAAAAGGTACATTGTCGTCTGGCTTGTTGTCATCCTTAGAAGAGTCCTTCTTCTCAGTAGTGACGGTCTCGATACTGTCAGTAGCCTTGGCGGTCGCAACCGTCTCAGCAGTTTCATTAGCTTCCTGCGGCTTTGCCGTTTCCAGCTCGTCAGCCGTCTGTGGTTCGGGAGTCTCCACGATAACCTCGACACGACCAATGAGCTTATTAACCGCCTTGTCAATGAGCATAAGGTCTTCTTCAGACACAGAATCAAAAGTCCGGTTCAGAGCGTTGAACACCGTGTTCCGGTTAACGCCCATCAGTTCAGCAACTTTCTGCTTCTGATATCCCATCTCAACGAGCCGCTGAGCTGTCAGGTTCTTGACGCGGAATGCCTGCTGTTCCTTCTCCACGATATCAAGACCACGCACTTTAGCCTGCTCATATACAGTGGGAACCGAGATTTTCAGTTCCTTTGCAATGGCACGAACGGACATTCCGGAAGCATAGAGTTCCGGGATACGGTCATAGATGACCATGCGCTGTTTCCGGCGTTCCTGAGCCTCGTACTTCTGACGATGGTTCCGGATGCGGAGGTCGGGAATGATGCCGTGGTTGATGAGGACACCGAGCATGTAACGGTCAGCCTTGGAGCTTGCAATCGGAGGCGGGATTTCGCCTTTTTCGTAACGCTTTGGCTTAGATTCGCTCTCGCTCTTCTTCCCTTCTGCCTTGGCTTTGGGATTCTTGAGAGCACTCGCGGGAATGCCGGAGAGTGCTTCAATTGTCGAGTTCTTGCAAGGGTATTTGCAGGTGGAAACGAGATGCGCAACTTCCTTGTCAGAAAGGGGCTGAGAAAAAGTGCGGTTGATGAGCTGTGCCTTATCCATATCCGGATGACCGCCACGGTCATAGCAGGTGGAAAGTACAGCCAAGAGGGTGTTGTGGCGGTTTCCTTCGCCACACGGATTTGCCTGAAGGTAACGAAGCGCCAGCTCAAAGCGGCAGACGAAGTTTGCTTTCCGCTCTTCCTTCTTCTTGTAATTGTTCAGAACTTCAAGAAGATGCGGATAGCGCATGCACATTGCCGCGAAGCGCTTTTTAGCCCAGTCAAGGATTTCATCCTCAGTCTTGTTGAAATTCGCGTCAGACGGAGCAACTTTCTCATCAGCAAACCGATAAGGGACTTCATACTGGTCGGCGAGCTTCAGCAGGTTGAAGGGCTTTCCTTCAGGGACCCGAATACAATGGCAGCAGCGTTTTGCCTTGGTGTTGTAAGTACCAGGCAGACGAGCAACGCGATTGGTTTCATGCACTGCCTTATCCAGCTCAACATTTGCCGTGAACTGGGCCTTCTCAATCAACTCATTCAGCTTGAGAGAAATTGCTCTATGTACGCCGCTGTAGGCCAAGCCGTAAGAGAGATTGTTTGGGTTGCAGGGCTCAAGAAACACAAACAAGCCAACACCACGGCCGCTGTTAGAAACTGCACAGTCCGGAATCTCATGATGATTCACGGCATCCAGTACAAGTTCACCGATGCGGTCGCTGATGTCAGCTGGTGCGTTTTCGCCGTGGCAATCAATGTCAAAGAACAGAACGCGCAGCTTTTCGACATCCGCCTTACGACGGATACCTTTTCCGCGCAGAGATTTCTGAGGATGGAACGTATTGATGGAGAAGTAGATGTTGGTAGAGGTATCCCAATAAGTCGGGGTCCCATATTTCGGGCTGACTTTATCAAAGATGCGCTCACGAACACCCGCTTCCAGAGACTCAGAATTGATTTGGGCAACGGTCTTCATTTTCTCTTCGCCATTTGTCCGAACCAAAAACTGAGTCACGCCATCGGCATTTACATCGCTCAGCAGCTTTACAAATGCGTCATCAAGGGCAGTGCAGCCAAGTGCCTGTCCGAAGATGGTATTTGTTTTCGTAAAGCTGTTATTCAACATTGATGTGTCCTTCTGATTTTGTATTCAGGTGTTGGGATTTTGACCCATACTTTCATTGTCTGCAATTCGCACACCTTCGCCAGGCATCAAACGGTAGAATTGATGCCGGCTTCGAAAGAATGTTTTGTATATATTGCACAAAACAAATCTGGAACAAAATCCAGCAACGATTGGGGCACTCCAAAGATTTATCCATAAAGCAGTCAGCACTTTAGATTCAGCTGAACACATGTACAAAAAATGCCCCTGACCGAAAATATCGGTCAAGGGTTCTGTTTTTTAGCTCTCAGATGGAACAAAAACAACGAAATAATCGTCTTTATATCCTTGTGTCCAGCCAGAAAGCTGGTTCATAAATTCAATACAGGGCCCACTTTGAGAGCGTCGCAAAAGGATAGCATCAAAGTCAAATAGATTCAAACAGTCTTCCATGCCAGTGTCGGTGGAATAGCTCATGAATGCAAAATTCACACTTGCTTCGATGACATCGTCCGGGAATAGGTCTGCTCTGGAATCCGCGAAGCTTTTGATGCCATGATAGATGCAATATCCGCCGTCGTTGTAGGAGGTGTAGAGGCGCTGCGGGTTGAGGTCTTGGATGTATGAGACAAGGTCAGCTGTGATGTAATCCCCTGTCTTATCGGGGTCGTTGGCCATGGAAGGTGCATAGACAGCAGATACAAGAACGAGCACGGCAGCTGCAGCGATAGTGTATTTCTTGGTGTTTCCCGCCCAGGAACTGTTGGGCCTGCCGCCAGCTTTCCACATCCGGTTTTCCTGTGCGGAGATAAGAGAAGTGAGGAACCGGTAAATGAGGGGAGCCATGACGATAACCCAATAGCTGCGGATTCGGACATACATTGCTGTCATGAACAGGCAGCAGAGATACGGGGCAAATTCTGTGAGCTTTACCTTCATTCGGTAAGCTACAATCAGAAACAAGAAGGCAAGGCACAGAAACACAACTTCATTGGCAAGATGGCTCGGCATCCATTCAGAAACATGTTTCTTGGTCGTTTCATTGTTTGTCACAAAGAAATAGATATAGAGCTTGATGCCGTATGGATTCAGGAGTCCGGCCAGAATATCGGAAAGAAAGACTTGGAACAGAGCACGGAACCGTTTTTTCGAGTCGCCCTTTTCGTTATAGATATCAAAGGCATTGATGTTAGGAGCAAAGCACAGGACCAGGAATAGCAGATTGAACGCGAACAGGATTGGCAGTGCCCCACCGTGCAAGTTTGCCCAAAGAACGCTCACAACAGGAAGCAGCCAGCGAAGCTTTGTGTCAGGTTCTTCATAGACTTTGTTCAGCAGATAGAATCCGATTGCAAAGAGCGTTAAGCCGATGTTTTGCGGTCTTCCTGCCCAGTCAAGCGGCAGCGTGACAAGAGCCAAAGCCAAGACATTCATGAAAGGGTCTTTAATTTGTCTGCCCCAGATATATTCAATGAACAGACAGTAGGCAAAGACTGTCACTGCGATGAACGCAAGCATCCCGTAAACAGGATTCACAGAAATACATGAAAATGCGTAAAGAATCAGGCTGCTGAGCCAGGAATGAGCGGTTTCCTGCAAATTGAGTTCCGGACCAAGCCAGGAGAAAGTGTCCTGAGTTGGGATGGCTTTATTTTGCCAGATACTTTTTCCCAGGGTGATATGCCAGAAATAATCGCTGTCAACGACTCCTTGCCGTTCTGCCATAATGACAGCAATGGCAGTTACGATGATGGCCGCAAATAGATAGAGTGTTTTATTTGACCTTTTGGCTTTGAGTGCAAGCATAATGATTCCTCCAGTTTTTATTCGCTGTCTTAATTGTCCGCAATTCGCAAATTTGGGCAACAAAAATGCCGCCTACCTAAAAAGGAAAGCGGCGATAAATGCTGTTATTGCCTTTTGGTGAGCATTTCAGCTACCTTTTCGATGACCGTGTCTCTAATGTCAATAGGGATGCCGAGGGCCTCTATGACGCAGCAAAAAAGCTGCCCATCCGAAGACAGGCAGCTCTGGTTAATATACGCAGGTCTAAAATTTTGGGTCCTATATTTTATTGCTGTCCCAAACCGCACAAGCCACCGAAGCAACGATACAGCCACCGGCGATGTGAAGCATCAGAACTGCAACGCTGATGAGAGCACCGAGCGTTTCGTGGCTGAGACCGGAATCGAAGATACCGATATCAGCGATAAGAGATATTGCCATTATTATAAACGCTCCTGCCGCTGCAAAGCAGCCAATTGCAGGCTTAGAATTCTTCAGCCAGCCAAACATTTCTTTGGTCTTGGCTATGAACTTGAGCTCGTCTTTCTCGATGTAGAAATACCGTTCCCTTGTCGCACAAGCCGATACATACAAGGCAGCCAGCGCAGAGGCCACGCCGAAAATGCAGAATGCGGTGGTTCCGGTCCTGACAAAAGAACCCAGGACCAGCATCAGAATGGATTCCGACGTCAGCGGAGTTACAGCTTTCAGCAGAGACTGAATCAGAATGAGAAGCAGGGTGACTCCGATTGTTTCCGCCGCGATAATAGCGGATATGGCAGAGATTCGAGCTGCAGCGTAGTCGTTGCGAATGGTATCAGATTTCATAGTTTTGCACTCCTTTGATATGTATTCAAGCGATTCCGTGGATTGTTTTAATGAGGTAAACTTTGTTAGACTTGTTGCTGAGCCAAAGCCTTTCCGCTGCCGGGTCCATTAAGCCAAACCGCTTATGAACCGCGTGCAGGAAGCAGGCTTTGATTTCAGCGTCCGATGAGGTATACGATACGCGGGCGCACCGAATATCCATATCGTTGAACTCGTGTTCAAAGAACAACGTCAGCAGAAGGATTTCCTCGTGAGTATCATGAACCCCATCCTGAAAAAGAGAACCATCCTCGTTCAGAATGGTCGCCTGTGTGTTCTCACACATATGCTGGTGAACCATGAGGTTCACAACATCAGGCCCCAGACGAAAATCTTTCTGCGTCGGATTTTTATAAAAGTGGTACAGATTCGGGCAGAGATGATTCATCACATACCGTACCTGTTCCTCTTCTGTCCCCTTGTCAGAGGAATCCGCAAACCATTGAGGAAACTTTGCGTAGGAATAGGAGTTCTGCGGCAGGTAGAGCTTTTCGAGTAAAGCCTCGACTCTCTTCCCCGGCTCAGACGGTTCATATTCGTGTTTGTCTGCTTTCTGGATAAGGTACTGAGACCAATCGATGGGTGATTCAAATCCGTGGTATTTCATAATGTTAACCTCCTTATGCGGCTGCATCGTAAGACACAACACCAGCGACCAAATACCGATTTTTGCAGCCCGTAAGTTTCTGAGCCGCAGTTTCTGCAAAGTGCAGATATGCGGTCATCAAGGTGCTGTCGGAAAGCCGGTAAGCGTCAATGGACACAACAGACAAGACGACCAGGTTACCGCGTTCATCCAGAACGGATTTCCAGCCGTTTGCCTCACAGACACTTTGCATATCAGCGAGGTAGCTGGAAGCAACCGGGATAATTGCCTTGACAAGGATTCGAGCCTTGCCGTTGTAGAGTGGAACGGAACGGCCAATGCCGCCTAATACCTTAAACACAAGAGCACCTCCAGCGTTCTGTTTTCTACAGCGCTGCATCCTGTTCAAATACAGCGTAAAAGTTGTGATAGTGTTCAAATTTGTCCTTGACCCACTCGCCTGCAATGTACAGAGGAAGGTCGTCAAACTCTTTGCAATCGTCGAGAGTGTACGGAACGGCGTCATCGTGGCACCCATTTTCCTTATCGACCGCAAGCATTTCATCAGCCGCTTTCTTGGCCGACTCAAAGCTCATATGTACCCCGCCGCAAATTGCAACGGAGTCAAACGTGCCGATATCTTCATTGGAATAATGGGACAGGATAGCATAGCACTTATGGCGTTCGGGTACGCCGCTCAAAGTGTTCAGTGCCATAGTTGCGCCGTCCACATAGCCGTAGCAGTAGGCAGCATTGTAGCAAGTTTGGTCTGTGTAGCTGTTGGCCTCCTGGTTCTTGGCTTTGATGAGTTTGCAGATAATTTCTTTGTTATTAGACATAATAAATACCTCCATAGTTGTAGTGTTAAAACGGGTTGGGACAATGTTGCCCTAGAGCAATCGTCCGTTCTGCATGGCTTCACCGAAATAGGAATCGACCACCTCTTTTGCGAAAGCAAAATAGGTTTCTCGGTTCTCTTCCGTGACCCGTTCAGCAAGAACAGGTGTGTTCAGCTTCACGCACAGACGATTGGCAAAGTTCACCCGTGCCATCAGCCCTTCGTGCAACGCACGGCGATGACGGTCGAGTTCCATGACGTACTGTCGAAACTCCTCACCGTCCATCGTGAAACGCGCGTGCTGTATCTGGACTTCCTGACTCGACACTATGTTGACGTAATCAACACAGGTTTTGAGCATCACGACAACGTCATCAACGCAGTCGTTCAGCAGTTCAGAGGCCATGAGGGCGGTGTACAGGTCGTTGACCTTGCAGCAGAGGGTGTTGTTGCGGCTATTCAGATTGATACTCATACGTCTCCCCTTAACGCGGGGTCATCGTGCGGCTCTTGGCTTTTGCCTCCACCGCAATGTGGACCCCGTAAAGGGCTTGGATTGATTTACTTGTTACAGATGCTTCCGGCTGAACCGGTCGTATAATAGGTGTTGAGAACCTCTTTGGCGAATGCAGTGTAGGCCGGGGAATTAGCAAGAGAATACATGTTGCCGGAGTTCATTTCGGCTTCAATTGCGTCTGCCACATTTCCAGCAATCTGGTCTGTGTTGTATTTCTTGCACAGCCGGTTGAGTAAAGCGACATTGGCAGCCGCGTTTTCGAGCAAACTGGTACGGGCAGAATCGACGCTGTGATAAAAAATGCGGTAGCTTGCAGCATCCATCGTGATACGAGCTTGCTGAATTAAGATTTCTTGTTCAGCCAAAAAACTGGCATAATTTGCAAGACTATTGAGACTGTCAACGACCATAAAGGCAAGACCACTATCACCAGCCTTCTGCATTGCTTCGTATAGTGCTGCGACTTTCTTTGTGAGAAGAGTGTTCTGGTTATTAGGGTTAAAATTCATGAAATCGTTCCTTTCTTTTTCATGTAAACAAAAAAAGCAGGCCCATCCGAAGATGAGTCTGCTTTCTGCTACAGGTTGTGAATAACTATGGATTTGCTGGTATCCATCGTACAAGACTGATTTTATTCATTCCGCAAGCGCGGTCAAGCAAAATCAGCCTTTGTATTCTTTAGAAACCTTCTTTGCCAAATATACCTGCCCCTTAGGAGTAATCAGCGTCTTACGCGATGTATGGTAAGTGGTGCCGACATAGTACACCGTTTCCTTAACCTCGAAGATTCCCTGGTCGATGTAGCGCTGGTAAGCAACATTTGCAGAGTCAATATACTTTTCTTTGCGCAGCCACGCCATCAGACGGTTGCGGCCGATGTTGATACGGTCGTTGGCAAGACATTTTGCAAACTCGCCGAAATCGACGCTGTTCACGGATGCACTCACTGCGCGATGGAACTCAACACTCTCCTGCTGCACGCCGATAATGTTGTCCTGATTCTTGACAGCTTCCAGCGAAGTGACAAGCAAAGCCTTAGTTTTGGCGTCCGTGTTCGGAAGCCAATTATCGACAAAGACTACTGGGTCATTCACATAACCGCCGGTCTGGCGAATCCGGGGCAAGAGTTCGTCAAAAACCCAGGTCTCAAACTTTTCCGCTTCGGGTTTGTTTGAGCGGCAGATTAGACGATATACGTTGCCTTCCGAGATGAACTTGATGATGCGGGGAACGCCGTTTACATCCGCTCTGCCAGCCCTGATGCCATCATGGCGGCAATGTATGTTCAGTTCATGGCTTGGGTTTGAGTAGCCTAAAGCTGAGCAAACATCTGCGGCGCAAAAATAGAATTTGTTGTCATCCTCCATGATGCGCAATTCGCCGAACATTTCGGACAAAAAGACTTCAGGTACACGATTTTTCATAGTATTTCCCTCCAAAAAGTACCCTAACAAATCGTTAGGCCATGCCTGCTTTTTGACGATGGTATGTACGAATGGTTTTGCAAAAGTAGTCGCGGAATCATTCGCTGTACACATACTTTGCTGGAACCTCAGCCCCGCATTTAGAGCACTCAAACAAGTCCTCAGTGTCGGGAGAATGAGTTACCTCATCGCAGTTGGTCTCGGCCTTGATGAACTCGCCGTCCTCATCAACAAGCCAGGTCTGAGTGGCGTGTGCTGTCGCATGGAACGTGGTGCTTCCACACTTAGGGCACGGACCGATTTTTAGGTTTGCAATCATTGTTGTTAATTCCTTTCTTGTGTTCGCGCAAATAAAAAAGGCAGACTCACCCGAAAGTGAATCTGCCTTCATTGTGCGAGATTATGAATTTTTCGTACGGCCCAAATGGCGCTATAGATGGTATCTATCGTACAGCTTTTATTATCAGCCTTTCGCAAGCAGTGTCAACAAAAAAGCCCCCTCATCCCAAAAGGGATGAAGGGGCAAATATTATTGTTTCGTTTCTTTCTCAGCCGCGCAGCGGGCCCAGAAATCGTCGTCCATCGGGATAAACATCAGGTGGTAGCTTGTGTCAGGTTCAGAATTATCAGTGATGATAAATCCGTCCGGTACGCTTTTGATGGAAACGGCCACATCCGTTTTGTTCAAAAAGTTGCGGTAGCAGTCCATTGGAGCCTCGGGACCAGGCTTCAGCAAATAAGTGCCGATATCGCTGGTTTCACCGTTGCGGGTACATGTGATTTTATAGAGTTCTTTTGTAAACATAACAGTTCTCCTTTCAAAAATTTCCGATAACATCGAAATCGATGTCGTAATCATCGAAAATATCAATGGTTTCAAAGTAATGGCTTTCATCAACCAGAATCAGTCGATGGCAGTCAAGTGAATACGGAATCGCTTCCTGAGCAAGTGCGGCGCATGCGGCAGCAAGGCCAAACGCCAAGAATCTTGTAATGAGAAATACCTCCTTTATTCCGGTTGAAAACTTACATCGTTGCGAAAGAAAGCCTCAACAGCGGTGCTGTAATCATCATTGTTCACCGATATACAGCATTCGCCGTGTACCCGGTAAGGGATATGCGCTTCTTTCAAAGCCGCAGCAGCTTCCTTCGTGCTATAAACGAAAAATCTGGCCATTATCGTTCCTCACAATTTACATTGCTTTTGCCAGCCGTCTCACCGTATCGCGTATCCCACTGAGCAATTTGGTCGTCTCCGGCGATAGCACGGAGACTCAGCAAACAACCGTTTTGCGGGTGGCACCAGAGGACGCTGGGTGCTTGATTTTCGAGAAAGGCACCGCAGAATGGGCATGGTTTTTGGGGACTGATTTTGTTGGGACGCAGCATAGTTCAGACCTCCTCAGCATCAATGTCATATTCGTCGAAGACACTGAGCGCATCCTGACGAAGTTCATCTTCAACCATAATGCGGTCGCCACCGTCCAATTCGAATTTAACACCGCAGGAGTCAAGAGCCTCACAAGCCTCATCAAAATCCTCTAAATTCTGAATATAAAATCTAATCATTTCTTTTGCTCCTTAAATCATTTGTACGGTTCATCGAATGAATCGTCTACTGTTTCTTTGTATCCGCACATATCACAGAGCAAGCAGCTGCAAGCCTTGCGAGTGCGTCCGGTTGGGAGGCCGTGATTGTCCAGCTCCTTTTCTAAGAACCAGACAGGCTTGAGCGTAAAGTCACAGGAAGGACAAGGAATTAAAGGGATTGTCATATCGCATCTCCCCTTACTCGTCCACTTCAACGGCATTAGTCACCTGATAGCCGCCATCGCGCAAAGCACACGACAGGTTTTCGCCAAGCTGCATGGCAGTCCCAGCATCGTTGGCGTCAAGTGCCTTCTGTACTTTCTTGATGGCATCCTCAGGGGTGTTGGCATCAACGCAGATGGTAGTGGAAACGGTCACAACAACATTAAAGCTTTTCATAGCAATTTCTCCTCTTTGTTATTCGATAGGTTTTTTGTACTCAGTCCAGAAGAAAAGGCGCTGAGCGGGTGTCAAGCGTTCCTTTTCATTGGACTTTTTGTTCAGTTCATCGGCGAAACGGTTGCAGTCAAAAGGATAAGGAACTTTGTATTCCTTCCCTTCCTTGACGGCCTTGACATAATGGCTGTCGCAAACCAGGAAACGGCTTCCGTCAGAGAAGGTTTCCTCGTGACCGGAGCAAAAGACGTACAGACGAGAATAGCATTTGCCAATGGTGTCTTTTTCAGAGACTTTGATATAAGCAGCTCGAAACAACTCGTGAGGATGTTCGCAATAAAAGTCAGCGACTTCATCGTCGGAAGCGAGTTCCATGACCTTGACATCGAAATTCTCAAGGTCCTGAACCAGCAGCTGTTCCCCTGCATCACGAATAAAATTCATGATGGGATAGTAGTCGCCAGCTTCACGGCCATAGCCTTCTCCGCACGCCGCATAGCAGCGGTGCTTACGGAACAGATGATTGTCAATCGACTTCTCATACTGCTTGAGAGCCTGATGTGTGAACGCCATACCCACAGTTTCATACGAGGAAGAAGGAAGCAGAACCGTGATATCATCTGCTGTATCATACCCGCTTGCCGTGGAGTACATATCGACATAGTCGGCCATCGTGTCGAGACGGTGCGAATCACGAATATCGCGGATGTCTTCCCTGTCGGCATTCTTTTTGTCAACCAGTTCATCGTACGGAATAAACGGGTCAAACCGAGGATGCTCATTGTATTTCTGAATCGATTCTTCGTCGTCAAGGCACAGATTGTCCTTGACCAAATCTGTCACCGAGTCATAAGTCGCGCCCTCGAACAAGAACTGCGCACCATCGAGGTCATAGTCCGAATCGCAAGCTTCACGTAAGGATACGCTGCGCTCAGATTCTTCTTGCTGCTGCAAAAGATGAATGGGTGTCTTGGTCCCGAAATTGTCAACGGAGCCCGGGAACTGCAGGGCTGCATACTGCTTGAGGTAGTAGCTGCTGGTGTCATTGACCAGAACGGATTGGTTTGTTTTGTTAGACATAGATAATACACTCCTTAAAATTTAATATAAAAAGCGGGCTTCCCGATTGGGAAGTCCGCCTTCAAGCGAAATGTGAATTGTACGAAAGGCAGGATGCCTTTTCGATTGCTGGTATCTATCGTACAATTCTAATTGTATGAGTCTCGCACGAATGTGCAATGGTCTTTAGCCAAGCATCGTCACATCACCATCAACGTACCAGATGTACTGCTTCCAGTTAGAAGCGGTCGCACCAGGGATGAGTTTCAGCGCAGAAGCTGGAGGCACGCGACTCGGCTCAAATGACATCTCGTAATGCTTTTCCAGGCCGTATTTCCGCAGAACGATACTCGGCATTACTCTGCCAAGCTCGTACCACTTGCGAGGCGGGATGCGGCTGCAATGTTCGCGGTGAATTTCAGTGTATTCCTGCTGGAATTTGTGAATGGCCCGAAGCAGCTGACACATCGGGCAGGTATTAAGGATGCCAGGGTCCTTGTAGCGGTATACTACAAGACGATATTTATCGTGTTCCTTGGTGGTCAGAACGACACCAAAATAGTTTTTTGCCATGATATCCTCCTCGTTTTAGTAGTTAGTACCATACTCCAGGGCGTAATCCGGACGCTGATATTCGACGACCGGCTTTTCCCAAGAGCAGATGGGTTCAGTATTGGTGCTCGGAAAATGAGAGCTGATTCCGTTGGTGGCAAGCAAAGCTGCCGTGCAATCCGCAATCTGTGCAAGAAGCTCAGGATTCCATCCAAAGGTGTCATCTCCGGTCAGCTGCTTGCACAGGACTTGTGCCGCTCGAAGGATTTCAGTGTCTTTGGATTCCTGCTGAATAGGTTTCGGTGCAGCAATTGTGACATTTCGTGCAATGACGTTTTTGGGCAATGGCTCATCGACCCATTTTCCCTCGTAAATCTCACGGGCATAGAAACCGTCTTTGTCGAATTCGTCAAGGCGAACCCAATGGTCGGCTTCCCAGGTCCTTTGAGCGATTCCGTCTGGATTGATAGTAACCATCACACGTTCATCGTGTGCGTTGTTTCCCCAATGGGTTTCAGAGTCATTGCCAAACTCCTGGATGAGAAGTTTCCTTGCAAGTTCTCCATCGGTCAGTGCAGCCAATTCTTTGATTCGTTTTGTGTTCATATTTTTCTCCTTTTTCTGTAAACAAAAAAGGCAGGCCCATCGTGGTGATGAGTCTGCCTAGTTGTATCAGTTTGTGAATTGTACGAGCGCTGAAATGCGCAGATGCTATCTATCGTACATTCACAATTTTACCGGCATCGCAAGCAGCGTCAAGCTGTAGCAGCGGCGTCAGCAGTTGCTTTTTTGGCTTCCGCGTATGCTTCGTAAGCCGCGTGATATTCACTCAGCTTAATCTGCGTAACGGTGTCTGGAACCTTGGTGCTGCGAGTTGCATATTCGCAGGAATAATATCCGTAGATATTTCCCTGCTCATCATCCCACAGCTCCGTAGTGATGCGGCCAGAACCGTTGAAGTCGGCCCACCAGAACTGGTTGGCAAGGAATTTCTTGCCGTTCACGTTCTTACAGACCTCATCTTCCCACAGGCAGTTCATGGGCGAACGCTGTTTGAAGATGACAAAACCGTGAGGGTCACGGCGTTTCATGACCTGAGATTCGTATTTGGCGAGCAGCTCCGGCTTCAAATCAACAGTCAGTCGGTCATTTAAAACATACGAGAGCTTCTCATCAGGGAAATATTTGTCGAAGAACTGCTTTGCAATTTCAATGAAATGCGCTTTTTCCTCCTTTGTCGCGAAATAATTCTTGTAGAAAGTGGTGCCGGGATTTACCTTAAATGCCATTTCAACCATTGCCATTACTCCTTTTCCATTTGGATAGTCCAGCCGTTCACATCGGAATAAACCGCATAGAGCAGCGTTGCGAAATTGTAGCCTCCGTCATACAGCGTATAGCGAAGGGAGATGTTCAGCGCAAGAGTACGTTCCTTGACGATGCCATCGCAATCGAGATAGCTGAACGTCTTTGTCGGATTGGTAAGCCATGCTTCACGTTCTTCATTGAACTTATCTTCATCGTATTCCACGATTTCCTTGAAATACGAATCGAACGTGACGAGCTTGACTGACGAGAAGACATCAGCCATCATTCCGCACTTTTCAATCAGTTCATCAGGCCATTCGACCTTGATGATTGCTGCGCCGTTGTCTTTCAGCTCTTTGTGAGGGCTGAGCGAAACGTTATAGCGCTCACTGAGAAAGCCGAACAGCCAGGACCAATCGATAGTTTTCAGGAAACTGGCAGCTTCCTTGGCGTCCATGAAAATTTTGATTTCTTTACGTGCCATGATATATCTCCTCACTATATTATTCGGTGCCGAATTTAGCCCACGCTTCTTCGACACTCATGTGATAAACCGCCTTAAACTGTTCTTTGAAATACGCATTGAACAATTCCTGGTGGTGAGGGCTCATGATGACTTCAAGAGTAAAGTCGGGGTCGTCAGTAGAACTGTTGCAGTAAGATACATAGGCATGAATGGTATCGTCCGGATGCCAGTCAATGTACATGTTAATCCAATCTGCATTTTCTTCTGAGTTCAAATCAAGGCCAAATGCCATATCAGCATCAAACCAGATAGGAACATAGACGTTAATCCAACCGTCGTAGATAACTTCCGCTTTGCCGTCGAGCACAAACCGCATCAGCTCAGCAAAGTTCTGCACCACAATCGAATCTTGAGTGCAGAGGTCATGAACCAACTCATTGTGAGTCATTATGAAATGCCTCCTTGTTATTTGTTTTTTTGGTTTTATTATTTTTTGAAACTGTCGAAGAACCGAATCATCTCGCGGTTTACACCGACTGCGGATTCGGATTCAGGATACAGTGCTGCAAAAGCATGAACGGTTTCCTTCTTGGAAACAAACCCGTAATCGTGGTGAACGCGCTCGTTTTCGAGGCATTTCTTAAACCCAAAAGTCTGTTTTTTGAGAAAGTCCTTTTTCCCGGTGCAGATATAGCACGGGGGGATGAGTTTGGAATAGGTTTCAGGCTTGATGAACTCAGCATAACTGTGATTCTTCCAGCCCTTAGACATATAGTAGTTCTGAAGCAAACCTACCTGGCCCTTGTAGATGTAATACATACCGCTCTGCAGGCCCATCGCGTTGATGACGAGCTTCTTGGCTGCCTCGGGTACGTTCTCTTCCAGTTCGTCCTCTACCGGCTGCATCTTGACAGGATAGCGGAGAATAGAGCTTGCCATGCAGGCAAGGAATGCGCCAGCGCTGTCGGCAACTACAAAGACCTGATTCAAGTCACCAACGAAATCTTCAGCACGTTCAGCTACAGTAGCAAACGCATTGATGACATCAGTGATTTGGCCAAAGATGTTGGTTTCAGGGACCAGACGGTAATCCGGTACAAAGGTGAGATAGCCTTCCTTAGCGAGCCAGGTTGCCAGGTTTTGATTCTGTTCTTTCCGGCCAGCAATCAAGCCGCCGCCATGGATATCGATGATAATCGGATGCTTTTCGGCATCGTTATCCGGGCGATAAACGTCCATGAAAAGATTCTGCTTGCCGCAAATACCAATCTCAGTGGCAGTTATGCCTTCATGAGGCATAACAGGCTGAGACTTGATAATTTCTTCTACATGGGTGCGTTCTTTCTTGGTGGCGGCATTGATGAAATTCATGATAAAAACTTCCTTTCAAATTGATAAAAAAATAGCGGCCGCCAATCTATAAAAAAATGAGATTAGTGGCCGCTTGGGTGTTATTGGAATTCAAATGTGTATTGGGTTCCTCTTTCGGTTTTGACAAAAATTCTGCTTCCTGCAAAGCCAATAGCTTTTACTGTGCTGGTACGCAGGACGTCTTGTTGCTTTGGTGTTGTTGTTTTGAATACGAGTGGCTGCCCACTTGACAGCTCAAGAGTTCCGACCCGTCCAATGAGCGGAAGAACTCTTGCGTTGAGACTCGTGGTGCTGTGAAGCACACAACTGCTGTTAATCCGCATCATTGTCCTCCTGATATGAACTGGTCAGATATCCACATCCGGGTACTGATTCAACACATGATTGAACCTGTTATCCAGATGTTCATCGTTTTCGTCCCGCTCGGGATAATCAAACTTTCCTTCCTCTTCTGCTGCATCCCCCAAACGTTCCATGAGTGCAATGACGCTTTCGAGCCAGGCGGAAGCCTTGCCAAACGTGTCATCCTCTTTTCTCTTGGCATAGAGCATGTCAGAAACTTCTTCGAGAGCCATTTTCTGCTGGTACAAAGTATTCCAGTTGATGTGCTCTACAGCGGAACGCAGGGGAGTTAAGTGTTCTGTTTCTGTTACAGTGTTCGTTACGGTCATCTTTTTATTTCTCCTTGTAGTGTTTAGTTACGATAAACGTCAGCAAAGCACCGCAAAATTCCAACAAAAAAAGCAGACCTCCAAACGGATAGTCTGCTTCTCAGAATTGTGAAATTATAGCGTATGTGTGCTGTTATCTATCATACAATTTTTATTGTATGCGTTTCGCACGAATACGCAATAACTATTTTTTAGAATTAAGAATCGGAATTTTCCGAACTGTTGCTGTTATCATCGGAACTGGACTCAGCGTTTTCGTCCGCCGTGGAATTGTCACCAGATTCAGCGTCGGTGTTTTCTTCTGCGCTTGTATCCTGTTCGACAGTCGAATCACTGTTGACTGATGCGTATGTACCAGTCAAGATGACGGGAACTTCACCATAACCCAGATAACCGCTAATCAGGCTGCCGGAATTTTCGACTAGGTACTTGGTTTCTGTCATGTTCGGGAACAAGTAAATATCCTGAATCGTAGTGCCCTTCACATTAGCGCTGTCAAAGGTATCGTTGCACGCCGCAACAACACTATACCCGTCATAGTTCCAAACCAGATAGAAGTTCTTGCCGCCAATTTCAACATCATAATCTGCATCTCGGAAATCTTCAAAGGTACGATACTGCTTGCTGGAATTGAAAGCGACAGAATCGTTGTTTGTCCAGTAGAGACCGGACGGATTGCCAAACAAACCATACAGGAAGTTGAACTGTTCCTCTGGCTCTCCGTCGGTCGGATAGCCGTCGAATTTGTCCGGAGTGACAGACGAATAATAGAGGCCGTCAAGGAACGCATCGCCGATATTGATGCCATCATCATTGGCTGCACGACCGTCCAGCATCAAGGTCAGTGAACCGCCGTTATATCCAATCGGATAATAGTCACAGCCGTCATCCTTGCTGGCAGTGTGAATGGAAAAATCACTGATTTCCTTTTCTACGCCTTCGCCTGTGGATTCTGCATTGATTTCACCAATGACTGTATCACCGTTTTCAAGTTCGTTCAATTTCAGATATCCCTTTACAGGCAAATCCCGTACATCCTGTAATGCAACGTCCGTGATATCCAGTGTCTTGCCGGTATCAACGCTGCGCAGCGAATAGAACTTGCTGCCGTCATCGTAAGACAAAGGACTCTGCCCCATCGGAATACCGTCCGGCCAGGTAGTGTCAGGATTGTCCAGCGTGCCAGGCGTGAAATCCGGGAGATTCGACAACAAAGACCAGGCATTGATGGGTTCCGGGGTCGGTTCTGCTGTCGGTTCCGGTGTTGCTGTGACGGCAGCCTGTGCTGCTTCTGCGCTTGCTGCTGCGGCTGCCTGGTCTTTCCGTTCCTGAACCACAGCTGTGGCGCAGCCGGAAAGTGTCACGGCGAGTGCCATGGCAGCTGCGGTGATATTGATAATCTTTTTACTCATGCGCGTTTTACCTCCTTATGTTTGCGGTTTTGCCTAATGCCGAGGAGTGAGAGACCCACCACGCCGATAAGCAAAGTGAGGAGTCCAAGTCCAAAAGCAAAGGCAATATATTGAATTACGTCGATGAGTTTAAGCCATTTTGCGACTGCAGCGCCTAAAACAATCAACAGGCCAAAGCAGCCGGTCAGATAAATGAGCAAGCCAAACTGTGCAGTTCTGCTAAAAAAGGATTCAAGTGTTTTCATGATAAACTCCTTTCATACTTTTTATGGTATACAATTCGCAAGAGCCTGCAACAGGAAAATAAAAAAAGCTGCCCAACCGAAGCTGGACAGCCTATGTATGATTATGTATTATCGTCTGTTATCTCGTTCTTGTCTTCTGTGCTCACGTTCCTCGTATTCTTTTTTCTGATACTTGAGACGTTCATTCAGTAGGAAGGAGTTTTCATCGCGAGTCATTTGCAGTTTTACCTCGTACCAGCAGCCGTAAAGAAAGGCTGCCAGAATGCAGAAGCCAACGATTTTGACTAAGAGGTTGAAAAGAACGTTCACAATAACCGGGAAAATATAGCCGATGGCTTTGGCGATAAGCAGGATGAGCCCACCGAAGACAACGATTTTTGCGATTGTCTGAACAACGGGCGGGAAATCGCCCAGGACTTTGGAAATGGTATCGTTGATTTTGGTGATGATATTAGTGTTTTTGCCACCGTTGTTATTATTTTCTGCCATGTCGGTTCCTCCTTTTTGTGCCAATTATAGCATATATCTGTACAAAACGCTATATCCCACATGAGGAATCTCGATGTTTGAGCAATGGCTCAACAAAAAAATGCCGCCACCCTTTCGGATGACGGCAAGTGATGTTATTTCTTCACGGGGATATTCTGGTCAAGAATAACATCGAAGTTGTAGTGCGGCATCTTAGATGCATCACCACCAGCAGCTTCGAGGGTCATGTAGAAGTCCTCGTCATTCATAGCCTGCACGAGAGTATTCATCTCGTCGCAGGTATGTTTGAGCATAGGACCGCGCTTATTGCAGAACATCACAGCCGAAACAGGCTGAATGCCCTGTGCAACCATGCCATCCCAATGAGTCCGCAGCTCGGTTACAGACTTCAAAGTAGCAACGCCGCTCATGAAGTCATAAATCTTGCAGTGGGACTCGTTGATATGTTCCAGAACGTCGATACGAGTCCGGTTTGCGTACAGAGGGAACTGGAGTTCAACTTCATTCCCGGTGTCTGCAACCAGCCGATTTGCAAAATCCTGCGCATATTTCTCAAGAGTGAGAGGCTCGCTTTCGAGAGGCTTCACGTTTTCGGCAATAGCGTCGAAAATTTTACGCCATCCCTTGTCGCTCAGGTCGATATCCGACTTGTTGGCGAGGGTATTCAAGAACCCACGCGGCAGACCGGAAATATCAACAGCAACAACGCCGGTGAAAGCGTTGAAGGCCGGGTGACGAGCCTTGTCCCAGATGGTATCAAACTGAGCGGTGGCGATAACACGCTCGCCGAGCTGGATATCCAAGCCCTGCGTAAGCATGTTGTTCTGGTAGAAATGCTTCAAGTCATAGCCACCAGTAACAACACCTTTGGTCGCATCCGTATCCAGCTGACCACACTCAACCTTGACAGGAATCTCGTACCCATCATAGTCAACAGTGAAGTTCTTTTCCTTCTGCTTCTCCTTATACGGCTGGAAAATGGGCTTGACGAGCACATCGCACGTCTTGCCATTCGCCATATGGAAATCAGGAATCAGGATACGGGCGGGAGCAACGCCGGTAGCGTCAGGTGCCAAGTAATTGCGGTACTTGACACCAAAGTGCTCAGCCAGGCAGGTACGCAGCACGTTCAGGCTGGTGACCCGGCTCTCAGCGCAGCTGCCGTTCTTGGTCAGCATGGTGCTGGCGGTAGCCTTGTCCATCTCCACATAGATGATGGTAGAAGGAGCGCCAAGAGCCTTAAACTGCTCACGCATAACGACATCTGCCATAGGAATCTCTTCCTGCTCGGACATCGTCATGGTTGTGGCGAACGGGCCGTCAACGCGGTGATAGCTGTCCTCTCCAGGCTGCTTGGAAGCGATGAACCAGGGATACTTGTTGCGGGTGGCAACCAAAATGAAATTATTCAGGCCAACGCCATGGATGCACAGCGGGCCCTCATTGCTGTGGCCGTTGCCAAACTGTAGGTTTTCCGGCAGCTTTTCCTTAGACATACCATTGCCCCAGTCGGCAATAACCACACCGATTAGGTTTTTGGCATGGCCTTTCACAATCGCGACCAAGATGTTAATGGCATCTTTGCAATTAGAGATGGCATTATCAACCGGTTCACAAGCGGCATCGCTCATGGGTAACTTCTGGCGCGAAATAGCGTCAAAGTAATGGTTGGTGATGCCGACGTTGAAAGTGACGTTGTTATTCTTCTTAGCCATAATATACCCCCGTAACGTGGGGCTGCCGTGCTGCTCTCGAATTTATCTCCACAGCAATGTGAGCCCCATATATCGGGGATGTTATTATTCTTTTTTGTTGTTTGTTTTGCAGGAGCCGCTGGCGATATCAGAAATCGCTTCTTTGACAGCTCCGAAAACGTCAGCTGATTTCAGAAAGTCTTCGGCCAATCCTTTGATGTGGCTGTAATTTTTGAAGACTTTCTTGACAAGAAATGCGCCAGCGATTGATACTACTGCCAAAAGCAGCAGAAATTTCGCGGCATCGGTCAGTTTCACTTGCTCCAGCAGGAGCGCGAGTATCACACCATCTTTGCTCAGCTAGGTCTTAATTAGACCGTGAACGAATGAACCATAGTCAGCTGTATATTGTTTGGCTTTGGCTTCGTGGCTGCTGATGATGGCGTCTACTCGCTAAATTATGTTTCGAATCATGGTAAAGTCCTCCTTGAAGGTTTGTAATTGTTATACGGTATATATAAATACGCTCTTAACGCGGCGTTCGCGTGCAGGAACATTTATATAAACACATTGACGCTGTGTACGCGTGCTATGTTGATTAGCATAGCAATTCTATATAATCAGCCTTTCCTTCGGCTGTCAGAAGTCCACATTCCGTGGGATGAATCTATATTAAACGCAGAAAATCTGCGGAAATCCTCAAAAAAGAAAAAGGACAGAAACCCAATATGGGCATCTGTCCTTCTCCCAGGAGGTATATGAACTATGGCAAATCAATGATATCTCTGTTACATTATCTATTTTATGGGTGTCGCACACGCCGTCAAGAAGCTGTATAAACTTTTTTGAAAAAAGTTTGCACGCGTGTTAGTGGCTTTTTAGAATGTTACAACATCGTGCAAAGTCGTGCAACATTGTGTTTAGTTCTCCGATACAGAGCAAACAAAAGATACTGTACCACTCCAATCACCAGGAGTCAGATTTGCTTTCACCGTATAGGTCGAGGTGATACTGGCTAAGGTGTCGTCACGGTTCCACACTGCTTTGGGAGTTTCCACGCTCGCAAGCACATCCGCCGCCTTGTTGCTTTTCATGGTGGGAGGCGTTGTGCTGACATTGACTTCCTGCGATAGGCCGATGTCGCCTTTCACCATCACGGGCAAAGTCGCTGTCTTTTCACCGCTGCCAGCATTCCCGCCTAAAGTTACGCTCTCAGGCACAATGAGCGAATACAGCGTGGGTACATATGCCTCAACCGTTGTGGAGGCGGGTGTCACACCGTTTACAACGGAATTATACGAGTCCTCGATAAAATACGGGTAGAGGTCAACGGTCACATTGCTCTGCTCAAGCTGAGCATCCACGCCGAGATATTTTGCCACGGTTTTTCCAGTTGCGCTTGCTGCGAGCTCCTCGCTCCAGTTTGTGTCCACCACCATCACGGAACTGTCTTTGGACCCAACTTTCCAGCGATTGCTGGCTTTGTATCCTGCTTTTGTGAAGCGGCCGACATCCAGAATACCGTACTCTGCATGGGTATACGCTGTGTCATAGGCGGTAGATTCCGATTCAACGATGTCAAGGTTCGTACAGCTGTTGACTGCATGTGTGCAATAGGAATGCCATGTCTGAGCACCGTCGTTGTGATAGTTAATAGTGATGGTATAGGCAGTCCAATGAGCATATACAATGGTATCGCTGCTGCCCATGACCGTGGATTCAGATACTTTATTTCCGCCATCCGATGCGGTATACCACCCAAGAAACTCATAGCCTTTTCGACTCGGAACAGGAAGCGTACCATATTTATGCGATTCGGGAATATCGATGGACGATTCAGAGATGAAATAGGAGTCGTCTGTGCAGTTTGGGTTAAAGGTTAGGGTGTGTTGAGTTATAGTTTCGACAGCAGCATTCTGAGTTGTGAAGCTCTCGGCATATACTGTAGCTGGCATTGCGGCGCAAACAACAAATGCACAAAAAATTAAGAATTTGAGCTTTTTGAGCATCGACGACATGCTCCTTTCGTATGTTCGTACTTTTATTATCGGGGAATCGCAAATAAAGTCAAAAAGAAAAAGCCGCTCACCCTGTGAAGGGCAAGCGGCAAGAGGTTAAGATTTGATGTACAAGGACGTTCCCTTAAACGGATTCAAGAGACCGGGCTTATACTTAGTGTGGACATACTCTGCGATTTCAGCGTCCGGCATGGCGCTCAAGACATCAAGCCAACATTCAGCATTGATTGCCATGAGGCCACCCATGCCAAGAGCATTTTCACAGCGTTTGATGTCAGAGGCAAATGCGTCGTGAAAGTCACAGGACTCCGCAGCTTTTACGATGCGGTCGAAGTCATACATACCACAAGACCTCCTTACTGGCACATGGCCTTGAGGTCGTCCTCACTCAGAACGGGCACGCCCAGCGAATTTGCCTTATCCAGCTTGGAACCGGCAGCTTCACCGGCAACGAGATAGCTCGTCTTCTTGGAGACACTTCCGGAGACTTTGCCGCCATGCGCTTCGATATAAGTCTTGGCTTCATCGCGGCTCATGGAAGGCAGTGTACCGGTAATAACGAATGTCTTACCAGCGAGCGGTGCAGACTCATCATTGGCATCTGCCGGAGTATGGTAGTCAAGATTGACACCGGCATCATGCAAGGTATTGACTTCCTGCTTGAACTCAGCGCTGGAAAGCATCGCATCGAGCGCAGCATAGATAGCGTCAGAGAAACCGGGAATGTTGCACTCCTTGATGGTATCTACATTGAGCGTGGACAGTGTCAGAAGGTTGCCGTTCGTAGCCTTGCATTGAGTAAATAGCGCACGAGCAACATGACCGCCGATGAGACGGTAGCCAAGGCCCTTGAGGACGCGGTCGGCATTCTGCTCCTTGGACTTTTCGATGGCAGCAAGAACCTTCTTGGCAATCTTCGCGCCATACATGTTGGTCAGTTCACCTTCCTCCTCATAGAGCCAGTACAGGTCAACGGGGTTCTCAATGAACCGGCTGTCAACCAAGTCCTGAATCATCTGAGGACCAAGTCCCTTGATGTCCATGCAGGGTTTCGAGGCAAAGTGAATGACACGATTCACGGTCTTTGCAGGGCAGGTGTCGTTCGTGCAGTACAGGTCCACAGAACCATTGACGGGCGCGATAGGCGCACCGCAAACGGGGCAGACCTGTTTTGCCATGTCATAAGGTACAGCGTCTGCAGGACGCTTTTCCAGCTCCACCATCGTGATTTTCGGGATGATGTCACCGGATTTGTGCAGGACAATCGTGTCACCGATACGGATATCCAAAGTCTTGATGAAGTTGGCGTTGTTGAGCGTTGCACGCTCCACACGGGTTCCGGCAAGCTGGATAGGGTCAAAGACAGCAACAGGAGTAACGCGGCCGGTACGACCCGTCTGCAGCTGGATGTTGCGCAAGACAGTTCCCTTTTCCTCTGCGGGATACTTGTATGCAATAGCCCATTTCGGGGTTTTGGTGCGCTCGCCCATCTTCTGGCGAATGCTCAGTTCATCGACTTTGATGACTGCGCCGTCAATCGGGTAATCGATATCATAGCGTTTTTCCTCAATGTCGTGAATGGCTGCCAAGATGCTATCAATGTCATTGCAATGAGCGTAATAGGTGGTCTTAAAACCGCAGATGTCACGCAGATAGTTCAGCTGGTCACAATGATACGGGCTGAACTGTGCTGCATCACCATTGTTGACGCTCTGAACATTGAAAACGAACACCTGCAGATTGCGTTCCCGTGCAATAGACGGGTCAGCCTGACGCAGAGAGCCAGCAGCGCAGTTGCGGGGATTCGCAAAGAGCTTCTTCCCTGCTTCCGCCTGCTTTGCATTGGCTGCTTCAAAGTCCTTTTCCGACATATAGCACTCGCCACGGAGTTCGATTTTGCCGATACCCTTGGGCAGCTCGATGCTGCGAGGCAGGCAAGTGAGGGCTGCGACATTGGCGGTCACATCCTCACCGACATGGCCGTCACCGCGCGTCGAAGCCTGGGTCAGATAGGCAAGACCATCGTCAGAACGTTCGTAGACAAGAGACAAGCTCAGACCGTCGATTTTGCGCTCCACAGAGAAGGTCACATCGGAGTATTCAGCTTTCACCGAATCCACAAAGCTGCGGACCTCATCATCGGAAAACACATCAAGCAGAGAAAGCATCGGTACACGGTGTTCAACCGGAATATCGAGAACACGCTTGCCGCCAACAACCTGTGTAGGGCTGTCAGCGGTCACGAACTCAGGATGTGCCGCTTCGATATCACGAATCTCGTGCATCACGGAATCGTATTCCTCATCCGTTACAACCGGAGCATCCTGCTCATAGTAGGCGGCACTCCATTCTTTGGCTTTGGTGCAGAGATTATTATAATATTCCTTGATGGAAGAAATAGACATGTTGTTAGACATAACATTTTACCTCACATATGTATTGTTTTGTTTTTTTGTGAACCTCCCCACCTAAGCCTTACGGCTATAGACGGGGCGTGCGCTCTTAATAGTTCATCAAAGGGTAATGGTTTGAGATTCCGTTGTGGCCTGGCTGACATCTTCAATACCATCCACGAAAACTGTTGTTCTGATAAGGATACGGAAAGGGACGCCCTTTTGCCAGGTGGTGTTTGCACGGAGTTCATCCACCAGGCCAATCAGTGCCTGCATCTTGAGCATTTCGATGGTATAGCGAGTCGGAATCATGGTTCGGGTCGTCTCGAGATAAAAATGCCGATTTTTCTCATTGTATCCGAGAGAATCGTTCGTAACATCCATTTTTGCAACAACGGTGTAGTCGCTCTGCGGGACATCGTTGAACGGCGTGAGAGAATCATTGAGAATCTGCATGCGAGCGTCGAACTCTTTGATGATGCGAGCCTTCTCTTTCTCATAAATCTCGTTTGCCTGTCGAACCTGCTCCCGATAGCACTTCACGCACTTTTCTTTCGTGTAGAAGATGTTGACGGAAGTGCCGGAGCAGCAGCGATACCCGGTGTTGTCCAATGGGGCAATGACGGTTGAAGAAATCTTACCCCGATTTACCGGCCGAAAATAGACCGGAGAATAATAGATGGTTTTGCTCGTTTCTTTTGCGTCCGTTACAACAACCGGGGTAGGCTTGATGTTACGAATCGGCTTTTTGGTCGGGTCTGCATTTGCGCGATAATCGCAAATCCAAGCCATTTTGCCGATGACGTTTTCAAGACCTTCGGCGTAATCGTACATACCGAGGTCGTTTGTCTGGCGTGGAGGATAATTTTCTCCGGAGCCTTTAATCATCAGCTTGACGCCGTTTTCTGTGAGATATTCGTTTAATTTCATATTTTTTCCTTTCTGTGATTTGTGGTTGAGTTCAGCGGGCGTTTGTGAGTACGGCAACAACCAGCTCCTCGTAGTCCTCGATGGCACAGTAGATGTCAGCGAAACCATAGGCGTGGCCACGGTCGTAGGCTTTTTGCCAGAGGATGGTTGCAGCCTTTTTGGAAATGCTGCGTTTCGTTTTGGCTTTGATGTCTTCCTGAATTTGAAGTTCGATAGCTTCCGAGATGTGTTCGATTTCTGCATTCTGCGCCTTCTTCAGCCGAGAGCATTCCGCATCCCAGGCTTTCTGTCGGCGAACGACCTCTTCCCTGTTCCAGCGCACCGATTTCTCTTCGTCGATGATTTCACCGTCTTTCGGGCGTTTAGAGTTGGGCTTAGTAGGTCTCTTCCAAGCGGTTTCAAGTCGGTTGCCAAGAGCCGTCCATATACTACCCATTATAACACTCCTTTTTTTGTACGCAAAAAGGCGAACCTCCCGGTGTGGGAAGTCCGCCTTAAAGCGAAGTGTGAATTGTACGAGCACACAGTGTGCTTAGTAGATGGTATCTATCGTACAAGCTAAATCATACGGGTCTCGCACGAAAGCGCAAGATTATTCATCCATTGCTACAGTCACCAAACAGCAAATTATATGCTTTTTCGATTTCAGAATCAGACATGGCCTTCCCTTTTTCTTCAATGCTGTGCAGAATTAGAGTCTTGTCGCTCTCCGCATCCGGCACGAAGCCAAGAATCACATCCAGCTTGTTGCGATTCTCGTCCTGTGCCAGATACTCTTTGATTTCGGACCACTGCGCATCACGCTGGTTCAGAGCGTCAACGTTCTGGACACAGAACGGGTTCTCACTTTGCGGCATAGAACCAGCAAGGTATTTGGTATCGTCGCAATACATCTTGATAAGCCGGACAATATAGTTCCGCTCTGCTTTTGTTCTTGCAGTCAGAATGTTGCTTGCGCTCTGGTACTTGTAGTTATCCCCAACAGCTTCCAACGACTCTGCAATCTGTCGAAAACTCAGCATTTCGTTTGTAGCCTTGTCATGCTGCGCCACGGTGGAAGCATAGTATCCTTGTTCCGTTTCGTTTGCTTCTACCACGGCAGCGAGATTCGAGTCAATATGGATGAGCCGTTCACTGTTATCCCCTTGCGCACGAATTGTGTTGTTCACTTTCGCAATCCAACTGTCAGTTTCCGTAGCATCATCGCCCGCATAGAGGTAGGTTACAATATCCGGGTTAGTAGGGTTCGGAAGCTCCGCACAAGCCAAGGTCAGATTCCGTCCGTATTCTTTTGCCTGGAGATACATGTTCGGATAATCGTCTTGTATTGTCTGAGCGATTGCCTCAACCTCGGCCTCGTCTTTTTCAATGACAAGGCCGACAGTGGCTACCTGCTCTTCAATGTTGAGCTGCTTCAAAATATCCTCGAGGTCGAATACAATAGCTTCTTTGTTGTTTGTATAGAATCGGATTTTCATAGATTTTCCTCCTGGCAACAATAAAAATGGCAGGCCCTCGGTTGGAAGGTCTGCCAAAAAACAGTTTGAGAATTGCAAAAAGGTCATTGTGCGGCTTTGACAGCTGCGTTTATCATTGTGTAGGCAATATCCAGGAGTCGAAACGCAAGAACTCCAAAAGATAATGCTACCAGCAAAAAGCAAAACACAAATTTTTGTTTGTTCTCACCCTGGAAATAGTACATTCCAAAGCAGGACGCGATGAGAACGCAGAGAAACACAACGACCCAAATAATATCAGCCATTGTCCTGATTTTGATTCTGCTGAGTCGGCGGGGTCTTGACTTCAGCAGGAGCATTCGGAGTCTGATACTGAACATTCTGGCTCGGCTCTTTGGGAGTTTCGGGGGCCTGGTACTGAACAGTACTGGGGTTGTTCTGCTGTTCGGCTTTCTTTTCCTCATATTTGGTCTTGAGCTGAGAATAGGAATAGCCATCCTGCGGGATACCGTGATACTCATAATGGCCGAAAGCAAGAATCATGTTGAACACCGGATTCAGAAGGCAAAGACCAATCGTGAAACCAATACCTTCACCGAACGCAACAGCTTTCTTGTAGTTGGTAATAGCACCGATGATGAGAGCAACAACCAGGAACAGATTGCCGAGCAGCGGGATGCCAGACAAAAGGCTCAGCACGACCGGAATCAGAAACAACCAGCCGTTCCCCCAGTAAATGTTGAATTCGATGTAGTTGCTGTAGAACGGGACGATGGATGCCCAGCCAGGCTGCCCGGCCTTCTCAAAAATTTTCCAATTGGCGACGATTTTGAGCACAAAATACGCTATCACCAGAAGAATCATCGTATAGAGCATACCGCCCAAAAGATTCAATGCGCTGTAAGAATTATACATTTTATATCCTCCTCTTCCGGCATATGAAGCCGGATTATTCCTTCACTAAGTTCTTTGCCTGTCGCTGCCGCTCTGCAAGTTCTTTGCCGCGTCTGACCAGTTCCGCATATTGCTCTTCGGTCAGCTTGCGAGGCGGCTTGATTTTGACCCATTTCTTGGGCATATCTGCCTCCATACACCAGTCCTCATCCCGCGTGATTTTAACAGCATCAGGGTATTCTTTGGCAAGCTCTTTTAGCTGTTCCATACGAGCTTTGTTGCAGGTGTAGTAGGATGCTTTCTTCTCCGCGTCATTGAATGTGATGATGGTTTCGCGTTCCCAGGGTCCATCAGATGCCTGCGTGGCCACTTTTTTATCGGGCATGATTTTTTCACCTCAATCGAATAAAATTGCCGACATAGCAGGGCCTTCGCAGATATACCCGCTCGCCTCGGCCCATTTCGGCGTCATGAGCTTGCCATTTGTTTTCACAAGCACCATCTTCCGAGCAGAGGTATTCAGGAATTCCGCCGGAGCCCAGTTATTTCGCACAACGACGATAGCATTGTCGTCCGCGTTCTCAAGCATATGCTTCAGCTCTTTTACCGTCACCGTGTCACCTCCCGTTCAACACATCATCCAGTGCCTGCAAGAAAACTCTGGATTCCTCATTGATTCCGCCGCGACACAGAACTTTCGCAATATCATCAAATCTTACCAGGTACATATTTTCTTCACCCATATACCCTTGCGGCCAGGGAACCGCATAGTAGTTGTGCGGAAAAGAACTTGTGTCATAGCCGACCACAATATATTTCTGGTCTGCAACATTTTTCACCGTCAGGATAGTCCCAAGCGGTAACGCGTCTTTCATGGAATGAGTAGTTGCAGGCATGATTCTCTGAATTTTCAAAACAGCACCTCCCTAATTTTCATTTTATGAGAGTCGCACATTTGCGCAAGGAAACTGAAAACAAAAAAAGCGGCCGCTCCAAAAGGAACGACCGCAAAGATACGAGTCAGATATTATTCATGGGAATCAGCTCTCCTGAAATCAGAAAGTTGATTCTCAGTGGAACACTGCACGAAAGGAATTCCCTTGCGCGGATTCACAAAAACGTCTGTGGTAGCAAACGCATTGCCAAAATCCATAAATTTTGTGCGCAGGGTACACCGTCTATAGTCGCTTGCGACTTAGGCGGCGAGGAATGCGCTGACTAAGAGTATATTTGAGGTACACTCAGTAAATGCAAATACCCTATGTCTCCTTTCTTGAGTTTTTAAGATACTTTATCCCACGCAGAGCGCATGGGGCTTATCGTTTTAATAATTTTCAGCTTTTTAAGGCTTGTGGATTTTTTACCGCTTTTTGATGGCGTTTTGAATTCTACGTTTACAGAACCATTCTTTTTGGTATGAGTGCCATGGACAGTAAGAATTTCCCCGTTGAGAGAAACCAAATCACCGGGATTGAGGGCCACTTTCTTGCGACGTAGCGCACGATAGCCTTTACGAATCCTTTTTCCACGGTATTTGTGCAAATTTTCAGAATCCTTTTTATGGCTGCGGTTGATTCTACCGTTGAAGAGCTCTTTTCCAGTAGCTATTTCTCCTGTACGAATGTCAATGTAGCGAGAATCATAAAACTTTTCAAGGATGCGATTATTACGCCTTACCTTTTCATAATGTTCAAACGTACAGCGGCAGTTTGGATGAAACTCGCCCATTGCATACGCATCGTTGTTATGACTCTTTTCAAGATGAAGGGCAATTCGCTTTTCCTTGGTCATCGCGCCATAAGTGAATGTGACGAACGGCTTTCCAAAAGCAGCGTAAAGTTCATTAACGATTTGCCAGCGTACAGTGTTCATAAATGCTGCACCAGAAAGGTTGGCAAACTTTATATCTTCACCGAATCCATAGAGCTTGCCGCCTTTTTGATGGTTAGCTGGTGTATGGCACTTCTCGCATACTGTTATAAGCTCGCTGAGACTATTGTCATGGCGACCTTTCCAATAAAACATGTGATGCACGTGCAAAATTGCACCTTCACTGGCTTCGCGCCCACAAACTTGGCAGGTGTAGTTATCACGGTAGAATACTGCTTCCCGCAAGGTTGCTAAATTGTAGCGAGGGCCTTTTTGATAATCTGCGCCTTCTGGTGTAGCTTTACCTTCCTCGATTGCTTTTACAAGCATTGTGTCGAAAGAACCAACTTCAACGGTTGCATGCGTAATAGGCACAACTTCGCAATACATTTTAATGACATTGACGTTGAGTTCTTTCTTATGTTTAAGAGAGGGTGCAAGCCAGCCTTTGTCACGTTTGCGGTTGTCAAAGCGCTTTTGGCGGTAACGTAGCCTGTTTCTGCGAGTTCGGCGCATTCTACGGCAAGCATCGTGACAGCTTTTCTCGTCTTGCAATGTATCATATTGAGCAGATACATACTCGTGAGATTGGCTTTTCACACTGATGCCGATGTAGTTGTAACCGACGTCCTCACAGATTTCAATGGGTTGAATATTCGTTTCGCTGTCATACAGTAACTGAATAGTAAATGGATGATGCTTAATGATTTTTGCTTTTCCGTCTTTCAGAAGATGGCGTACCTTGCCAAGACGGATAGTCGGCATCAGGCGTTCACCGTTGTTGCTAAGAACACAAACGCAAGTGCTCATGCAAGGTACTCCTTTCGTAAATAATGAATCGATAAGTCAGGGCTTGCGCCCTGTGGTCCACATCGCCAATGTTGTTGTACTGTTTTACCTTTCGGTATGATGTTTGCACGTCTCCTACCCTCAGAGATTTTTAACAAACATCCGCAGAGCTCACCACTTGTGGAGCATGAGTAAGGTGCCTATATTATTAGTACACAACGTAGTTTCCTGCCGCTGGAGCAGCAGACTTAGGCTAATCAACCGGGCTTACGGGTTGCCCTGCAAGCCCCATCTATAACCAGCGGACTGGTTAAGGCGGGGTTGTTGACGCAAACCAATCCGATTCATCCTGGCCCTGCTCACCATAAAGATGAATAACAGGTGCCGGAATAATCAAAGCACGATACTCGTGCGTTTTGCACTGTTGTACAGCTTGTACTTGTAAGTTTTAACAACCATGCGCATAAATAGCGTCCTCCTTTCATTTGAGCTCTACTATTCATGATAGGCAATTCGCAAGCACAGGCAAACAAAAGCTGCCTATCCGAAGATAGACAGCAACTATTTTTTTACTTAGACACCTTTCACCCCACGACTAAAGTCGTAGAGCTTCTGGCTAACTTTTATAGCGATACAAATGCGTTAAGCACATATGAATCATTACAACATGAATGTGTCAATTCTGATTGTTACCCTCAGAATGTTTCTTTAGTGTTGGCCTTTCACCCCACGGTTGAAACCGTGGGCTTTCCCAGCCTTCATTTTGTAAAAGTCAGGAGCTTACCGTGTTCGCCTTGGATGTAGAGTTTCATGGCTTACTTTTCCTCCTTTTTCTTGTCGGCGTTCAGAATCTTTTCCAGAACGTCGTTATAAAAATCGTCAAGGAACAGACCGGTTTCTTCATCCGCTTCCGGAGCAGTGAAAACACCGTCTCCTTCAGCTGAATCCTGTACAGCGTCGAAGACACCGACTGCGCCCCAAAGCTCATCGGCCAGATGGTCATAGCCGAGGTCCTTTACTTTTGCCGAGAGGTCAATCAGCAGCATTTTCTGCCGAAAGAACTTGTTCATATCCAGGCCGATGTAGGGTTTTGCTGCAGTATTGTTTTTCTGAGACTTTACTTTGAAAATACCCCAGTCAAAATTGCTGTCTGCGCCGTACATATACCCGGATGCGAGGCAGAAGCCTTCAGCAGCACTGTCCTCAACGTTGATACCGACTTCATAATCGCTGCCGGAATCTTCATCCAGGTTAATCGCAGAGCCTGTTGCCTTTTCGTACTCTGCCTCAATGTCAGCTTTCATGGCTGCCAGCAGGGCGTTGAAATCGGTGTTCTGGGAAAGCAGATTCATGTTTTCGCCTTCCTGGTTTTTAATGAGAATGTACATAGTATTTACCTCCTAACAATCAAATCATGCTGTCAGACAATTTGTCGATAGCTGCCGTGATGGCTTCGTTTTCCATCTGAGCAATACGCTCAAACAGATGAGACCAGTCGATGGCATCATAGACACGCTTGACAAACGCATCATAGGTGCCACCGGCCTTCATCATTTCAATTTCAGACTCATAGCAGCCGGGCTCCTCAAGTATGAACTTGATATCGTCGGTTGGGTTGATTTGTATTGTTGCTTCGTACTCATTCATTTTAATTATTTCCTTTCTTTTATACGCAAAAAGGCGAACCACCCAAACGGGAAGTTCGCCTAAAGCGCATTGTTAAGTGTGCGAAGGGCAGGGCGCCTTTTCGATAACTGTTATCTATCGTACATTTTTGATTATAGGCCGTTCGCATAAATCCGCAACAAAAAACCGCCACCCAAATGGGCAACGGTAATGAAAAATTAAATTTCAGCGCAGAACATCGCGAGTTTCTGCCACAGCAGATAGGTGCTGTACCTCATGCGTACCTTTTCAGGAACACCAGTAACCAAACACCATTTGTGAGCAGTGGCTTTGATGCGGGGAATCTGCCTCTGTTCGGCTTCGGTAAACGTCTTGCTGTATAGTCTGCGACGGCGTCCGGAATTCCAAAAGGCTCCTTCCATCGTTTCGCAAATCAGAGCGTACGCCAAATAGCTTTGGGCTTCTTCGTGAGTCAATGTAACCATCGTTTTCATGGCTGTCACCCTGCCTTTCTCTCATTGCGAGCCATATGCAGCGCATAATCAAGCGCGTCAGGGTCATCGGCCAAGAATTTCGTTTTCTGAAGTGTACCAAGCTTGGGATGCTTCAGAATCGTATAGTTGCCATTGTTCTGGACAAGGGAACCTTTATCATAGACAAGCTCGACCTTTTCGGCAGGTACTGCGTAACGGCGAATGCGGTCACATTCATCCGCATAGTTGATGGGAGTGATATAGCCAACTGGCTTTTGTCCTTCCATCCCTGTCACAGTGACCAGAAAAGCCTTAATGGTCCGGGCTTCTTCCTCTTCCTGCTCATCATAGTATTTGAACGTGATGAACATGGGAGTATCTTTCTTGTACGCATCTTCCTCAGGGCAGAGATACGTTCCACAAGAGCGGCAGAACCAGAGCATCGATACGGGCTTTCCAGTTTCCTGCGCTTCTTTTGCATAGCGCTTAAAAATCTTTATGTCCAGCTTGAAATCCTCGGTGTAATGCTCAACCGTGCTTTTCACGATGAGTTTCAGAAAATTACAGATGGAAATAGCGGTCATAGTCATATTGGAAGTCATAATAAAAATCTCCTTTTTTAGTCAGCCATGACCTTGGAAACATTCATGTCATAGCGGTTGAATTTAGAAATATAGTCAAAAATGGTATTTACTTGAGCTTTTGTTGCGGTTTTGGTCTCATCCATATCGAGGAATGTATTGCCCATCGAAGGATTACGAATGGCAATCCAACCGCGTTTATATAGGAAATCGAGACCCTTGCCGCTCCAGTCATACGCCATATTGAGAACTTCATGGTCAGAAAGACCAAACGTTTCTCGATTGCGCATGATGATGCGGCCAGCCAGGGCAGCGTGCTCGCCAAACTCGCAGGCATACCAGGTGCCATCGGGAGCAATCAGACCATATTCGGTCAGCTGATGCTGAATGGGTCTATCACTGATATAGCTGTTGTACAGTCGCTGACGGCGTTCAACGGATGTGCCTTTCATGTTTGCTTCAATCCAAGAGGCAAGCTTGGTCCAAAAATCGGTTTTGTAGAATTCCGGGTTGGATTCCTGCTCAGGAAGCGGTTCGCCATTGAATTCTGCAACAAGGTCTGGGTGGGTAAAAAGCCATGCACCGTTGTTGAATGCATCAGAATAACCCGTTTTCCCATAGAGGAAGCACTTGATACCGTCATAGCTGCAATCGATATAATGATGTTTTGCATTGGTGCAGAGCGTTTCATAGCTATCAGTCATAGCAAAGCGGTCAACATAATTGAGCGGATGTGCAATCATATCCTCACGAATTTGATTGACCAGCATCTTGTGTTGAAGCTCCTCAACCTTCTGCCCGAGGGAACGAACATGAACATTGTCATCGACAAGTTCAAACTCATTGACACCAACAAGTTTTTTCCGGCCTTCGATAATGTCCTGGCAAACATGCCTTTTTTCTTCCTCGTTGCCACCCATCATGCAGGAGAGCAGCAGCTCCTCACACTTTTTATACGGCTTGTCCATATTCCAGAACCAGTCACGTGCAATGGCGGTGAGGAACTCACCATCCATACTGAAATGTAGTTGTTCACCCATGTTGGGTAACCTCCCCAATTGTTATGTGTTGTTCTCGACAAAGTCTTCGCATTCCTCGCTGGTCAAAACCACGCCGAAATAGGCAACACGCTTGACGGTGGTTTCCCACACGCGAACGGTGCGTGCCATTGGCTGAACGACCCAGGAATGACAGCGCCAGAGCCCGTCTTCGGAAAGAGCATAGCCCGTTGCAATAAAGCACCGGTCTTTGTTTTTATACCAAAGCCGTGCAGAATTGTAATGGCACTGGCAATCCTGGCCTTTCCTCATATAGCTGCTGCCATAAAAGAACCGGCCGCGTTTGAGGATTTTTGGGGCGTCTTCGTCAAATTCCGTCATGCAGACTTCATCCCCGCCAAATGTGAGGATTTTGTCATGCAGCTTCTTCATAGCATCGAGCGTTTGAGTGTCGAAACCAGAAGAGGTGTTGTAAATCTGGCTTTTGGTAAGCCGCATTTTCCAATCCTCGTTCATTGGGTTCCAATGAATCGGCGCGGACATCTGGTCAGGGGTCGTAATAGGTTTCAGACTGTTCCAGCCTTTCGTGCTCATTCCAACCCCTCCTCACGAGAACGCAAGGAACTCAGAATCTTTGAGTGCAGTTGATAGCGATTATCGCCGCTTGGCACGGAGTTACCGAGGTTTTTGGATACGAGAAGTTCGTCGAACGCCTTCAAAATTTTAGAAGTAATGACCGGTTTTCCCTGCGCACTCATGTGACTCAGCCAGAACTCGACATCCTCAACGAGATGCCAATATTCCATGCCGTACAGCATCGCGCCGCTTTCATTGTCTTTCCGTTCCCGCTCCTCATCTGCATCATCGCAAACGATGCAAATACCGTTTTCGTCGAGATAGTTCTCGAAGATATCGCAGATATCGGAGGCAACAGAACGGATATCGGAATTTGCCTTCACCTCAGGTTCATGCTGGACGGCTTCAACTTTGTACTCGATACTGTCGTGACGAAGTGACTCTTCGATACCATCAAAAACGATGTCCGCGTAGTCTTTATCATCCCGACACGCTTCGAAAATGTTTTTGACGGATTCGATTGCCTCTTTGGAATCGGAGCTTCCCTCAACAGAGAACTCCAAAGGAACCAAGGCAACAACTTTGTATTTATTTTTCATGGTTTTTTCTCCTTAATTTAACAGGATGCCGCAGCATTTGTTCAAGGCAAGTACGCTTGCAGCGAGAACAGCAACCTTCTCAAAGGTAATGCTCTCCGCAATTGCACAGACGCTCATAACAATGAGCAGAACAGCTGCCACAGCAGATACTATTACTATCTGATTCTTGATGCCGGTTTTCATGAGCTTTTTCTCTTTCTGTTTATGTCCTTATCGGAGCATATCAATGATTTTTCCAACCAACTCATCATTGGTCACGAACTGATTACGTCCTTTTGCGCCGAGCGATACAGAGGAGTAATCTTTCATACTGGCGGCATAGCGAACCATGTTCTTGTCAGACAAGGGCTGATAGCAACTCTTTTCAGTGCTGACGTAAACGCACTTATTGTTGAGAACGTTCTGAATGTGGCCAGAGCAGCCAACACGCTTACCGTTGATGATGATGTTGTGTAGGTTATGGGTTAGCATAAGGTCTTTGCTTTCGGTTTCTTTTACCTTTAACTGGTTCAAGAGGTTTCGGGACAGATAAACGGTTGTTTTCATTGTGATTTCCTCCTAATTCAAATGAAGTATTTGTAAGCGGCAGTTAAGCGTTTGCGGTACAGGTCTAACGTGGTCAGCCCTCCTGCATAGACTTTGCGGGAAGAGATTATCACGTTGGTTCCTGCTTCCATATGGGAGAAGAACATCGAAAGGCAATCTTCCAGGCTGTCGCTTGTAGTAAGAGTTTCGTACACCGGATACGAGTATTTGGCGGCCTTGCTGTATGTGCTATTGAGCTCATACACGAAGAACATCACCTGTCCCGTAACGGTGTTGGGGTCATAGCCATTGCCATAACACCAGTTGAAAAGGTCTGTCTTTCGGCTATAAGTCCATTGCAGGAGTCCATAGCCGCCATCCGAAGGGTTTTCGGCCGAGGCTTTAAGACCGCTTTCCATCGACATGCAGCCCATCACTGCGGCAGTACCGGCCTTGGAAAGACCCACATCCCGCAATGCTGTGTAGATGGCGTACTCATTGTCAGAAAGGTTCTGAGGAATCGTGTTCGTCACAGGTTCTTCTGCAGGTTCCACCGCAGTCTCTGCCGTCTCTACAGAGGGCTCAGATTCAGGCTCCGTCTCAGTCGTTTCCGGTTCAGGTACAGGCAGTACCGGCGCGAAAGGCGGCTGAGCGTTGAGCTCCCGAAGATGGACCTCCAACGGCGTGACATACTCGATATCGGAATCGTTAGCTGTCTTTACCGGCGTAGCATACGCAGGCGTCGAGAAAAAGCAGGCTATGCAGCCGATAATGGTGATAACGCTGAGCATGAAAGCGATGGTTCCGGCATAGAATTTCAATTTGTCGTTCATTGTGATTACTCCTTTAAATAAAGTTCCCGCCGACAATAACTGTCTGGCGGGATGTGATAGATGTTCGGTTGTTGGAAAAACTTCATGCTTCACGAACTACGATGGCGGTAAATCCGCTGTTGGCAAGATACCGATACGCTGCGTCATAGGCGTCGCTGAGCGTTGGGGCTTTAACATACCCGATAAAATCGAAGCAGATAACCATGCCGGAAAAACCTGGGTTACCGGCATAGATGGCGAAGCGGGTGTTTTTTGGAGTAAAATGTTTGGAAATAGACATAGCGGACCTCCTTATCAGTCGCTGTTAAAATGGGTGGATGACGGCTTCCTGAAAACAAAAAAGGCAGGCCCATCATGAAGATGAGTCTGCCTTGAATGAGAACAGAATTATGAATTGTACGAGCACGCGGTGTGCAAAGTAGATGTTATCTGTCGTACAACTTTAATACTATGGAATTCGCAAGGATGTGCAAGAGTTTTTGAGGTTCTTCTTTTTAGGCTTCATTGAGCCATTTCTGAGTGATATCCTTGATTTGATTCTGGAATTTCGGGTCCGGCAATGCTTTTCTTTCTGTCCAAATTGAATTTCGGACGATTGGGTAATCGTACACGACGCCGTCAACGATATAGGGCCAAAGAACAACTTCACCACCCACAAGCCAAAGTTTCTGGATTTTGACGGGTTTCTCGTATCTTGTGAGCCAGCATTCACTGGTCACGACAGAATCCGCCACATATTTCTGTGTTTCTTCCTCGGTCAAGAGATTCGGGTCTTCGTCCTTGATGTTGTACATTCGGACAATGAACGGTAACGGCATGTCCTTGGAGTATTTTTTGTTCTGACGCAGCTCAGCGAGCAGGAATTTTGAGACAAAATGCGCAATGCCGATGCTGGTCAGGCAGTCGTCAAGGGTATGCCCAAGACAAATTCTTGGGATTTCCTGGTCCTCCCCTTTCATCCGATTCGTTGGTATCTGCGGAACGACATCGTCCGGCAGGCATCCGGTGTCTGCCATGATATGATAAAGAATCATTGATGTTTCCTCCTGAAATAAAAAAATAGCAGGCCCTCAAGAATCGAGAGTCTGCGTTGTTCGCACGATGAATCATTCATTCGAGTGTGTTTTTATCGTGTAGTTGATATTTTGTTTGGCTTGTACACGTAGCCAGCCCAAACAGACATCGTTCAGAACGTCTTGTTATCAGGAATCCGCAGATACATCCAGGACTGTGGTGCTCGCTTAACGCCGAGCTCTCGCAGCGACATATCCATAGATTGGACATCAGAAACGTTCCAGCAATAAAGAGTGCCGGACTTATTGCCGTATGCAATCAGCTCATTTGCGGTAAGGCAGCTGTCCTTCACGAATTGAGCGGTCTTTTCGGTCACTTCCGTGCCAATAGCATATGCCGGAAGCTCACGCAGGCAATCGAGTGTATTGATGTCACGGCAAACAAATGCGGCAGTCACTTTTCCAGCACCACCGTTAGCTTTGGTTTCGTAGCAAAATACTACAAAAGGATAGCTAATTTCCCACGGCATAGTTTTTCGGACCTCAATAGTCTTTTCTCCGCTCAGAATTTTTTCAAGCCATTGCTTCTTGATGCTGAGAAGAACGGCTTTATTCGAGTTGATTTCAAGGGCTTTATTGATATTTGAATTAAGCATTGTTATGCTCCTTTCACACTTCGGGTATTTTTTATTTTTGGTGGGATTTCTTACTGACGCAAGCCCACGACTTTAGTCGTGGGTTATTGACTTGTTTTTTGAGCGTCACCATTTATGGAACGGGTTCAAAAGTCCGGGACGGTATTCGTTATCGACATACATCTTGATGTCGTTATCGTCCAGGGCATCCAAAATGTTCATCCAGCATTCCGCTTCGACGTGCATCTCACCGTCCATTTTCAAGGCCCTGTCGCACTGAACTAAGTCTGCGCGAAAAGAATTCACATAGAAGCAATCTTTTGCGGCAGCCGCGAACCTGGTAAAGCTGTTCTTGGTATTTGTGGTCATAGTATTCATCCTTTCTGAAATATTTTTGTTTCTAATCAATACATACAAAAAAAGAAGCAGGCCCTCAAAAGAGAGTCTGCTTACTTATGCATGACAGATTGTTAACTTAATGTTCAATTAGGAGGTAAGTGATGGTATCTGTTATGCAATTATTATTTTAGGCGGTTCGCACATTTGTGCAAGTGGCTTTTTTAGCTTCGTTTGTTTTTTGGCATCGCGTTGGTCCAGCCCTTAGATTTGTGTTTTTCAGAGCTGTCGCCTTTGAACATTTCGGATACTTTACTGCCATCGTCTTCCGCATGAGCAATATATTCAGCCGCAAGAATTTCATACTGTGCGCGGGAAATCCCGGTTTGCTCTGTAAAATTTATGAATTCATGTTCAAACGCCAAACTGAGTGTTATTAAGACGCGATTGGCAAGTTCTTGCCGGAATTCATCAACGGTGCCATCAAATTTTATTGTGCTGTCGTCCTCATCATCATTTGTGAAATCATCAGCCGCAGCATTGACGGCGTCGCCAAAGAAAGTGGTCATCTCGTATGCCGTATCCACAGGGCTGATATTCGGGATACCATTCTCATCTTTTTCGTTCAGTTTAACCTGAAGCAGTTCCTGTATGATGCTATAGCGCATTAGCAGTACTGACATTGTGCTGGTAGGTTCGAAGTTTTCGATTTCTTTTTCGAGCATCTTTTGCTTGTTTGCGACAATTTTGTAGTTTGCTTTCATGTGAAACTCCTTTAAGCGCCTAAAACCCGTCTAACGGTAGCAACCGGAACCTCACGTTTTCCTTCCGGCAGCACAAAAGTCGGCTCAATCCAGCGAACTTCCAGGCGTGTCCGGCCTTCTCCGACCCAATAATGATGCCAATGGGCGCGGCGGACGTGAGGTCTGACCGTACGGCCCGTGCCGGTTGCTGTGGACTTCTGATATTCCGTGCCAGAAGCCAGCTGCTTTTCAAAGCTCTTTCCGATGACAAAGCCTACATTGTAGGTCTTGATATTAACTTTCTTAGGTGTTGCACCGGGTTTGGAAACAAGGATGGGCCGCTTCTCTTTCGGGATTTTTACCTCTTTGATTTCAGCATTCTTGGATGCAAGGTAATAAGCTGCAGAAACCGCAACACGAAGATACGGCTCAATGCCGGCGTTGAATTCCCGCTGCTTTTCCAGCTCTTCTTCACTGAGAACGGCACCGGGTACATTTGAAATCGTGGCGTCATTGACAGTGGCGGAATCAGTTCCGTTCTGAAATGCCTGCTCACGAGCATCATTGTTGCGCCGATAGGACTCAATCAGCTTCTTGCCGTTGAGACACCACTGCATGCACTGGCAAAGTTCGATACTGTCAAAGTTTGGATTTGCCTTAAAAGGAACAATCAGGAAGAGTGTATCCACATCGTTCGGACCATGGGATGCATCGAACTCAATGTGAACAAACATCGCATCGTGATGAGAGCCAGCGGGCAGATTCATGACAAAATCCCTATATGGCAGCCGCATCATGATATCGGAATAAATCGGTGCGTCCTCAGTCTCTGCCAATGTTCTGAGAAATTCCGGAGCGAAATTGTACACGGTTTTTGCTGCACGCCAATAGTTTGCGACGTATGCCATCGAAAATTGTGCGGCAAGTTCCCCATCCATTGCATCGGCGGCAATCTGACCGTTTTGGATAAGGCGGTGCCCAAGTGGAATAAATTCTTTCACATAACAGTCATAGCCCTTATCCAGCAGCTTGTTGGCCCCAGAATTCAAAAGAAACTGACTGCTCTGCTCGGCATACCAAAGAGCGCTGTTCACAATTATATTGTCCACAATGATACCTCACTGCCAATACAGTTTTATTGTTCCGTCAGCAAAAAGAATCTGGCTGTACTCCTCGCCGTCAAGGACAATGCAGCGGTCCTCTCCGTGCTTGTGAGCGCCGGTACAATACACAGTTTTATTATCGATAGCCGGAATGGACGGTGCTTTTGCCAAAACCGACTGACCGTGCATGGCGCAGATGTCTAAGAAAGAAATGATGTGGTCGCCCACCCTGGAAGCCTCCAATCTAATTACAGTGCTCTAATTTGGAAAGAACCTTCAGCACGCGGCAATGGCTCGTCTGTGACTTTCAGAACGGAGCTATCTCGTTTCTCTGTCGCATATCGAATGGTTTTAAGAATCTCGTATGCCAGCTTGCTGTTGTAGGCAAGTCCTGAATTTGAAATACCAAAGTTCCCATTCCAACCAAGCCTTATCTTTTTGAGCTGTGGAATCAGAAGGTCACGGGCTTCGAGGACCCCCACCCCATTCCAGCGTGCATCATGATACGCCTGGAAGTGCTGCTCATCGTTACCAGAAATATCAAGTGCTTCATAGATGACGCCAAATTGACCCATCAAAACACGAGAGTATGTATCCAGCGCATCGGCAACGGCTTTCCAGGAAGAGACATCTAAGCTAACACTGTATTTATATGGAGCGTCCTTTCCCGGCAGTTCCCGTGCATGATGCAGCATGTCTTCCAAGATAGCGCTGCACTTGTTAGAAGAGTCTTTAACAGGAGCCGTTACGTTCACAGCTGTCAGAGCAGCACAAGCACTTGAAATGTCTGCTTCGCTTGCTCCATAAGCCTCTCCAACCTCTTTGCAGATAGAGGAAAAATCGTTGCTATAAAACGTTATCATGATGGCAAGAGCGTGCAGAATGAAGAAGTACTGCTTGCTCGTGAAATCAATGTACATACGGCAAAAATCCTTTCACTTTTTACTCTTTCATTATACCGCGATTCGCAATTTCTCACAACGGAAAGCGCTAAATGGTAACAGTTTATACGTATTTTTACAAGCAAAAAAGCCGCCTCCTTATGGAGGCGGCTGGACCCTTATTTTACAGCTTTTCTGATTTCGAGCTCGTGCTCATAGCAGCTTTTGCAAATCAGATAGCCAATGCCAATATCGTTCTGGATGGCCGCAGACGTATATGCGTTGTGCTCGTTGATGGTACGTCCGCACGCAGCACAATTGAGTTCTTCGTTGGCATGAACCATGATGTCGCAATGCCCGTTCTGAGGTGGGGTGTACGCCGTATATTGCTTCTTGATGAAATCGTATTTCTGCATTTTATGGCACTCCATTATTCATTGTTTTCTTTCGCTATTATATCACAAATTGTGGTGCTAAACAAGAAAACAGTCCCCCATAAATTTACGAACAATCGCTGACTTTGGAGATTGTGACGTTTGCTGAAGGATTTGTACCTTTGAGCAGTATCTTGCCGTTAGATTTACGGACCGATTCCGTGAACTTCCTCACCAAAGCCTTGCAGCTATAGATGAAACATTCTGCTCTCAAACTTTGGTAGGAATCCAATCCACAATTTGCGGAACAAAGTCGGCTTATCGGAATATTGCATCGGAATAATATCAAGGTATTTTCGATATCGTTCCGAACGGATGAATCAGTGGCAAATGAAGGCACTTTTGCTTTCTGGACAATTTTGTTGCTTTGCTGTATGATTAAAGTACAACAATTAGGGCAATACAAAAATCGATAACGGCGAGGTACTGATAAGATGGACGCGACAATGCAGACGGTTCTCCGGCTCCATGAGCAAGGTATACTTAGAAGAACCATTGCCAAACGTGCAGGCATTTCATTGCAGAAAGTGCGCAAAATACTGATTACGGCCGGGGCCTGGTCAGATGAAACATCAGAAAAAATCGGGAAGCTGCGTGCGAACGGTATGTCAGTTCCTGAAATCGCAGAAGAATTGGGTGTAAAAACCAATACTGTTTGGAGCTATTTGCCATACAGCAAAGGCATGTATAATCAAGAATATCCGACCATTAACGCCATTCGAGTCCGAAATTCGAAGCGAAAAGCAAAAGAAAAAGCCCTCACCTGCACGGATACCGCACAGAATGAGGGCAGTGGCGCTTGCTGAAGGATTCGAACCTTCGGACAGTCTCCCATCGTCGGTTTTCTGGACCGATTTCATCAACCACTCGAACAAGCAAGCAGATGGCGCAGAGGGTGAGATTCGAACTCACATGCCGCGATTTCCGCGACGGCAGCTTAGCAAGCTGCTGCCCTACCGTTAGGCGACCTCTGCATAATGCACCTTTTTGACATAGGTGCTTGTATGACCCCTGGCAGACTCGAACTGCCGACTCCACATTGAGAGTGTGGTGACTTAGGCCAACTTGTCGAAGGGGCCTTATGGTGTGTCGGACTGGATTCGAACCAGTGAACCGTAACGGAGCGGTTTTACAGACCGTTTGCTTTAACCTCTTGCATACCGACACATAGAATGAGGTATAAAACCTCGATGGTGCTTCCGGCTGGAGTCGAACCAGCTGCACGCGGCTCTTCAGACCGCTGCTCTACCAACTGAGCTACAGAAGCATGGTGACCCGTGTGGGTTTCGAACCCACAATAACCTCCGCCGTGAAAGGGCGGCAACTCTACCAATTCGTCCAACGGGCCATATATAGCCGCAATCCTGCGGCGAGGGTTTATGCGATGACTAAGATGTCATCTATCTTGGTATCCAGCATCGCTGCCAATATCACAAGGTTGTCGATGGTGGGGAGTGCTGTTCCAGCTTGCCATTTGGCAACTGCCTGCGTGGATACGCCGAGTGTATCTGCCACATCTTTCACCTTGATACCTGCTGCCTTTCGCAGTGTCTTAATGTTGGCACCAGTTTTCTGAATATCAATAGTAGGAACGTTCATTTTTCTTGCTGCCTTTCTGTATTGCAGGCAACAAAAAAGCTGCCTGCCGAAATCTCGACAAGCAGCTATGACATGCAGTTATCGCTTAGAAGACGCACCGCATCTGTACATGGTCTGTTTTTGCCTGTCGAGGAGTATGAGAAATAAAACTGCGTTCAAAGGACATGAACTCAGAATATTCGTAACTATACTCATACGACATGACATTAACAGTGTTGCACAGCATTTTGGGGTATCTCCTTTCGTTTCGTTCTGATATTATTATACCATGTTTTCGCAAGTTCGCAATCAACTTGTGGTTTAGTTTTTTGGTCTGTATACTCTCCAAAACAAAAAGCCGCCTCTTATGTGAGGACGGCTTTTCTTATTGTGGCAGGGGTAACACGACTCGAACATGCAACAAGCGGTTTTGGAGACCGCTGCTCTACCACTTGAGCTACACCCCTATATAGATACTCCAGCTGGGAGTCGAACCCAGAGTAAAACGGGACTTAAAGCCGCCGCGTTTGCCAGTTTCGCCACTGGAGCATATGGCGGGTTGTGCAGGATTCGAACCTGCGGCCCACGGTTTAACGGTCTGTTGCTCTGCCAACTGAGCTAACAACCCATAAATGGCAGTTGTTGTACTGCCGGACATGGTACTCCCCGAGGGATTCGAACCCTCAAAACGGTGCGGTTTGAACGCACTGTGTCTGCCAATTTCACCAGAGGAGCTTATGGCGGGCGTAGCAGGATTTGAACCTGCGACAAACGGATTAACGGTCCGCCGCTCTGCCTACTGAGCTATACACCCACAAAAGTGGCAGATAATGCTCTGCCGGGCATGGTGCGCTCGCGGGAAATCGAATCCCGAACACCCCGATTAAAAGTCGGGTACTCTACCGATTGAGTTACGAGCACTTGTCGCGCATCTTCCGTGCCTTGCTTATGGGAACACAGCTTTGAAGAATCTCACTTCCGATGCGCATGAAAGTGAGCGTTGGCCGAGAATGGTCGAGTCGAACAACCGTTGTCAGGGTGAATCCTCCCACGACTAAAGTCGCGGGCTTCCCGCTCCTTTTATGGGTGGCGGCGTTCTAACGAAAGATACGGTAATCCCTCAGCTCAGGCGTCCAGACGGAAGCCATCACCGCAAGAAAACTAATAACTCAGTTAGCATCTGTACATCTTACGCTGCTTGTGTACTGAGTTTTTTAAGCTCAGGATACAGAACTTTAAGCGTGGCAAGTGTAACTTGGATTCTACGCTCAACATCCGGAACATTAGCCGAAAGCTGAGACCTTACCATCGCTGGCAAGGGTTTTAGCAACTCTCTGACAAAGTAGCGAGCGCCAATATTGTAGCTCGCACTTAGGTCACAGTTGTATTGTTTGCCGCTTGCAAACGTTGCAAGGGCACGATTGGTTTCATCACGCTCAAGAGCACCACTGCCATCAAAGGCGAGTTTGCTTGTGCCCCAAGCGCAGATACGCGAAATCCGGATACCGCAGCGGTGTGCCTTCTGTGTCACATAATCCTGTATGGAATTACGTTTCCACATTGTCAGCTTTTGTGCTTTACTGCCGCCGTGCTTTTTGCCTGTAAATGACAAATGTTCAAAAACAATCACATCTACAGAATAAAGCACTGCGAATTCAGTAATGGCGGCGGCAACTTTTTTCGCTACATCATCATTCAAGGCTTTGACGTAACGCCACATAGCAGCAGCACTCTTAGGCCCATGTTCTCTTTGCTTACGCTTAATACGGTTGAGCACATGATACAGATGGTCTTTTTCACTTGCAAAATTGATAAATTTTCTTGCAATGACAGCTCCATCAGCAGTCATGATGCTACACACAGCGTCAGTATTGAGACCAAGGTCTACAGCGCAGATACGCCTATCCTGAATTTCAGTATCGGAGAGTTTTACCTCTTCCTCGAAGGCAAAGCGTAGGAAATACTTCCCGTACTTCTTTTCGAGTGCAGGAGCACTCTTCTGGCAATGTGACCAGTATTTCGTGATGTACTTCACATCGGTGGCACGCATTGCGATAGGAACCCAAACCCAATCGTTTTTACTGTACAGCTTTAAGTAGCACTGGTTGGGTTCGGTGCTTTCAGAAAACATAACGGTTTTATAGAAAGTTGGGAAACAGAATCTATCGCATTGGAGTTTTGGCTCATTGCCAACTTTGCCGTTAGCTTCCCAGTTCTTGTAGTTGCTACGGTAACTGCTTACAGAGCCGAGTGCTGCTTGAATAGCCGCTCTGCGCAGGTAACTAGGGAACTTATAAAACTTGGCATCGAAATCATATTTAGCAGTGCTGTATTTTGTAGTATGAATTAACTTCTCGGCAAAACTCTTTCGAGATTTGGCACCCTCTACTTTTTGAATAGAATCCCATTCTTTGTTAAAACAACCAATCAAGAAAGAAACGGCTTCGCGATAAATCTTTATAGTATTGTCGAACATTTTCTGCTTTTTGATTTCCACAGCATAGCTGGAAGTGATTTTCACTGCGAAGCCCCCTTTCATCAGTTTCTTGTTTTTTGAGATGCAATGTATTCTTGTACTTGTTTGCGCGTGTTATCACTGACGGTTGCAATAAAGTAGCTTGGGTTCCAAAGATGCCCGCCCCAAAGTTGCTTCTTCAAGTCCGGATTGGCGATAAAAATAGCTCTTGCACTCAAAAACAAAAAAGCTGGGAAGTCCCGGCAAACATGGCGGCCAGAGTGGGATTCGAACCCACGGACGTTTGCGGCGTCGCTGGTTTTCAAGACCAGTTCCTTAAACCACTCGGACATCTGACCATAAAAGGATGGGGCGGGACCGAAATCCCGCCCCACAGCAAGGAGAAAAACTATCGATTACCGTTAGTTAGAGGATGGCAAATTAGTGGATGCCCAGGGAAGCGGCATAAGCAGCTTCACGAGCGGCAACCTGTGCCTGCAGAGCAGCGATGGAAGCGGCATAAGCGGCTTCACGCTTTTCAGCAGCAGCCTGAGCTTCAGAGGTAGAAGCGTACTGGGGTTCATTGCCAGCCAGAGTGCCAGCATAACCCTTGACGCCATCAGCGCCCTTGACAGTCAGAACTTCGTGACCACAATGGTCACAGACGTAAACGTTACCCTTGCGGGTCCAGTTGTGATAGCCACAGCTGGTGCAGACGGTGTACTCATTGCCCCAGGTGCCATTGGCAATAGCGGCGGCAATTTCACCGTGCTCAGAGACTTCAACGTTCTTGCGAGGAGCGGTCGGAGTAGTGGTGGTAGTACCGTTGCCCTTGTTGGAGCCGGTAGAAGTGTTGTCCTTACCGGTGTTGTCCTTATCGGGGGCCACTACGTCGCCCTTGTCATCGGGAGTGGTGGTGCCGCTGTCGCCGGGGTTGGTGACATCGCCCTTGTCATCGCCCTTGTTGTCATCCTTGCCGTCATCGGGAGTGGATGCAGAAGTGGCTTTCAGGGTCAGGACGTTGTCGTGGATGTCGTCGCCCAGGTAGTAGAACAGGCGGTCATGGTTCAGGCTCTTGCTGGATGCGGTGTAAGTATCACCGGAATTCGTGGTCCAGGCTTCAACGCTCTGACCATCAACGCTGCCGGGGAAAGTGGCAGTGTCAGTTTCGGTCAGCACAGTGTTGCCGTCAATCTGATAGTTGATGGTGATGGAACGCGGATTACCTTCGGCCGCATAGCAGGAAGTGATGCCGTCAGCGGTGAACCACTGGTCAACTGCATCGTACGGCAGAGTGTCGCCGGGATAGTAGTTGTAGGTGTAGCCGCCGTGGCCCTGCAGGGTAATCCAGTAACCGTAGTCATACTGGCTTGCCGGGAACGTCATAGAGCCGCCCGGAGCCAGGTCCTGGGAAGAACCGTTGCTGAAAGAGAAATGATAGGTGTCGCCGGTGGCTGCGAATGCTGCGACAGGCAGACAAGTCGCCATCATACCGGCTGCTGCAATCCCTGCGATTGCTTTGATGATTTTCTGATTACTCATGCTGTGTACTCCTTTGCTTTTTTGATTTTTTCGTCTATTTATCTGCATTTATTCAGATACCGGTTTGAAAGAAATCAGCCGCAGCTTTGCTGCGTTGCCCACCATCTGCCACGTGGAGGCTTTCTCATGGATGGTTGACGAAGCAGATATGTGCTTCGCCAGTGTCGCAACCGTCTTCGCCACTCGACACAATTTCGGTTTGAATTTATCCCCGTAAAATCGCATGTCCATGCTGCGCGGAGAGGATAAAATTCTTCGTGGTATGGTTTCGGAGTTCCGCGCCTGATTGGCCGTACTACACGCAATGCAGTACAATACCCCAGATACCTTTGGCGAAAGGAAGCGAAAGGGTGTCTGGATGGAGAAGGGAGATGGCCTCGAACCATCGATACCCTGCTTTGCGGCAGGTGCTTTATCCAGCTAAGCTATCCCTCCATGATGGCGGGTCAAGCCCGCCAAATAGCGTTACGCAAACTGGAAGTCGCCGTACTGAGTCACGGCGCGTTCCAGGCGCAGAGGAATGGTTTTTGTGCTCTTCTGAGTGATGTCCTCGCGTGCTACCTGAACTTCACTCACGCCAGCCGCCTGCAGGACTTCATACAGATTGGAAGGACCAGTACCAGCATAACCGCAGGTCAATCCATTGACCTGAAGCGTGAAGCCGTGCAGATGCGGTGCCAAGCCGGGCACGAAATCAAGTTCGACAATGACCTCATCGCTCTTATCGTTCACACGATTGACCGAGATGGCGCGGACGTTCTGATTGCCAAACATTTCAATCAGCTTTTTTGCTGCTGCAGCGGTTTCTATGGTAGTCGTACCTTCAACATTGATAATTGCCTGTTCCATAAGTTTCATCTCCTTTCTATTATCGCTTCATTGGGTAATGGGGCTTGATGGCAGGTTCGAACTGCCGACCTGCGCGTTACGAATGCGCTGCTCTACCAACTGAGCTAATCGAGCACGATAGGGTGTTTTATGCTGGTCACCCCTTGAGCGAGAAGCCAACTCGCATCCAGCACCATTCGGCAGCCACGCCGATAGATTCTGTATTGTACCCTCTTCACCGTTTTCCGGTCTTATTCGCGACTAACACCGGGACTTTCGAATACTTTCAGGCACAGCACCTGTTTGTCTATTATTTTTGAGGCTGTCTCATCGACATTCGGACAGCGGACCACAAGTGGACCATGCTCACCAAGTTTAACGTCGTGGGTACGGTGACTGCGACGTGTGGAGCAAGTAGCGGGGGTCGAACCCGCGTCTCCGCCTTGGAGGGGCGGAGTATTAGCCGTTATACGATACCTGCATAAGATTGCGGGTGAACCCTCACTTAGCCCCGCCATGACATCCGTTTAGTAGGTCGTCATCCCCGGATGTCATCTTCACACCACCTGACAATCTTGCGAACCTCATCGTTGACGATACGCGAGAATCCAAGAAAGCGCTTGGGTGTTGGTCAACTTCAAATTTTGAGCCCTGTCGTTGATTCCCTGTCAAATCGGGTTAACGGTTGTCGTTGGGCTGTGTGTGAGACTGCGGCGAAACTTACCAGTTGCCGTGCAGCAATCTCGCCTTTACGGCTGTGTCGCGTCTGGATGCGCCCCGACTTGACGGGGATGCTCGTACGTTTGCATGCTTCTAAGACATTCGTCAGCAGCCGCAAGAGCCGCTGTCCGCCACCCGCCACGAGGAGGCCGCCTTAATGGGTGGCATGCTGTCCGCCAGATGTTGTGTATAGCATCGTATCATGTGATTTCGATACATCCAACGGATAGCGTCTGGAGCTGGAAATCGGACTTGAACCGATGACCGACTGATTACAAATCAGTTACTCTACCAGCTGAGCTAAACCAGCAAATACAAACATTAGCCAGATGCCCGGAACACGGAAACATCTGTTGCCCACCGTCCGCCGCGTGGAGGCTGTTTGCTTGGACGGCTGGCGCGGAGTTACCCGCGCCAAAGAAAGGAAGGATATTACTATGAAACGGATGATTTTCACGCTTCACCTGTGTCAGCTCAAATGAAGCCATGCGACCAAGATTGGGGAAAGGAAAACCTTGATGTCTCAGGAGCCGTTCCTCTTCCTGAGAACAATTGTATTATACCATATATGTGGTATCCGGTCAATGAAAAGACACAATATATAGTGTCTAAATTGTAAACAAACATTAAGATACCACTATATCTAGTGGTTGGGGCAAGCGCATCACAAATGCCTTGTGGTTCCGGCAGATTGCAGGAAATTCAGCAAATCTTTGGCCGAGCTGACCTGTGAAACCACTGCGCCGCTCTTTGCGTATAGGTCAGCAATGGAATCACCCTGTCCCCATTCGTCCCGTGGTTCGGCTTTCTTTTCAGTGACCTTCTCCTGCCGGAAACACCTCGTACACGCTGACATACAGCATCCCCGGCTTGTAGTCAGCGTACTCAACCAAGCGTTTTTGGTCGTATACTTTCACGTCAGAGTTATCGTCCGCTGTAAGCCAAAGATATTTCACATGTTCGGCATAGCGCGGGTCTTCGATACGATAGCTCTGCCCCTCTTTGATTTTCAAATGACGTGCATTTGCTTGGGCACGCGGAAACTCAACGAATGCGCCGTAGTCGCCAATCACGATTCGGTTATACCCGCTGGCAATGACCGTGCCACTTCTGGTTTCGAGTTTGGTCGTATCGCCGGACATATTGCACCATTCCGGCAAAGTTTCTTCAAATTCTGCCCGCACATCCTTGAAAAAGGTACGTGGGATGGGCTTGTACTTGTATTCGTCGGCAAGCTGCTCTTGAAATTTGAGCATTCGAATGCCGGTCTCTGAGATTTCATGCTTCATCATTAACTCATCCACTTCTTTTCCCACTGGTCGTATTCGGCAACTTCCCGTTTCACGGTTCTACCGTCTATCTTATATATCGTGATACGTTGTGCATGGTTTGCTGCGTGCTTTTGCAGCTGTTGCAGGGCCTCTTCCTCAGAGTCCGTTTGCTTCATCCAGAACAACTTTCCCCTGCTCACCGTAGTCACCCGTATAGCTGCTTCGGATGATTCGTGCGGCACGGTCGTTCTCCTGCTCTTCGTAGGCTTTTACAATAAAATCGACGTAAGTTTTGAACTTCTGCTCGTCACCTTCACGATGCGCTTCAATGAGTTTCCCAATCGTGACAACGTTGATTTGGTTCATACTTTTTTCTCTCTTTCTACTACAATTATACTCTTCCGATAAACTGAAATGTGATTTCTTGACGATTGTCAGCGAAAAATTCATAATTTGAAAGGGCAAAAGCTGAACGTTGGAACGTCTGAATCAGGGCTTTCAACCTGGTATTTGATGACTCTTTTTTGTGCCCCTAAAGCCTTGTATGTCTGCTCAGCGTTCACGCATAAGCCGTTGGCAAAGAAGAGAGTGGAACCATTGCGTTCACTGATATTTTCGGCAGAATACATTTTTGGCTTTCTGATTCCGGGGTCGAGATGGATTCCACCGCGCATCAGCTTTTCAGCATAGAACCAGACATCAACGCGGGAGAAAATGTAAAGCAGCTGCGTGGTCCTGAAATAATAGAGAATCTGGTCCGCACCACTCCTGTATACCCAGCCCGGGGTGTGCCATAAAGGGTCGATGCCATCCCGATACCGCCGCGCTACCCGTTGTTCGTTCAGAGCGTCAGGCACCATGGAGAAGTAGTCCACCGAGGTTTCCAGGTAGAAATTTCCGGTATTGTGACTGTCCACTTTCGCTTCCAGGCCAAAGGTCTTACCATTCTTCTTCCAGACAATGAAATCGGTATCTTTGTCTTGATATGATTTATCCTGAGTCACGTCATCGTAATGGCTAATGCCATGATTCACTTTGATAATCGGGTCGTTAAGGAATTTGCGAGCCAAGTCTTCTCCGAATTTTCCCTCATCGAGTTGCTTTGACATCTTAAACTGACGAGGGCTTTCTTCCCAGGCTATCATACTTTTACACGGCATCTGCCGAATTTTCAGGCAGCTGCGATACGATATGTGCAACGATACGTTCTGTACAGGCATTGACAACGGCGCTGGCAGTCCGCTGTTCACGCAGCGAATGGCAGAGTTCGTTGAGTTCGGATTCCGTGAAGGGATAATCTGCCGAAGCAAGGAACTTCTTGCACAGTTCTTTCATGTCATCGTCGCCTAAAGGCTTGACGCGGTGTTTGAAAGTGAATCGGCGAATGAGGGCTTCATCCAAATTATCGACACGGTTTGTGGTGCCGATGAGAATGACATCGTTTGGGAGCCGGTCCAATTCCTGCATCAAAGCAATGGTGACACGGCTCATTTCAGCGACGTCATCACGGCCGCCACGGCACATTCCGATGGCATCAATTTCGTCAACGCAGAGAACGCAGGGCGTGCGTTTTGCGTAGTCGAATACTCTGCCGATATTTTGCTGTGTACGACCAAGAGCAGAATTGACAAGGCCAGAGAATTTCAGGAAAACAAACGGTAAATTCGCCTTGTGTGCAATGTAGCGGGCCAATTCAGTCTTACCAACACCAGGAAGGCCCGTCAAAAGCAAAGAGCAAGTATAGTGGATGCCAAGCTCCTTGATGGCTAAAGCTGCTTTTCTGGTGGCCAAGAGCTTGTTGATGACTGTTTCTTCCTCCTCGCGGAGCAGGAACCGGCTCTCAGGGAAATTCGTGGCATCCTCCGCAATCAAGAGGTTTTCCAGGTTGGCGGGCAGCTGAATCAGTTCCGGTTTCAGAAGATTCAACTTTCTGAGTTCGTTTTCTTTGAACCTGGCGTCCTTTTCGGGTACATTCTTTTCAAGCATGATTCGGCACTGAGTCTGCGCGTTTCGAATATCGCCATCCACCACAAATCGAATTAAATTACGTACGTCGTCTGTCATTTCATTTCCTCCTAAAAAAGAAATAGGCCGCCAAATGGCAGCCTGTTAATATGAGGTTATATTCTGATTTTTGTTTCTACTGCAAATAGTGTTTACCGTCGAAGCAGAGAGATTATATTCAGTGGCAAGCGCCTGCACCTTCTCGCCTTCCCTGTGGCGTTTAGCAATCAGTGCATTACGTTCCGTGTTTTTTCGCGGACGGCCGCGTTTCTGTAAAATTTCAGCTCTGACATTTTCATGATGAAACGTTTCATAAATCGCCGTTTTAGAGATTCCGTATTCCTTGGCAATAGTGCTGACCGAGACCCCTCTTTCGATTTTGCTTCGAATATCGGAATTCCTTTGATTGGTCTTGTCTTTCAGCGCCTTGTGATAGTATTCCTGACAGGTTTTTCCAATTTGGCGCATGTCCTTGTAAAGAGTGGATTTTGAAATACCGTATTTCTCACAGATGTCTTTTGAGGACGTTCCTGCCTCATAATCCGCAAGAATCGCCTTGCGCCTTTCATCCAACTTTTTGGAATTTGTATGTAAATGCCCTGCAAGGACGGTACGGACACTGCTTCGAGACAAAAAGTATTTTTTGGCGATTTCCTTATCAGTCATTCCGGCTTTCGCATCTTCCAACATAGCCGCATTGCGAACTTTCGTGGCAGCAGACTGCTTTTTCTTGTTCTTCTTAATCGTAGCTTGAGTGTATTCAGAAACAGTATAGTAACACTGCTGATAGGTCACGCCATGCTTCTTTGCGATTTCAGCAACCGTCATCCCGGCTTTCGCATCTTGAATCATAGCTTCGTCGAGAGGTGCTCTTTTTGCTTTCTTTGCAAGATTCTTTTCTTTTGCTAGGTCTCTCACCATGGCATAGCAATAAGAGCTTGAAAAATACGTTTCCTTGGCGATTTCCTTGACAGTTTTGCCAGAAAGATACATTTCCCGAACCTTTTCGCGGTCTTCTTTGACCTGCTGCTTCGCAACATCTTTCTTTGATGCAGCCATGCAATTATTCCTCACTTTGACAACTTTTACTTTTCCCTGGGCCTGGACTATACCGCTTCATGGCGCGATATACGCTTCCCTTTTTGAGCCCGTATTCTTCCGCAAGCTCTTTGACAGAAACGCCATTTTTGTATTTCCTGACCATCTCGGCGTTTCTTTTCTTGCCAGTCTCGATACGGTTTTGGCTGTGGATTTGTCGGCCATTCTTTCCGTGCGCATGAAGAATCCGATAAAAGAGCGTTCCACTGATGCCGTATTTTTCCTGAAGCTCCGGAGATTTTGCGCCCATCTCATATTCATGAATCATCTGGGTTTGCCAGGCTTTCTTCTTTGCTTTCCTCTGCCGGGCCTGTTCTTTGTAAAAGTCCTTCAGACTATATCGGACAGTAGAAACACAAATTTGATACTTTTCGGCCAGCTGTTCCTGGGACATACCGTTCTTGGCATCCTCCAGCATCTTTTCATTTCGCACCCTGACTTTGTCATGAGTTAGACACACGTGGGTAATCTTGTTAATCGGCATTTTCGCTATTCTCCTTAGCTCTGGCTTTTACGTTATACTGGTAAATCCCATTTTGATGAAGGATAAGATAACCTAGTGAAGGGCTGATATTTACCTCCCTGCTCAACTCGATAATCGATTTTCGAGGATTTTTCTTGTAAGCATCAAGAAAAGTTTGGTTCCGCATCTTTTTCTCTTTTTTGAGAGCCGTTTCAATATGATTGTATTTTTGGCTTTCGTACTCTCCGCTCGAATGCAAGATTGCATAAATACGCTGCATGGAAATGCCGTACATCTTGCCCAATTCTCTGGCCGTCATACCGCCTTTATACTGTTTAACAATTTGCTCATTTCGAGTGGTAAGTCTCTTCCTCTTTTTTTCAAAATAACGAGGCGGCTCCTGCGTACCTTTTAGAATCTTGTAGCACATCGTTTCTGAAAGATTATATTCCCTCGCGATTTCTAAAATCGGCTTTCCATTTTTGTAATCTTCGATGATGCTTTTATTGCGGTTCATGCGTTCTTCTTTGTTTGACATAAAGCCTCCGATAAAAAGAAAGAGCAGGTTCAAAACTGAGCCCGCCCTAGCCTTTCGGTCGGATTTTGCCCGACCAACGATGTTTTTTGATGCCTTTCGTTCTATATTTTGTATTATATGCAATTCGCACAGATGCACAATGTTTTTCTTTCTGGTAATTTATGGAAAGTGTTGCGCAAAAAAATAAGACCACCACCCTTTTTGGGGCAGTGGTCTTGATTGCTATTGCTTTTGAAAATCAATCCAGTAGTTTTCCGGCCTTGTATGAGTGGTACAAATAGCTCGGATTACAATAGTAAGTTGCAGTATTAAAATCTGAGATGTCATCGCTAATGAACGAGGAAAATACATCAATTACATCCTGGACACTAGGAGTGCTAGTACAGTCAAAGATGATGCGCTGGTACACTTTTCCGATATCTGTATAAGATGGAACCTTGTAATGGCAGTTAGACACCGTATCATACGTTCCTTCCGGCACAGGAAAAAGCTCACAAATTTCATCGGCAGATTGCTCAAAGCTCTGGCAGTGAAACACATCCGCTGAGTCGAGAATTGCCTTGACTCCGTTTGTGCCAAGAGCAGAAACCACATCCTTGCGATGATTCCTCGTAACGCGGCCGATATATTCAATCAGGCTGCAGGTATAAAAGACATCGTTTTTGCTGTAGGTTGCAGTTTCAGTCATACTTCAATCGCCTCCTTAAAAGAGAGACATTTCAAAGCGACTTCCGTGTGAAAGCTGATTTGATGCGTGGGATGCTTGAATTTTGCCAACGCCCAAAAAGCTTCACGGCTAATATCACCGCTTAGAAAGTCGTTGACGTAGTTCCAAATGGTGTCATCCGCCATGGGTCCTTCCACAATATCATAGTCATGATGTTTGCCCGAGCGACATATAGCAATAAAATCAAGCCACTCATCACTCATTTCGGGGAATTTCTTAATATTTAGCATAGGAGATTCTGTATATTCAAACACGTTGACAATACCACGAGACCTGCCTTTTTTTGACCAGCGAGCGGCTTGTTCGTAGTTGCTAGTGCAATAGAATCCCCATGAAAAATCTTTGGCGTACCTTGTTTTTCTGACCTCAGGGTTGCGGACTATTACATCGCTGCCATGATACAGAACCATTATTATCACTTCCTTGCATATATTATACTTGTTTTTATGTGTTAACACAATCATTTCGTATGATTTTGGTTCCTACGCTTTCTGCTGAAAGAATCCGAATCAAAGTTTCGTTCTAGGAGTATCAGCTGTTCGATTCACCCGGCAGCCACTGCTGCGGATAAGCACGAAGGCGGTTACTCGGCACGCAGTCATTCAGAGCAGAGTTCTCAGCAAGCGCCATATCAATGATGTAGTAATCATTGCCGTTGCGCATTACATCGACGCTCCACTGCCCTGTCAACTCAATGCGAGGAATAACCTTCTTCAGTTCAGCCAGAACAGTTTGAACGCTTTCGTGGTAACGCTGGTTCAGAATGTCTTCATGCATCTTGTAGACAACATAATCATGGCGTTCCTGTGGGCTGCTGACTTTTTTGAATTCGTTCTTCATAACATCGCTGCGCCAATAAGGACTTGCGCCAAGGATTTCCTTTGTATCAAAATCCACAAACACGCGATATTCAGTGTGCAGCGGCAAACCGTTGTAGATGGTGGGGTTATTTTCTTTGTCCTTGATGTATTCTCTGACGACCCACTCGTTCGTGGTGTTCGCGCCGTAGAAGCAGCGATTGTTCAGAGGGGATGCCATCGAGCATGTCAGATGATTCAAAAACAAGAAATACTCGCCCATCTCATTGATTTCCTTCGGGTTATGGATATGAGCGTTGCGGAATTCGTATTTGGAAGAATACGTGCCCGTTTTGATAAAATAGTCTTCGTATCCATCAAGATGGAAGACTTTCTGGCAATAACGGTTCACGATTTCCTTTGTAACGGGATTCAACGTCTCGAAACCAAGGCGGGTAAGCTGCAGCATGGTGATAGGTACGCGAAGAATTTTTGTGTCCGGAACCTTGAAAAATGCGCTGCCGTACAATCCCTCTACCAGAGGAGGAAACCAGAAGCCCATAGAGTTGGGGTTCATCTCAAGCATCTGATAAGTGAAGTCATCAAGGTCGAGGATGTCAAGACCTTGACGGAACATGTTGTAGTAGAACATTTTTGTGCTGTCGTTCTTTGCATTCTTGTAGCCTGCGTAGTTTTGAAGCAGTTCCTTGTACGACGGCTCAGAAATGTCAATCTTCATCAACTTTCCGGTGAGCTGCGGACGGAGTTCTTCGGGGTAGCGTTTCAACTCCTCGTTTGTAACCTCTGTCATAAAGTCGCGGTTGGCAGAGTATGTCACATAATAGCCACCGCGTTCCGCGTTGTAGATGTACAGACGCGTTTCAAGCACCAGTTCTGTGACGATGCGGTCAATGAGCGAATTGAGTTCCGGTGGGAAGTAGACCTTTTTGTCGAGAATTGCTTTGACTGTAGCTGTATCCCACTGGAGCATATTTTCATGCAGCTCTCCGCTTTCAAGAACCTGTGTCTTATAGACCTCATCAAAGGTTTTGAGGGCATCAGGGTCAGTTTTGAGCATTGCTGCAAGCTCCTCATAGGAAAACGGCTTATCTTTCTTATCGGTTAAGATGGCGCTGATTTGTTCAAACATGTCTTTTGTTTCAGTCATTTGTGGTCTCCTTTTCTAAAAAAGCCACCGTTTCTGTAGGAAAACAGTGGCAATGTATAAGTGATATGGTTTAGCTTGCAATGTACAACTCGCTGTTGGAAATGTTCTCCAGCCAGTTTTTGTTCATTACATTACCAAAACGATATTTCTTCTGCGACTTGTAGGACCAATCGCAGCCGGAAACGACATCACCGATGGCGTTCAAGTACAGCTCGCCGCTGTAAAAGTCGATATCGCCGGTTTTGTTGAATTCGTATTCGAGCTTGTCTACATGAGGTTCACGCTTCTTATAGATATTCGAATCGAGATTCTTAGCACGCCCTTCGTTCAGTAAATAAGCCAGATGAAAGTCCGTTACCTTATCGTTACGGTTATATTTCAAGCCACTAAGGATACTTTTACTTTCATACGGGATTACTTCGTGGAAGTTATCACTGCTGATGCAAAGACCGCACATATAGTCATCTTTTTCATCGCAGTAGGCCCACCACTCCAGACTCGCCATAGCAAGGTCAGCCATCTTATCGACAGCTTTTCCGTTAGTGACCATGTAAAAGCTTCCAACGGCGATACCGCGCTCTTTGACAGCTTTCAAGGTGTATCGAATTGCCGGTATATTCAGAGAGATTTCCCCACCGGTAAAGGTAAGAGAGCTGATATAAGCTCCCTTCTCAAAGTTGTCGAGAAAAGCATCGATGTATTTCTCCTGAATATCGATGCTTTCGGCATCTCCGCGCAGGCAGTGCGCACAGCACATATTGCATCGGCGCGTAACTTCTATGAATACGTTGTTTGCGCTATAAATACGCACTTTTTCATGCCCTTTCTGTTATTCTTCCTCGCAATCCTCGTAGTCGTCCATGAAGTTCTCGTTGCGGTCGACGACAACATTCACATCCGGCGGAGCGATTTTAGTCAGACCATAGTTCAAGAAGAACGAGCCGGGAATGTCATCGACATCGCCCCAGTTCCAGCAACCACAGTTGATTTCCAGCTGTCGTTTGCCTTCATCCGTCTTGAGATAGTCCTTGACAGCACTGCGCAGGACCGTTTCGGGGTCACGGATTTGCTCCGGATTGTAGCTAAACTGAATCAGTGTGCATTCCGTTGCGGATAAGCCAATGACCTCATTGGCGACGATAGTGAATACTTCCATCGTAAGTTCCCTCCCCTCACGCGTTGACGATACCGCCGTGCTTGGCCAGAACCGCGTCTACGGTTTCTACGGGCACATACCCGTAGACCGTAGCCAGCGGTGCCTCGTCGTCTTCAGCAAACGGCAGAAACTCTTCGACCTCCTCAGACAAGTAGCCGAGTTCGACCTTAGAGTAATTGCCGTCCGACAGGTCTTCGTTCGGTATGCAGTAGTGCATGCCGCTTGCCTGAATCGACAGGGTGAAGCCGTCTGCACAAACTGCTTCCGGACGAAGTGCAGCAGTACCAAAGATGGTCTTGCTGAAGGTTTTGCGGAGAAATTCGTTGGTATTGAAAATAGCCATAGTAATATGCTCCCTTTCTGTGTGTGAGATGTTTCTTAGATGTACTTTTCCCAGAAGCGCTCGAACTCTTCGTCCGGCATCTGGGCTTCGGTTTCATCCATCACGCGGTCGTAAGTATCGCTGGAAATGTCGGTCCCGACAAAATCAGCAACAGCCTCATGTCCGCGCTTCTGGATGGCATCTTTCAGGATAGCCCAACGACATTCGTAAATGGCATCATCCAGCGTTTTGTTGCCATCAGGCTGCCAATACTCGCCTGTCTGCTGAATTCTATAAAACTCATCCAGCGCATCATCAACATTGTTTTCGAGAAGAATATCGTCAATAAAATTGATAGGATAATCCTTGCCGTTGATTTTCACTTCTGCATAACTGAACGAGTCATCATCATCGGGGCTTGCGCAGCATTCGACAGCAAAAACTTCATGGGTTTTGCGGTTGGCTTTGCATGGCAGATTGAACATTGCACCGGAATCAAAGCAGGACTCAATGCAGGCATTGACCACATCGCTTACGGGAGACTCTGCAGCCTCCTGATATTCCGGCATGTGCCAGATGTCGATGCTTGCCTTGTTGGTATCCTCAATGTTGCGGACCTTCAAGACACGGACACCCTTCTTCTCCATGTGAATGACGGCACGGCACAGGTCCACACGGATTTCGTGTGAATCCATAATGGTGCCACGGTCATCCTTAGGTAGGAAGATTTCGATAACTTTGTTGATATCGGGGGTTTCGGCGACGAAATAGACTTTGTCATCGTGAATTTTGAACATTGCATTACGCTCCTTCTTGTTCATACAAAAAGGGCGGGCTCCCTAAAAACAGGAAGTCCGCCCTTTAAGCGAAATTGTGAATGTACGAAAGGCATAAAACCCTTTCGATATGGAATGTTATCTATCGTACAATTTTTATTGTAGTCGGTTCGCACAGCTTGTCGAGTAAATCAGGTGCAATTTTTATGGTTTGCAAATCCCACACGCCGAATACCCTTCCTGGATGAGCTCATCGCGGGGCCCCATATAGTCGATTCGATTCTTTTGACTCATCGATTCGACTGCAGAGCAATCGGGTTTGTGAAACTTCATAGTGCTCGTGTTCAGAACGTATGTCTCGTCTATGACAAGTGAAGCTTTGTCCTGTTCATCCTTGGAATCTGCAGCACTACCGGCTTCAATCCGATTTTCATCATGATATTCACCGGAAGTGAAACTTACCTCTTTGCCATCCGAGGTGCAGTAAATATCACCCAGCAGGTCTGTGCGATAAACCTCGACACCTTTGTTTTGCAACTTGTCGAGTGTTTCCTGATGTGGATGACCGTAACTGTTCCCTGTGCCACAAGAAATCACAGCATATGTTGGATTTACCGCATCCAGAAAAGCCTCTGAGGTAGATGTACTTGAGCCATGGTGCCCTACTTTCAGAACTGTTGACTGAATGTCTTGTCCCGATGCAAGTATCACGTTTTCCGCTTCCTGTTCCGCATCTCCGGTAAAGAGGAACGAGGTGTCTCCATAGACAATACGCAAAACAATCGAAGTATTGTTCGTGTCATCGGGAACAGAATTAACACCAACTATCGTGAATTCCGCTTCCCCCAGAGTGTAGGTTTCACCCACATCCGGTATCGTGATGCCTCCGCCTTTTTGCTCCGCGTAGCTTGCAAAGTCCCGAAATGCTTTGCTGTCGTATTCTGTCACAGGGCATAGAGTCATGTTCGCAGTGACGGCCTCAAAAGCACCGGACAAGCCGCCGATGTGGTCTTCGTGCGCGTGAGTCCCAACGACATAATCCAGGTGCCCATCGGTTTCACGCTGCATAACAGAATATAAGAGGTTAGAATCATCGACATTACCGCCATCAATAAGCATTGAGTGGCCGTCGCAGGTGATAAGGGCGGAATCCGCCTGCCCTACGTCTATAAAGTGAATGGTAAAGCTGCCGTCCACCGAACCGCCAGCCGTCTGTTCACTGCTTGCAGTGCTTTCTGAGACGACCCCGGTGCTGGATGGACTTTCCGATATTATCGGATTCTGACCGCAGCCGGTGAAGCTGAGTGCAAAGAGCGCAGCGATGATTGCCGCTGTACTCCGTAAAAGCTTGTTTTTGATTTTCATGAATTCTTCTCCTTTCAACAAAAAAAGCGGACCTACCCCGCTATGGGATAAGTCCGCTTAAAATACAGATTGTGAATCCTACTGATTGCTTAGTATCTGTTCACACTTTACATTGTACGGCGTTCGTATATTTTGGCAAGCGCTATTTTTCGCCAAACTTAATGTCGATATATACAATCTCAAAGCACAACGCAGCGCTCAAAATAAATCCGAAAACAATGTAGGATGGATGAGTCAAGGACCAGCCAGGATTCGCTAGATACCCATGCCAATATCTAACGTTAAGTACAAAAATAAACACCGGCAGAATTAGATACCAGATGCTTTCCAGCACAATTTTGATGTCTTTTCGCATTTCACTCGCCTCGAAATTCGAGCGGAATCATGGTCCGGCGCTTTTGGCTTTCTGAATACCAGATAACGCCAAATCCGACCAGGATAGCGAAAATGATGATTTTCAAAAGCTTCTTCATTTATTTCTCCTTTTATGCTACGGATGCAAAGATGTCACCGCAAGGGCAGTTATAAAACATTTTATACCGACTTGTCACGGCCGATATATCCCAATTCTTAATATCTCTCGGACTTCCAACTTTTCACGGGTTGCCCCGTTACTCAGTATGGATTTCTGCTTCATAGAGCGAACTTACCGCAGGCCGCAGCCCTTGATAGAGGCTCACTCTCCACAGACTTTAAGATTCGGTCGTCCTGACCGTACTGTTCGCATGTGGTTATGAGGCGGCTGGCATAGCCAGCATGTCCATTCCTTTCTTTAGAATATTTTCTGCTGCATTTTTATCCCTATCGTGTGATGTATTACACTTCGGGCAGACCCAATGCCGCACATTGAGGTTTTTAACCTCTTTGTTTTGGTATCCGCAGCAGGAACAGGTCTGGCTGCTTGGATAGAATGTTGGTACTTTGACAACTACTCTTCCTGCCCAACTGGATTTATAATCAAGTTGTCGGAAAAATTTTCCCCAAGAAGCGTCAGAAATACTTTTAGCAAGGTTATGATTACGAACCATACCCTTTAGTCTTCTACACAGATGATTTGGTTTTCTTTCACCAGTGTGGACGACAACTTATGTAGGGTATCTTTTCGTTTGTTGGTTATTTTTTCGTGGCAGCGAGCCACCTTGATGCGCTGCTTTTCCCAGTTGGCAGAGCCTTTCTTCTTGCGTGACAGTTTTTTCTGCTCACGCTTTAGTTTAGCTTCCGCTTTCTGTAGATACTTATGGTTTGGATGCTCGTTTCCATTGCTGTCAACAGCAAAAGATTTGATGCCAACATCCAAGCCGATAGCGGCATTCTTAACAGGAAGCGGTGCTACTTCTACTTCGCAAAGAATGCTTACATAGTATTTTCCGCTTGCTGAACGACGGATTGTTGCCTTGCAAATACGACCTTCAATGTTGCGGCTTTTGCGATAGCGCACCTTTCCAAGTGTAGGAAGCTGAATGTACTTATCGTCAACTTTAATGCTTTTTGCTTTAGTAGTTGTATAACTTTCTTCTCCTCTTTTTCGTTTGAATTGAGGGAATCCTTTACCGTCTTTGAAAAAGCCTTTATAGGCATTATCTAACTGACGACAGCTATATTTGAGTGCTTGGCTATCCGCTTCAGCAAGCCAAGGAAGATAGGTCTTCATCTGAGGAAGTAGATTTTGCGTATCAATATAGCTCATGCTTTCGCCGCGCCGCCTATAGGCTTTTATTCGCCTATCTAATATAGAGTTATATATAAAGCGGCAGCAGCCGAGCGTTTTATTGATTTTTACTTCCTGCTCTTCTGTAGGCTCTAGCCGAAATTTATAGCCTTTATGTACTTTCAAGGTGATTCACCTCCTTTATGAATTTTTGTACTTGTGAATTGGTCAAACCCCCGGAAAAAGTTGAATAGCCTATCTCTCTCCTTTTTTAGAAAATTTTTATCGCTGCGAATATCTTTATGGCATCGTGATATTCGCAGAATAATTGTTTATGCTTTGCTCATTTTTGTCAGTCGCTTAGCAACTGACATGATGAGCCATTTCTGGGTTTTCTCTGAGAGTTGGCGGGGCTTGCATTTGATTTTCTTGCGAATCCCGCAGGTATTTTCGCCGTTGTAATATAGCAGAACTCCTATACCATCAGGAATCTCATCTTTGACTTTCTTGTATAGTGCTAACGGCATCGCATAGTAGTTACAGTGCCCCACAAAGTTATGGCCATGGTCAGAGTGAAAGTCACTCACGGAAACCTTAATTTCCACGCAGATGATGACGGTGTCGATGGTGTATGTATGTTTCGTCTTATATAGCCTGCAGAACCGTTCCGTACACGGTTCATTACGAAAACTCCAGTTGGCGATATCTTTAGGGCATGATACTTCCTGCGTCCACTGCCGGACGGACGGCATAACTAAGTCTCTGTCCTCATCCCTGTACATTGAGAGTTTGCAGGTCCCACATTTTGTTTCTGATGTGAAGCACTCTTGGACCCGAACGAAGTCAACAAGACCGGATTTTATCGAGCCACACTCGACAGGTACTTCCAGAGCGTCGAAGCCTTGACGGAACGAATCAACCCGGTGTCCACCATAGCTGGTAGGATGCCAAACCTTTAGCGCTGATTCGATTTTTTGAGTCAGAAGAGTTTTTGCCATGGCTACTCCAATCCTCATCGAATGATTTCGTTCGCAATAACGTCGGATTCCGTACAAAAGATATCGCTGTAATCGGCCTCATCATTGCCCACACAGACCTCATGCTGATATGGTGCAGTACCCTTTCGCTCGATTTCGATGCGCCAGATACCGTTCGTATAGCGCACTACCAAAATCGTGTCATCATCCAAGAACAGCCGGACTCCCTTGACATCGAAGCAACCAATTTCATCGACCCCATAGTTGGAATTATCCAGGCAGACAAGGTCGTCACTGGACCCATAAATTTTGACCACGTTGCACCTCACACCGTTTTCTGTTCGCTGGTGACAATGCGCGGGATGAATAGAAATTCAGTTTTTCTTGTTTCAGCGTTGGTTCTCCGAATGACCGTGCCATCCCGAACGATTTTCACGCCATCCTTATTGATGACAGGCTTTTCTTTGCCGACGAAGTTCATCAGTTCCAGCTCTTCAACAGTGTAGTTATCCCGGTGCAGCCATTCCGTGAGCTCACCGTCATCGTCGAAAACCGGGACAGCCTCGCTTCCCAGCGTGCTCCTTGCTTCAAACTTATTCATAGTTTTTGTCTCCTTGCAACAATTTTTTATGCGATTTATCGGAATTTTTGGGGCTATATCTTAGTTTTGCAACATCCATACAGCTGCAAAGACTCAAGTTGATGGCATTACCCAGCTTTCTTGGTTTTCTTGGTTTCGGGCTTTACGATACCGCCGTTGGCATCGTAGACATTGTATGGGAAGTCACCGTTATTAACGCGCTTAGCAACGCGCTGCCCGGTGGCAGTCTTATAATACTGGTTCAGTCGGTTTGCAGTACGGAAAAAGGCAAACCTTGCATACTGTGTGCCGCGCTTGACACGGTTTTCGCGCAGCAGTTCGTCCCGCAGCGTGATAGCATAATGTTCGGCTTCATTGTTGGTGAACCCCGAATAGAACACGTCCATGAACTTCTCGATATAAATAGCGGGAACATCGTTCATGGCAGCCACAATGATGGCCGCTGTTGTACCTGCGGAATTGAGTCCCGGCAGCGTAGCCTTCTTGATGCACTTGGTGGCGGATTCGATTTGCGTGCGGTATTTCATCAGCCATTCGCTCAAAGCCTCCTCGTGACTGAGGTTCGAGCCTGCGAACACGCGGCCGATGAGGTTTGCTGCGGAGAGAATCGTATTGTTCGTCCAGCTCATATCGTACTCGGACATCTGCACACGGTTCGCCATGGAGCGGATGTTCCCGGAATCGATGTGCTGAGACTTGGCGGCATTAAAGGTCACGTTCATACGCACGGTCACGCCTGACTCAACGATAGCAAGCAGTCGATGCTGACCATCGACCAGCGTGCCATCGGAGGCGATGGCGATACCCTGATGCGTTGTATCCCAATGCCCTTCTCTCATGTCCTTCGCCATCTTTTTGACTTTGGCGACGTTCACGTTCCGATTGTTATCGTTCCTCTCAAGCCATTTTGCCGCCTGTTCGGGCGAGATTTCGTAGCCGTCCCGAGTCCTCTGATTAAAATTATAGCGTCCCATCTGTAATTCCTTTCTGCCTATGTGGGCATATGTCTGATATTTGTTATGTGATATTCAGAAGGATTTTCCGATTTGTGATTATATTCGTGTTGGTCGAGTTGGCGTGGCTGCATCGAAACAGTGCGCAACGTTCTGAGTCTGTGCATAACACCTCCTCTCACCAGCGGCGATAAGGTATCCCTGCCGCTGAGGTTATGAGTCCTAGCTCTGTCGTCTGAATCAGCCAGAATCGCCAGCAACTCATCAAGGATGCCGATATAGTTGTCGTCATTGATATACTGGATGGTGTTAATCATGGCCGTTTTCAGTGCATTGATAGGTTCTCCGCGCATTGAACCGGAAGTATCGACAACGAACAAAGCTATTTCTTAGTCTGTGCGGGTGTATCCGTGGTCAGCTAACCATTTATGTACTTCATTCGTGACGTCCAATGTATCGATGGAATAGCTGTTAACTCCCAGTTTGCCATTGGAAAGATTCATGCCGATATTATAAATGAGCTTGTGGCCTTTCATTTTGCCGATGGTCGTTGTGCTTCCTGCGGCGAATGTTTTGACTCCGACGCCGAGTTCCGAGTTATTCTCGTAGTCCAGCTCTTTGTAAGTAAAATTGTCTTGTACAAGAATCAGTTTTTTGAAAATCTGATGACTCTGCAAGATGCCATTATGAATGGAAAGGCAGTTTTGCCAATCGGCTTCAAAATCAATCCAGTTCCCGAATGTGGAAGCTGTCAATGGAGCATTAGGACTCTGGTTGATAGCCGCTGCCTCTTGAAGCAGCAGTTTCTTAGGTGTTTTGTATTCCGCTACCGGATAGTTAATTTCGCCCTTGCACAGTATTTTCGCAAATGCTTTGACGGCAAGCTTACCAAAGATAACGCAGAAGCATCCGCAGAAACCAAAAAATGCGCCAAGCAGATAGAATACAAGTGTTGCTGTATGGATGCTTTCGGGGTCGTATCTCTGCGCTGATGCCTCCGAAATAACAAGGCCAATTGGAATCAGCAGCAAGATAATGCCGAAAATTATAAAGACGATTCCCATTGTTACCCACATCCGACCCGTACCTGCCGGGGTCGCATATTTCAGTGCTCTTTTCCGTTCTTTCTCAGACGGAATCATCTTATCCTTTTTGGCTGCCATGATTTCCTCCTCCTTTTAATCGTGAAATCTGTTGTTGATTTTCTGAATCAGCCAAAGCTGAGCTGCTCTGAGTCAGTTGAAAAGAAAGCCGCCTTTTTCTTTGCCTGCTCTTTTGCGCTCTTACTTATCGGTTTCTTCGTGCCGTCCAGATGATGCTTGCTCTTGTACGAATAGCCTTTCCAGGCAGCCTGATAGGAAAGGTAGCCATATCCGTTAGCATTGTCCAGGACCTTATCGGTAGCCGTCTCGACCACAACATAACGGGGCTGGTTGGGCTTTGAGAGTTCATCGCTTTTCACGACACGATAGCTCTTCTTCTCATCTGTGCCGTACTTGGAAAACGGCAATGTGGATTCCTTTTGGGGTTTGGCTTTTGCCTTGGTATTTTCGGTATTTCCCTCGACGGAATCCACCAGTTCAGAGTCAAAGAACGCCTCATCAAGAGGTACGTTGGGGCTGTTCTGCTTCTTTGCTTCTTCGATTTTCTGATACATGGCATCTTCGGCGCGGCGCATCTTCCAAACCTTGATGAGGACTTTTTCCGGGAACGTGATGGTCAGTCCCTTTTCCGCCAGCATCTTTCGGACAGCAGGCGTAGCGAAAGACTTGTATTTTGCATACGGTCCTTCTTCGTGCTGCTCGATTTCATGGCTTACCTGAGTCATGTATTCCTCAAACGCCTTGTTCTGGTCGAGCCAGAACTCGACTTCGGAATAAGGAGAATCATGGTCCACGGTTTTTTGAAGTTCGCAACTCTTCGCATAAGCAAGACAAGCATCTTTCACATCGGCAAAACCAAGCCCAAAATTATCGTTCAGAGTGTTTCGGCGTGCTCCATCCATCACGAAATAACGGCTTCCTTGCTTGATGATGGCGATACCATCTCCGGAAGTGATAGTGGTGGACTCTTCCGCATATCCGTCGTCAGTCCAGCGGTCGATAATCGATGCCGTATCCTGTACAAAGCCTTTTCGGCAGGTGTAATAATCCGCGCCGTTGTAAGCTCGTTTCGTGATGCACTTGAGGATTGCGTCAATCAGAGCGTCCTTATCCTTGATTTTTACGCTGTACATCAGGTTACTTTTCACGTTCCAGACAACGCCATATGGAAGCCCCAGCGCAATCATAGAACACGCACACTGCAGAAAATGCTTGTGTGCCAGACTGCTGATGAACTTGATGCAGTAGACGGTGTTGTTCTTTACGACATCCGCAAGGCCCGAGGCATAAATCACTTTATGGTCATTAGTATGGATGTCGATATCTCCGCGCGCCTGAACATACTCATCGGGAGTGAACACGGTGCCAAGCCGCATACTGAGCGACATTTTGGCTTTTGCGCTCACAAAAGGAGGCTTGACCTGTTTTACATACCGGCACTGATTCGTTTCAAGCGCCGTGAGCAGCAGAACCTTATCCTCGACCGTTGCGCCTTTCTTGATTTTCAAATACTGCATGTCCTTGTGTAGGTCCATGTAATAAGCGAGTGCGTCATCGATATCATAGGAATTAAAGAAGCCTGCCTGCATGTAGATACTGATACAGGGGGACAAATCAATCATGGCATCCGCTGCCTGCATATCGATGGTCGTATTGTCGTTGTGCTCAATCGGTGTGACTTCCAGCAGCTTATAGCAAGCATCAACATCTTCGATGAATTTGTGGTCGAACATCTCGGAGAACGAAAACGGATGCCGGAACACGCAATTCATTCCAGTCGGAGTCATCAGGGATTTATCGCTCAACGGATGGTCATAGTTCACGAAGATAATCCGCTGCTTTCCTCGGCTTGCTGCGACACAAAACAGATTCCGAAGAATCTCATATCGTGACATCGGCTTGCTTGTGCGGGACGACCAGTATTCTTCAGTGAAATCGAACACGACACAGATAGGTCGCTCCATACCTTTGCTGCCGTCAAATGTTGTGAAGATACCAACATCTGAGGAAGGTGCTACCGCCTTATCCCCGTCATTGTCCGCGATACTTGCATAGACGTGATGCTTGTCATAGAGGTTTCCGGGGCGATTTTCCAGGTCATTGAGCACCTTTGTCATAGCTCCGATTCGAGCGCCCAGACACAAAACATCTTTCGGGTTTTGTTTATTCAGAAACTCCGTCACCTCATCGACTGACATCTGTTCCACGATGCAGGAACCATTTACGCCGTTGATGGTCTTTCCCCAGATATTGCCGAGCCTTTCCGCCAGGTCATGGGAAATACGGAAGCATTTCGTGAAAACCACCTGTTCATGGCGGCCGAGAAAATCCTGCATGAACTCCCAGACATCCAGCGCTGTATCATCGTAGATTTTCTGCTTCATATCGCCCACTGCGACGATTTGAAGGCCCGGATTCTGAGAACGGATATATTTGAGCAGTTCTGCAATCTCGTCATTGATATCCTGATACTCGTCAATGATAAGAGTATCAATTGGCGGAATCGGAATTTTCTTTTCCAATACCATAGCGAGCTGTTCACCCTGCCCGCAATTCCGGATTCCCTTTTTGTTCAGCAGCAGGCTTGCAAATCCATGATAGTTCTGGACCAAGACATTATGATTTTTGATTTTGTCTTTGGCGTCAAGTTTGAGTAATCGGTTATAGGTCAAGTACAGGATACGCCGTTCTGGAGGGTACGCATCACAGAGCACGTTGATGGTCGATGTTTTTCCGCTGCCAATGCAGGCATCACATAATACGTTTTTGCCCGACAATGCCAAATGTACGAATTCCTGTTGTTCGCTTGACAAGTCGTTCAGTGTCATAGCCAAATTCTCCTTAACAAACAAAATGCCCCGGCAGCATCCAATTCAGAAGCCGCCAGGGCACAATTCTTATCTTATTAGGGTTATTATATCTGATTCGCACAGATGTGCAAGGCTTTTGCTATGTTTTATTTTTGTTTTTTGGGCAAAAAAGAACGCCAACCCGCAACTTGCGAATGAGCGCATAATCTTGTACAGCCTTGATGGTTGTTGTCGTTGGTGTTCCGCTTTACACGATACGCCGCAAATATGACTTGTTGATTTCCACCAGAAGCTCCTCAATTTTTCCAAAGTCAGGCTTAGCAGGAAGAGGGGTTTTCCTCACGTCATCCTGAAATCTCTTTTCAAGCGCATCAACAAACTCAAAGAATTCGGGTGCGTACGACCCGTCTTCACGCAGGTACTTGCCGTTGCGAATCGCCAACAGTTCCTCGCGTTCCTTGTCTCGGTGAGTGATAATCTCGCCTTTTTCCAGAATATCGAATGCCGTGTAGTACAACCGCACAATGTGCATCGCGTGTTTGTTGATGTGGGCAGCATCTTTTTGTGCTTTCGGATGCTGCGGCTGCTCATACTGGTCGATGGTCGTAGTCAGACTCTTTAGCAGCGACTTTAGAGAGGTGACTGGATAATCGTTCAAGCTGCCAGAAATCAGGAGCGGATGTTTGCCTTCTTCATCCGCATCTTCACTGATGGTGATTTCAAAGATATTATCCTTTCCCCATCCAGCAATCGCCCGTTCCAGACTCCTCTTCTCGAATTTGTTTTTGAGCGCCTCCGGCGAGACTCTGTTGCGAAGCAAACCCATCTGCAAACGTCTGAGCTGGTCGTTTGCAAAGCCGCCATAGCTGTAGGCAATGCGCCGAGTCAAGAACAGTTCCCTATTGTCAAGCAGCATTTGGCCTTCCGGCGTCATGTTCACATATAGCTCCGGGTCATTGCCAAGAAGTTCGATAATGCTGGGATTACCCTGCGCAAGCAAGCCGACAAACTTGTTCACAGCGTAGATGACTGTATCTGTCCGGTTGTCAATGGCCTGCTCGAAGCGGTTAAACCCTAAGATTTCGGGTGAGCCTGCCACGCCACGTATATCGATATCGGAGCCTTCGACGTTGGTTCCGTAGGCATGACTGCCGCTAAGCGTTAGGAATAAAATGTTGCTCCCCAAGCGTTTGTTGGTGTGCAGGAAATCGTATTCCTCACGCCAGAGGACTGCTTTCAGTTCTGCGTTTGTCATCGGCTTTTTCACTCACTTTACTGATGATGTTGTTGTTTCTTTACTAATATTATCCCACTATCGTGCTTTTTCTGCAACGGCAGGTGCCATTTGTTTGCAATCTGTACATATTTGCATCCCTACAAAAAAAGAAAGACCCTTACCGAATTTCGGTAAAGGTCTTATTGCTATTATTTCTGGAGTTCCCAAATCTCAACATTCAGATTCCAGGCTTTTGCTGCATCGTTGATGATGTCCAGAACCGTGTCCCAGTCGCCTCCGGCAAGGCCGCAGCCTAAACCATATGGCAGCCGGACGATTGCGCTCTGATTCTTTTGAGCACAGTCTCGGAAAAATGAGAACAGTGCAGTCGCTAGTGCAGCGTAATTTGTTTGTCTTTCGCCCCGGCCATAGCCATTTTGGCCGAACAGGTTCACGATGTACAGCTTCGGCTCTACCAGAACTTCTTGATAGGTCCCAAGCTTGTTGCCATCGCCGCCATAGCAAAGTCCCAGATAGCGCCGATATACTACCGGCCATTGGCTGCGAATTTGCATGGCAAGTCCGGCTCCCATCACGCCTTTGCAATTTACTTGCTGACAAATGTAAGTTGGCTTACTCGCAGAAAGTCGTGAAAAAATATTGCCGTCGATAAATCTAATGCCCATCTTACTTACCACCCTTTCCAAATTTCAAAGCATTCCCTGGATAGATGGTGTAGTCCGTGCCATAATCAACGTTATTGTCTCGGTATACGAGCTCTACATTCGACATGCTGGTATAAAAGACTTTATCACGATAACGGCTATCGTTGATTTCAAATTTGATGTTTTGCCCGTTGTCCACGATTTCGTAGCTTACGAGAGCGGATACGGTCCAAATGTTGTCGTAGCGAAAATGAATGTAATTGTATTCCGGTTTCATCTCAGCACTTTCCGGTGTGGCCAATATCTGGTTCGGGATATCTTCGAGTTCAGACATTGTGGTACTCGTCACAGTGCTGATTGCGTCCTCACAGCCAGCCAAAGGTAGAGCCAGGCAGCACAGCACCAAAGCAGCCCCAATAAATTTTTTCATGGTCGTTTCCTCCGCTTGATTTTTATTGTACGCAACTCGCACAAAAGAAAAAGCAGCCCAACAGCCATAAGGCCACTGAGCAGCTCAATATAAACCCTATTTTGTGTTTGATATCTGTCGTACAAATCTGATTGTACGAGCCTCGCACATCAGGTCAAGCCGTGTCGGCAGCTACGCATCCTGGCACCTACGATTTCTGTGGACAAAAGGATGCAGCTACGCAAACAAAAAAGCCCTGCCCGCATTTTGCTGCGAGCAGGGTTTGCTTTTGCACTGTTGTGTTTAGCCTTCAAGGTCGAAGGTGTAGCTGTCTTCTTTCATTGCAACAAGGCCCTTAAACGTCTGGCACTCGGCGTCGTCCAGGAATGCCTTGATGGTCAGGCTGGTATCCTCGTTATCCAGCCATTCGGGACGCATACGGACAACGAGGTCGTGCAGCTCTCCGACGACATAGGCCATCAGGTCCTGGTCGCCCAGGGCCTCACCAATTGCTTCATCATCGTATTCGACAGGGAAGCTGATGGAAGCGGCGAGGCCGTCGAGTTCGTCAAAATCTTTGGGACGGATTACAGTGGCTTCAAGTTTCAGAATGCTAGTGCTCATGTTAAAATCTCCTTTTTTTGTGTGTGGTGGTTTGTCTTTCAACATTTTTAATTGTACGCAATTCGCACGCTGTAGCAATACAAAATTTCTTATATTGGGTTCGCGATTTCTTGTATTTGCCTTGGGATTCTGCACAAATCAAGACCTATGAAAGGGTGAAATCCTACACAAATCAAGACTTTTACACGCCCAAAAAACAACACAAATCAAGGATTTTGCTTCACCAATTCTTGCCGCCGTGTACACCGCACACCAGGCAAAACGCCTCATCAATGCTCCTGCAGTTCATCGACCTGAATCCGCGTGGGCCCATGAGCATGTTCCCGCACAAAATATAGGTTTCGCTCATGCCCCGGCCACTGACACTTATGGTGTTCCCAAAGACATGAACGGCTGAGCCATCTCGACACATGGCAAACATTATATACGTCTCGCTTTTTGTTTTTGTTTCTTATCATTCTAGGCAAATCGCATAATGAGTCAATTTCAGACATTCTGGAATAAGCATCCATTAGGCAGCGTTCCCTTTTGAGGTTGTTAGCTACATAATAACCACGTGGCATTTATTCTTCCGCACTAATCATCAGCCCATGAATGTAGTTTTTTGAATGGCTTTTCCCACTTTTTAACGCTTTTACATCAATAATAGCAGCTCTATAAATAGGCTGTTTCAACCTTCTAAAGCCATCGGACAATTTGTCGTAATATTTATATGGTGCGTACCAAATCATGTAATCTGCATCACTATTTTTTATGATGCTTTGAAATTTTATATCATGTGCATAGAAGTGGAGCTGTGACGGAGAGACATAATTGATTTGACCTTTTTCAGGGATAATATAGGTTTGACCGGCGAGAAGTTGCGTATATGCAGTGGATTCGTCATAAACAAAAAATATAGTTTTGAAGTTTTCATGGTTTTGTTGGTAAAGTGGAATTTTGTTATTGTGACTCGAAACAACTCGCTCAAAGGAATCAAAATACCACTTGAATTGATGGTCCTCCATTGTAGGCAAGTCCGTAACAGCGTTTATTACGACATCTTGTGTTTCGCTTGTAATGACGCCAGCATTTTTGAATTTTCTATACACTTGACTTTCTTTTTCTGCTTTTGGATTGTATAATTTGCCCTTTTTCCCTTTCCTCGTATTATCCTCTATCTTCATAACATCCATCATAAGGCCATATTTATCCGAGTAAAAATCCGGTGGTGGTGCATTATGTGCAGAGGTATCTATCCATTCATTCCAGAAGTTTTTGCTTTGAATGATGGAACGCAGTTCCGCTTCTTCTTTTGTATTACATAATAAGCAAATTTCTTTTGTTGGCTCTGTTTGAAATTTACGAATTAACTGTTTTTCTGATTCAATCATAACCATCGCCCTCTTTCTGCGAAACAAAAAGTCTCCTACCGCAGTCAGTGTGATACTGATTACGATGGAGGATTAAACCTTTTGTGATAGTCTTATTATACCACGCTTCGTGAATTACTCGAATTACTTAAGGCCAATCTTAGTATACCCCTCCTTCAGGTGAGGTAGTTGACTTGTATGAGGTTCGTATAATCGGTCAACCGTCATGCCTCATGAATCCGACCAGACCGGATTTTAAATTTCTTTGTAAACAAAAAAATAGCCCGCACAGAACTGAATCTGTACGGGCTCGTATTAGTCATGAGGATGTTCGTGGCAGGGTTCAGGTGGCATATCATGCAGGTCAGGCTCGGGGAAGTGGCCATGGTCCCCGATGATTTCCGAAGTACGGATACCGTTTGCTTTCCGGCAAGCCTCGATGGTCTTAGAAAGTACTTCCTTGACATCGCGCGGGTTCTTGATACGACGGATATCGATTTCAGGTGTCATGGCATCCGTGGAGCAGAGATGAATGCTACCAACACGGCACAGACGCTCATAGAAGTTCTGCTTGAACGCGATGTCCCGGACGCGGTACAGCTGAATCTCGTCCTCGCGCAGGTTGAAGCAGCCACGCTGGATGATGAGTTTGGTCTCGGTCAGGGTGTACTTCGTAAAGGACAACGGCAGAGAAAAGATGGTGTGGCGTTTTCGGTCGGTCCAGAGAATTTTTTCCTTGTCCAAGTCGATGCCGAACTCACCGTTTTTGAGGGTGGACATGGTATGACTCCTTTCGTTGTGGGATTTGTTTTGGTTTTTTGGTATTTGAGTTTAGTGCTGGATGGCGGTTTGTATTATTTACATTATACCATTTGTTTTTATAATTTACAATTATGCAATGAGGTGGCATAAAAGATTATAGTTCTAATTTTGCCCTTATATCTTTTGAAATTCTGTTGAAGCATTTTGATACAATTCTCGAAGGACCTTGTCTTTTGATGCAATAAGCAAAATAGAACCGCTATGAGCCGCAATCGGTGCCCAATACATGCGCCTATTGAGTTCTTCTGTTGACTGCGTGTGGTCAATAAGCCTATTATTTCCTGAATGTCCGTTCTTTGACGAGAACAAAACTCCAACATGTGATGCTAATGGAACCCATACCTCCAGAACATTCTTGTTTTTTACAGTAAAGATTGTTACTGGCACATTAGAAGTTATGAATGTTTCCCGCGTATAGCAAAATTGATAGCACAACGTATTCAAATACTTACACAAGTCTTTTGTTTGAAATTCTTCATGCTCGCCATCGTTTGTTGAAATAATTGTTCTATTGTAAGATTGTTTCAAAAACGAATCCATGAACCTTTTCCAATCATTACCACTCCCGTCCGACTGGCATTTTAAACTATTACACATTTTCTGGTAAATCGATTTATTCCTGAGATATAGTTGCGCTACAAATTGAACCAGCGCCTCTTTTTCAGACTTACTTAGAACCAATGCCGAATTGATGTTTTCCCTGTTATTTGAAATGTTAATTATTTTATCTACAAGCACCTTTTGCTTTGCTTCGTATTTTGAAAACGAATGCTCTGTTTCGTTGTGCAAAATGTATTTATCATCGTATTTACTTTCATACAAATCATCACAGACGCACAACCCGGAAACTGCCATCTTCTTTGGGCGAGGGTTGATTACCGTGGCTTCAAGTGAATAGACTATTCCGTGTTTTCCCGGAATCGAAAAATTAGCCATATAAAATTGCGGAACAAAGTGTTCTTTTTTAGTTCCATTCTGTGCGTTCAAAGTCATAATCTATCATTGCCCCTTTCTTCAAAATAAAAAGCCTCCCACCGCAGTCAGCATGCTACTGATTACGATGGGAGGCTTAAACCTTTTGTGATAGTCTTATTATACCACGATTCGTGAATTATTCAAGGCCAATCTCAATAATTCAGTCAATGTCCCAATTGCCAAAATCATCTGCAGGAGGCTCGTTGTACCAGTCATACTCCTCTGCTTTTTCATCATCCAAATCGTCATCAAAGAAGTCGTCATCAGTGACGGGAATGTCTTCCCGAATGTCTTGCAGGGGCACGAATGTAGCTGCTGTGACAGCATAGTCGCCATTTTCGAGCACAATCTGCACGGTTGCGATATCCCCTACTTCGGGGACAGAACCGTTCTGGACGGATGCATCGGGGTTGCGCTGGACATCCACCTCGACATCGAGCGCCGGGATGAAGACCACGATGGTCTTGTGGGTGACGGTGGTCACGGTTCCGGAGTAAGCGGCTTCACTTCCGTGAATGTTTTGGCGGACGGTTTTCTTAGTATTAAACATTGTCTTCTACCTCGCTAATTTTGTATGCTTCATCGTGGACCTCCCCACCTAAACCTTTCGGCTATAGTTGGGGCTTCTCCGTGGGTTGTAACCCCACGGTAAGTCTCCGCGTAACTCGAAGGTAGAGATACGACCCGAACTTAGCTAACAATGCCTGACGGCATTGGTCGCCACATAGGGGTTAGTCTCCCGCAAAGTTCTCGCAACACAGTGTAATCCCAACAGATGGGCCCGGGCTGTTGAGTCGCCACGGGGGGCTCAACAGTGAATGCAACTGTTTAAGGGAGTATGTCAGGAACTTTAGCCTTACACTGAGACCATGCCTTCTTTGACATGGGTTTTGTTACCTCGCGGATGAAATACCGGGCACCAATGTTATAATTGGGAGCTAGAAAACCCGCAGGCTTTCCTGTGGTATGAACGGCTCCTGTTTTTGAATTTTTTTGTAAAATAACGACCTAGCAGCTTGGCCAACGGTATAGAATGCATGTATAATATATGTATGAAATGATACTACATAACTGTCGGAGGAATCTTTATGGCATTGCCCGGTATGCTTGAGCTTACGAAGGAACAAACGCAACGGCTTGTGAATATCATCGAGGATAAGCAAGGTTGTATTTGCAACGTATCTAATAGTATGCGCACAGTCTGGATTACTTCTGATGACGGTGAAAATGAACTTAGGGTTTCATTTCTTTTTAATTTTGCTTTGGTTATTTCACGTGTTAGGTTTTCTATAAAGCGTCATGGTACAATGTCTCTGTTGCTCGATGCGTTGAAAGAAATTTGCGAAGACTATGGTGTGCATCGTATCGTTATGCAATCTGTACTAACTCGTGAAATGGAAGTCTTTTGTCATAAAGCTGGGTTTCGAGCAGACCCGAACGCAACAATGGAGGTTGATGGGATTCTTACAGGGGATTATAAATTGGATTTTTGAAAAAATACGACATTTGTATTCCCATCTGTGCCGGTGAACATACCAAACATGAAATAGCGATATTTTTTCATGATATGCTCCCACCATTACATATCCGACTTCGCCGCATTACACTTCTTGCACAGCATCTGCAGGTTGTCATCCGTGGTGTGCCCGCCCTTGCTCCAAGGAATGATGTGGTCACCTTCCATATCCTCAAAGGCATACTCGGTGTTGATGCCATTTGCAACGCACAAGGGACATTTGTGACCCTGCCGCTCGTAGGCACGGAGTTTCTGGGATTCAGTAAACGCACGCAGAGACAGGTGCTTCTCGTCACGCCATGTACGGTCAGACAGGATGTACGGAACGATGCCTGCCTTTTTCGTCACATCATCGTCCATCACGAGCTGCTTGATGTCTGCTTCCAAAGCGTTGCTGTTGTACTGTTTTGCATGGTACTTGTTGTAGAGCAGTCCCCATGCCTGTGCATCCGTAATCCCCTTCCGCTTCGTCGGGAACAGCATCTTCGCCCAGTTGATGACAGACTGGAAGTAAAGCCAGAGGTCATTGGCATCCTCGTCATGCTGGTGAACCGCCATGTACATTCGTCCAGATTCCAGACCGTCACGGTCAGCAATCCATGCAAGAGCCTTCTCCAGCAGTTCCTGCCGAATCGGGTTGCCTTTCAGGTATCCGTCAGCCATCTTCGCAGCAACACAGTTGCGTTTCGAGAAGTAGTTCTTGGCATCGGCCAGCCAAGGACCCGTATAAGTAGCATTCAACAGTTCCTGCGGGGTCAGCACCGCACCGGCGATGTTGATGCGCTTAAACCACTCCAGCTTTTCGGCTTCGGAGCCCTCACAGATGTTCACGGTCAACTCGTAGTCCAAAATCGCCTGCTTTTCCTCGTCTGTCAGGTTCTGGAAGAACTTGTCGTTGCCGTTGATTTTGACTGGGAAATCCTTGTTGATGTACTGAGCAACAGAGATGGTACGTTGTTGTCCATCAAGAACCTCGTATGTGTCAGCCCCGGTCTTAGACCAGTACATGACGTTCAGCGGAAATCCGTTCATTACGGAATCGATGACGGCTGCACGCTGCTTCTCCTCGTAAATGAACTCACGCTGGAAGGACGGGCGAATCGTAAGACGGTTATTGTAGCCAAATACACCGCCATCGCCATTGTCCTTGTAGTTCTCTACAAGGTCAGATACCTTGATTTTGGTTTCTGTGATTTTCATAACAATTTCCTTTCTTTACCCACAATGTTAATATCGTCAGCACTTTTTATAATTGCTTTTATTATATTTTGCGTCAACTCATATTTAGAAATTACATGCTTTTTGGCAGATGCATAAGAAGCGGCATTCAGACACATGACATTCTTCTCTTTTGCATCAAGAATCAATCTGCTTTTCTTTTGCAACGAAGAGTTGCTGCCACATGACGTAATGCAATAAATTTTTGGTGTTAATATTGTAATAATCACACGATTCAACAAACCATATCCTGTGCTTGCGTTATTCAAACATCCTGTTCTCAATACAAGCCCTACATCTGGAAGTAAAACGGCGTGGTTGTTTGCTTTAAAGATAACGGTTCCTGAGCTGTAATATCCAATTTTTACTTTATAGTAGTTCCACTCATTATCAGATAGCTTTGGATGGTTCCCCGTCTGTATAAATTTCATGAAATTGCAAAATGCTTCTTCTGTATCGAACAGCTTTTTAATTTCGTCTATATACGATGGCAGCCTGAACAGCATACGCAAGGCATACTCTCCAAGCCAATGCGCAGATTCTTCGGATATTCTATTTTCCGAATTCAAATAAGTTGCTTTATCAATTTCATTAAGAATTTCGTTCAACTTTTTCGCATCAGAATTCTCAATATCATTGCTCAGGAGTCCTTTTTCAATCTTCCCACGATAGCATTCGTTCCATTTTTCGAGCTCTGGATATTCATATAAATTGTTTTCCGCTGCAATACCTTTTGCATTTGCCCCTACATGTATAATTTTTCCAGTTTCCTTGTTATATACAAAAAAAATTCCGTCTTTTCCAGCGAATTTTTTCAGTCGGTATTTTGGCAAATAATGTTGGTTTTCATTTTGTACCTTCATCGCCTTGCTTCCTCCTTTTTCTGATAAAAATTCTCTGATAAACTGCGGAAAGCTGCACGCCATCAGGGCTTACCGAAAAGTCGCTTCTTCCTCTTTTAACAACTTTTGGTGACATTTTATCTCTTAATGCACCAGAGCCGGAGATTGTTACGCCATCCGCCTTGAAGAACTTAAAGCCAAGGCTTGTATAATCTTTATCGGCTCTGCAAGGCGTATCATCGAACATGGAACCACCAACAATCTCAAATTGTTCCGGATTATACTTATCCATGAATGTAATCGGCACGCCCATAATGCCCTTGTAGTCTGCCGGAATATCCGTAACCCTATCCACATTGATGGCGTCGTAATTATCGTAGCGGGGGTAACGTTCCTCCGCATCCGGCAGAGGATTTCCGTCATCGTCATAGTACCGCTGCCAAAGAATCAGTTTCTCGTGGCGCTTCTGGATGTCGAGGTTGGTGAACCAACGCCCAAGACCGGCGACTTTCTTTGTCATTCCAGACGGCGTATCGAATTCCGACGGGGACATGTAGCCAATCCAAACATGATTGTCCTTCAAAAGCGGGAAAAATTCTTTGTATGTAATGGAGTTCTTATTGCCAATGATAACAAACTGCTTTTTGTGCTCCACTAAGAGCGAGACATATTCTCTGAACATTGACCACGGCGGATTCGTTACCACGATATCGCACTCATCCAGCAAGTCAAGGCATTCCTTGCTCCGGAAATCGCCGTTGCCTTCCAGCGGGGTTTTTACACCGACTTCCACATCATTATCATCCCCACCCTCGTATTCCATTTTATAGGTGGGTTCTGTACGGTCATAGTGCGTGGAAATCAGCTTCTTTAAGCCAAGTTCTGCAAAATTTAGGTGGAAATACCGCCAGAAAGCAGACCAAGTGGGGTCGTCACAGTTGCAGAGTACGACCTTGCCTGCGAAATGCTTTTTGTAGTGCCGCAGTTCCTCCGCGACATCCTCGATTCTGGTGTAGAACTCGTCGTTCTTCGCGTCCTTTGCCTTATGCAGGTTATCGTTCTTTGCCATGTCTATATCTCCCAATAAAAAATCCAGCACCGAATTACTCAGCACTGGATGTATTTTCCGTATTACAATGACCGCATGATGTTTTCTTGTTTTCTACAAGACTTTGGGTTATCGCAAAGCATTCGTTTCCGCAATCACATTGACATTTCCATCGAGCATGACCGTTTTGGCTTCCTGCTCTCTCAATGACCTTTAGCTTACCAAAGTGCATATTAGCTAAATCGTAAGTTCTTCCTTTTTTGACGAACTTATCGCGTGATGGATTTGCTTTCAAAAAGGCATCTGCTTCCTCTTCTGTCATGCTTTCGTATTCATTGGCAAATAACCAATGATATCCTCCGGCAACTGTACGTAGCTTGTTGCAGCAGTTCAAGATAGGCGAACCGCCGCTAATCCCGTATTTAAGAGAAGCCTCTTTTGCTGTAGAAAATCTCTCTTTTGTTTCAACGCAAATCACACTCTTAAAGTGTTTTTGTTTATAGCATTCAGGGCAGTCATGCCCGTATACTCTGTCGGCTATTATCATCTTGTAGGAATGACCGTTTTTGCATTTCCACCAGCATTTTTCTGCAGACCCGGATGAGAAATATTCGGGCTTCAAATTCTTGTTTTTTTCGTAATCCCATTCAGAGGACATGTTGCGTTTTCTTTTGCTCTGCCATTGATGGGTGCTTCCCATTTATGCCCGCACTTAGAGCAAATCCAATGAACCATTTCTGAGCTAGATGATGACACCATCATCGGGTCAATGCCTACATTCAGTTCGTAGTCCCATTCTTTCAAGAGTTCCGGATGCCGTCCGCCCATACTTCGTTCAGCTTTGTAATCTTTGTATTGACGATAGATGTCTTTTGAATCCTTTTGTGTATCAATGTTAGGTTCAGAAACACCAAGCATCTCTAAGCATTGGCGAATTGCTGCGTCGAGCGTTGCGTGCCCTCTATTGTTTTCTCTGATGATATTCTCGCTATTACGAATTTCCTGAAGCCCATGCTCGCGAATACGAATTATCCGAATTCCATTCTGCTTGCATTTTTCGGACTTTTCTTCGTCATTTTTCACTCTTTTCTCATCAGAATGGTATCGAACACCATCGTATTCTACTGCAGTGCGAATGGAGGGGATGTAAATGTCCAGCTCTTTTCCAATAACTTTCTTGTTTCCAATAACAGCCTCTGAAAAATACTTTTTTGCATAATACGCTACTGCTTGTTCTTGGAACGAGGTCTGTCCTTTATCGATAGTGCTGCATATCGGGCAACTCTTGATACGCTGGATGTAATGATATACGCTTGCCTGCCATTCCGTGCCACAAGCAGAGCATTTCCACCATACAACAATATTGCTTCCTTGTGTCAGCATACTGACATCTACGTCCTTATTTTTTTGCAAAGTCATAGTCTTGCATAGCTTCTGCATTATCTACAAGCATTTTCGAAGCTTCGGTAATGTGTTTGCAACAACCGCAAGACTTCACTTTTCCCCGCAGCAAAGAAGAGCGATAAGCAACAAACTCTTTTCCGCAGCTACACATACAGTTATAACGAATGTTTCTATGCCCCGTGCTTCCAATCGCATCTTCTGCCAAAGAAATAACTTTGATACCGTTGTGTTCTTCGCCAACCAAATCCTGGTATGTACGTTTACGGTCTTTACCTCGGCAGTCTTTACACTTTAACCCTTTCAAGAGCGCGTCGATACCAATTATCATTGTGTTTCCGCAGCAGTTACATTTCACCAAATAGGTATCTGCTTTTGAATTAGAGCCGGGGATAGTTTCGAGAACTGTTAAATCTCCGTATGTTTTGCCTGTTCTATTTATTTTCGCCGCCATATTGAATTTCCCTCTTTAATAAAAAATCCTATGCAGAATCTCTCTGCATAGGATGCCTTTTTACTTATTTGAATAAGGCTGTTTATTTCTTCCGTCTGAATCTATTATGTCACGGGCTGGTCCCCACAAAAAAATGAGCGTTAAATGTGCGGAAACGCACAAAAAACGCACGCACGCATTTTTTGAATGATGCGTGCGTTTATGATAGCTTTTATTTAATGAAATGAGAGAATATATAGTGGCACTTCAGAGTAGGGCATTCTGCTTTCCCCTGTACCCTGTCGTTGATGGATGCTTTTCATTTGCGCCCGCACTTGGTGCAGACCCAGTAAACAGCATTTGTGCCGGAAGCTGTTACCTGGCATCGGGTCGATGCGGGTGTTGAGCTTACGGTTCCAGTTGTCGCGCAGTTCCGGATGAAATTTAGAAAACACAAAAAGAAGCCGCAGAAACATAATCTCTGCGGCTTACACTTATTTATCTTATATTTCCCATCATATTCAATTCGCACGGATGTACAAGGCAAAATTATGGCAAAGCCGTGACAAAGACAAGGCACATGGGACTTGTTCCGTTGCTGAACAGGAAATGCCAAAAATCAACCGTTTTGCCCAAATATGTCATCTTGTGTATTTTCTTGTCATTTATTGTAAATTCATGCTTGCTTTTTAGTACGAGATGTGCTATTATAATTACAGAAGATGACATTATTATACAGCAAATGACACATCTGAAAGGAGCACACCATGATTTATGTTAACCTCGCCATGCCCGTGATTTTCTATAAGCAGCTGCCCGGCATCGCTAAGAAGCTGGATGTGGATGCTGATTTTTTGAAAGGCTTTCTCACCAACGCCAGGTGTTATGTCGAGGATGCCGGAAAAGGTGAAGTGCTTGAGCTGGACAACTCGGCCGACACGATAACGAAAGTTGTCGCAACCCATGAGAAGCGTTTTTATGGCGCGGAAGCCATTGTGGAATTCGCCAAGAGCAAAGGCGTGGATATTCCTGCACTGAACCATTTTGAACTTGGTGCAGATATCTCTGCCCATGCAACGGAAGACCAAGTTGCCAACATCACTGCATTGGCCGCACGAGTCGAGCGCCTCAATAGTCGGTACAAGAGTCTTGCCCGGCTTGAAGCCCCGGACGTCATCCTGATGAACGAATCAAGGATGGTGCGTGACGCAGTAGAGCAGCTGGAAGATAACAGCGGTACATACTCCCCGGCTCTTGACCAGAACGGGGTTGCCTATCAATCCTTGAAGGATATTGGGTATTCTCTTGTCACCGGTTGGGACAAGTCGGTACTTGAAAAGAACAGCAATAAGGATGCGGAGGCCACCTTTCCCAAAGAGCCCGACTTTCAAAGGCTGGCATCGCTGGTCAAAAAAGCCATCGGAACCCGCACACAGGGCAAGTTTGCGTTTCAAGCGGGGCTGACTCGTGGATATATCAGTAACCTTGCGAACGGCAACGCGAAAGCTCAGCCGACCGAAAATACCATCAAGAAAATTGCAAGCGCAACGGATGCTGTCACGGAGAACGAGCTTCGTATCGTCTGTGGGTATGAGCCCTTGCCTGACGACGGGAAAGACAAGCTCTCTATGCAGCGTGCAAGCATGTCTGATGACGCATGGCAGAAAGACAACGTGGATGTATTCCTCTCTTTTCTGAATGAAACGATTCCAATGTCCACTCCTCTTTCGTCCACTGAAATTCTTCAAGCTCTTTTCAAGGAAAAATACGGTGACAAGAACGACCAGATTCTGCTGGAAAAGGTCTCTGCCCCCGGCACCTATCGTGCGGAAGGTACGGCTGCTAATGTCATTCTACCCATTCGTCTTTGTTGGTTCAGCTTCAAGCGGATGCTGATGCAGACCCTCTATGTGGGACTTATCGGGCATTACAGCAAAAACGATGAGCTGTACATTACCGGATACATTTCTTCTGTGAAAGAGCTGCATGACGCGGTTTCGGCGCTGCGAGGCGGCATTGATGCGGCCTATGACGCGAGTCTGCCGGAGGGAATCGACATCATGAAGTTCCCGGTATTTTACACGGCTTCCAATGTTCAGGAAGCATACAAGCGGGTCCAGCAGAAAATCGTCTCCAAAATTGACGATTACTTTGCCAGCGAAGTGAAGGTTCGCGTTTCCGGCATCGGCTTTTATACCGATACCCTCTCGAATGAAAAGTTTGTGGAATTCATGCGCCTTCATAAAGCAGCGCTGACCGCTCCTTCTGCTCCTATCGAACTCCGGGACATCTATGAAAACGTTGTTGAACGTCACGGCCGCCCTGAGGATTTCCTTGTGGAAGCCAGCGACTTTGACTGTAAGGCTTCCGTTATCGCCTATGCGATGAACAATGAGACGATTCTCTGTGCAGGGCAGGACATCTTTGACGGGATGCTGGGCAGCAAAGAAACCGATGCAGAAAATTGCTCTTGCGTTTCTGTCTCTGACAAAGAGTTTGCCCGTCTGCATTCCAAGTTTGGCCTCAAGAGAGAGGACGTTCTAGAAGCTATCAAGGCATACGCGCAGGAGCTCGGTCTGGAGTACGGCCCCGTCAACTACTTCATGATGTGTGACCCGAAATATGCAAACGACCTTGGCGAGATTGTGCAGTGAATCGTTCTGAACGCGGTAAGGTGATTTGCCGCCGTATTGGCTGCCACAATCAAAAAAAGAAGGCTGCTACCCATTACTGGGCGGCAGCCTTTTGTCTTGAAAAGAGAAAACGAGAACACCGTCGGCAACGGAGTCTTCGCAAAAGATAATTCTTTTTGATTTCATCTCTAATTATATGGAACTCGCAAGGCATTGCAAGTTTTATTTGCCAGCTTGCTTTTTCAGTTTATCCCTCGTTTCCATCAGAATAGTTCCGAGCCGGTTTTGGCCTGGGATGTCCCGGCATTTCGGGCAGTGGCAGTTGCCCCAGTAATTGTCATGCCAGCTGGTGGTATCTTCCTCGATGGGCTGCGTACCCGTTTCGAGGAGACGCTGCTTGAGGTCTTCATTCTGTTCGAATTTAGCCATCACCACGCGGCGCATCACGTCGTCCCGAGCCTCGTCCCAGTTTGCGGGGATAGCTACATTGCGGCCAAAGCGCTTGGCAGAAGCCGGTGGCATGTCCGCAAACTGTCTGCGTTCTTCCAGTGGGACCTTGTGACTCTGGAATGCTGCCTCGGCGTTCTTGTAGCGAATCCCATTCATCACAAATTCGCAAGGATAATAGTTGCTCATGAACCAACTACGGTGGTTCTCTTTCTTAACTCGAATCATGCAAATTCTCCTAATTTCTAACTCAGGCGGCACTTTTATCGCTGCCGTTCTTTTTCTCTTCCGCTGCACTCAAAAGACCATCAAACAGCTCAACAGCCGTAGACACAAACAGCTGGTTCTGAATCGAGATTTTTCCCTGCTCCGGAGTCTGCCCTTTCATGTATGCAGCGGCACTATAAATTGCTGCCAAAACCTTGTGCTTCATCAAAGCAGATTCTTTGATATCCTCATTATCAGCAGTAAGGTAGTTGGCAAGGTTATAGGCCCGTCCAAGCATCAGCTCATCGTACAGCGGAGCATTGTGCTGGACCATGGTAGTGTAAACAGCAGGTAGTTCTCCGAAAGTGCTGAATCGGATGCCTCGGAATCCAGAATTCAGCTCATACAAAAGCGCGAGGCGTTCGGTCAGAAATACTGCCGTCTCAGCAGTCTTCTTTGCCGTTTTATCAGATAACGGAGCGGCATTGTTCTGCTGTGCCGCGTGCAGAATTTTTTTGGCTAAAAGCCGTTTCGCATATTCCTGCACATCGTGGTCAAGCTCATAGTAAATGTGGCTTGCCGTCTTGTTTGTACGCATCTTGTTACCTCCTGGTTCTTGCCGCCTTCTGTTGTTCGACCCACGCTTCGGCTTCCTCTACTGTGGCATACACTGCCGTCTCACCGCGCCGGGCAATCTGCTTTCGGGCATTCTGAGCTGCCTGCTCACTCTTGTAAGTTTCATAGCCAATGTAGGACCCATCCCATCGGGCAAGGCAGCAATAATATTCGTGGCTCTTAGCGGGGGCTGTCGGGACAAAGGGAGGAGGTACTGCGGGTGTTGCCTGAGTCGGCTGTGCGGCAGGAATCGGTGTTCCAGTCTTTCTGGCAATTAGATTCTGCTTTTCTGCCATCCAGGCATCAGCTTCCTTCGTATAATAGAAGTACTTTGCTTCGCAAGTATTGAACAGTGAATAATACAGATTCAACATTTCTTTTTCACTGTTGCAGACCTTCTTGCGAGCCAAATTGTAGCTTGCATCGTAGTAGCAGCAGATGAAAGCATCCCCACGCGGTGCTTTCTTCGTCTCGTCTTCCTTGTAGTCTGGATACAGCTTGGCGAGGTCTTCTGCCGTATTCTTTTCCGGGTCCAGCGTGGATGCGTCGAACCCATTCGGAAGTTTCCAGTCATGAGAACTGATGATGTCCAAAAAGCTGCTTGCATAGCGCAATGTCCAGCGCCCAACATGGACGAACCCAAAACTTTCAAGACACCGAATCTGTTTCGGGGTAGCCATTCCGCTGGCTCTGCGAGCAATGAGTCGTTTGAGAATTGCAGCGGCAAGACCCTGAGATTTGATGGCATCCCCTTTTACGCCGTAGCACGAAATACTATCGATGATGTCATCGGAAGGCTCCTGCCTCTCACTCTCAAACATCGGCTGATAATCGTTGAGTTCCGGCGCTTCGATGCTGAAAATGTACTGCAGCGGGTCAACCAATCCTCTCGGCTTTTGACGCTGTGCCTTGAGCTTGCGCTGAATCGTATCCTGCTTTTCGAGTTCACACAGTGCTTTCCGCTTTTCCTCGTCCAGCTCAGTCTGTGCTTCCTCGATTGCCTCAATCAGCCCCAATTCGGGACTCCCGAAATTCTCCTGGCTATTCGAACCGGTGAGTGCCGCATCCGCCAGCATATCGGTGGTCTTTTGTGCCACTTCCGGGTCTTCACAGAAAATATCAGCAGGATGGCAAAGACTATGTTTCTTTGTCAGCCACAGGAAATCCAGCACGAGAAGATTCTTTTTTCCTTCACATAGGCGTGTTCCGCGTCCCACAATCTGCGCATACAGGCTACGGCTCTTGGTAGGACGCAAGCAGATGATACAGTCAACGGTCGGGCAATCCCAGCCTTCCGTCAGGAGCATCGCGTTCGTCAGCGCCTTGTACTCGCCATTGTCAAACCCTTTCAGAACGTCCTTCCGGTCCGCAGACGCGCCATTGACTTCTGCGGTCTTGAAGTTTCGCTTATTGAGGATATTACACAGTCTTTTGCTGATTCGTACCAGAGGTGTAAAGATGACAGTCTTTCGGTTCTGGCATTCTCGCACAATGGCATCCGCAATCGTGTCCAGATACAGGTCAAGAACATTGCCGAGGTCCTGAGCACTGAAATCACCGGCATTGATATGAACCTTGCTGATGTCTACCTCGACCGGAATTGTCTTCGTGTTAATTTTGCAGAGATATCCTTCCCGAATTGCATCCGGGAGCTTATATTCAAATGCAAGACTATCAAAGATATCAGATAGGGATTTCATGTCGCTTCGGTCGGGTGTTGCGGTCACGCCCAACACTTTGGCATCGATGAAATGCTCGAGAATTCCCTTGTAAGTTTTGGCTGCCGTGTGATGCGCTTCATCAATGATGATAGTCCCGAAATAATCACGCGGATACTTCATTAACCGATTCTGCTTAGAGAGAGTCTGAACACTGGCAACCACGACCATCTTATCGGAATCGAGCGCCGAGCTTTGCGCTTTCTCTAACGCGGTCTCTAGCCCCGTCACCATCTTGAGCTTATCGCTTGCCTGCTGTAAAAGCTCTTCCCGGTGCGCAAGAATCAAAACGTGTTCGCCCTTTTCCACCTGGTCGTTCACGATGCTTGCAAACACAATAGTTTTGCCGGTTCCGGTCGGCATCACAACCAGCGTTTTCTTATTCCCGGCATCCCACTCTCTATGAATCGCCGCAGCAGCTTTCTGCTGATATGGCCGTGGGTCAATCTTCTTTGTTGTAATCATATTTCACCCAAAAAACAAGCAGGCCCGAAATGAGCCTGCCTTACATTTTCCCAATTTAGTTCATTGCCCGCTGCATCACAAATATAATGCCGGTCGCCAAAACCATAACGCCAATGTCTCTGACAACGGTTCCGACCCGTTTATCATTGGTAATGTCCTGATTCCATTCAAATCCCCAACCAATCATAGCGACACCAACCACAATCAAAATAATACCAACAATCGTTAAGCTTTCTTCTGATAAACCGTACATAGTGCATTTCCTTTCCGCAAACAAAAAAGTCCCGCACAAACAACTCATGCGGGACAACGATAAGATATATTTTTGGTTTATATTTTTCATTGTACGTAATTCGCACAGATTGACAATAGAAAATTACAAAAAAATTCCCGCATGAGCGTCGCTGCTCACACGGGAAAAAATTTCTTAATATTCAGTGCAGAGAACCGTCAAAAGGCTGGAGAAGTAGTACATTGCGATGGTCGTGATTTTCACAGCATCGCTTCCCTGCCCGTTTGCAAGGCGTGTAAAGGTTCCGCCGTTCTTGAGTCGGGTCATGGTCAGGTACATGAGCATATAGGTGTTCACATAGACGTCTGTATATCGCTGACCGTCGTCCTCGTAGCGCTGCGGGATACATTCCTGACTCAACATTTCAATGAGCTGATACCAGGATTTCAGATACAGAGGGCTCTTCGGTTCATTCAGAGCATTCTGAGCCTGCTTCTGGTATTCTTTCAGAGTTTCATCAGTCAGGGGCATAAACTCGACGTTTGCAAATTTGTCACGGTTGTAGTAGAGCCACAGCGTGGCATTGGACAGGTCCATGCAAATACCGGCAAGCTTCTCTGCTTTTTCGTCCTCCAGTTGAGTCACCGGAACGCTCGGGTCATCGATTTCGGCATCTTCGGAAGTCATGTCCACAATCCTGTAGCTGTTCTCTTCTGCCCGAATTTCAGAACTGACGAAGCGCTTGAAATCTTCAACGAGCTTCCGATAAGCTTCGAGCTGAGCATTTTCTTTCTGTTCACTCATAATGTGTATCTCCCTTTTGGATTTCTTATTATATGGATATTGCACTTTTTTGCAAGGGCTTTTAACCCAAGCACCTTTTGCGCCGTTTGTCAATGGCCACAAAATATCAAAGTACTGGTAAAATTAAGGTGGGAAGACGTTCTGGAACCATGAAACACAGGGCCCTGCCTCTTGCTTATGGCTGCTGACTTTTTTCAGCCTGCGTTCTGGCTGTTCTTCTTGACATCGGCTGCAACCTTCAAGCGGCGTATGTACTCTTCGAGCTCTTCCAGCGTATAGGTTTCTTCCGTCTCAATCGGCTCTTTGGCATCTTTGGGCAGATAGCTTTTCGTACAGACAAACTCAGGGCTCGTTACAGGGCAGTCCAGGACAGTTTCATCGTACAACTCTTTCTCGATGTTGTGGTAGAGAAAGAACGGGATATGCCGCCCGCAATCGTCATCCGATTCTGTCCAATCCGGGAGTTACTGGATTTCGCGGCCGTATGTTTCATACAATACCGTGTTTGCCCGAGCATTGCCAAGAAGAGTGTTGAACAGCTTAAAGTTTTCTCTCACTTCGCGGCGGAAGAATTTCGGGAGCGAGAACTCCTCGTATTCCAGTTTCGTATCAGAGCGTAGGTAGTATCGGTACTGCGTCTCGACCGGTATAAACTTTGTTGCAGCATTCAGTTCTTTCAGAGCGTTGAGTCGTTCACTCGTCTTTCTGACATTATGTCTTGCATAGCCCAGATACGCTGAAACCAGAATCATCAGAAGAAGAGCTGCAAGGATAATGACAATGAGCCATTCCTCGCCTTCCATATGCGGCAGGTGTTTCAGAATACTATCCTGGATAGCATAAGGAAGGTCATCGAACCATTCATAGAACCCAATCGGGTCCTGATAAGTATGGGGAGCCATGATTCACCCTCACCGCCATCAGTAAATAAACTTGCATTCCCGGCGTTCCCGGCCATTGCCGCACCAGTAATGCCGCCAGCGGGGAGTTTTGCCTTCCCCATTCTTTTTGTATTCTTTGGCTGCATTCTCACCAACGGTATATGTCTTGACGTTGATTCGCTGTGCCTTTCCCTGAAACACGAATACCGGGCGGTCACGCTTTTTGGAAGTTTCAAGGCGGACATCTGGGTTCTTGCTGGCAAGATAGTTGGCGCACAGGATTGCCAGCCGGACATAAGGTGTGCCGCCGTCAAAGACCGAAGGAACTGCTTCCATCACAGCCGGTACGCTGATACCATTTACTTGCCGCTGCCCTGCTGCCTTTTCCAGGTATTCTTTCGTACTCCGGGTTGCTTCCGTCAAACTCTGGTTTTCTTTGGCCCAGGCAGGCAGAGTCAGGAACGTGAAATCATCATGGCTGCCTTTGGCCGGGCCGACAAGAACGATACCGAAAGCTGTGGTTTTCTCTTTTTCGTCGAATTCCACATGCACGAACATACCGTTGTAGTCGTAGCTGTCATACACCGGGATAAAGAAATCACGAACCGGGAGTCGCTGCAGGATATCCTGATGAATTGCCACGTCATCCGTATCCATCAGCATTTTCTGAAACTCGTAGTCAAAATCATAGACCGTCTTCGTCTGATTCCAGCAGCCAATGGTAAAGCAAGGAAAAATCTGCGCAGCCAAAACACGCTCAAAACCCGGCGTGTTCATTCTCTGCGCCGCTGTCATGCAGCACAGCATCGCGGACTTGTTGTATTCTTCCAGCGTTTTTCCACACGGGTCACTGAATCCAAAATGGTTTCGGGTTTGTTTGGTAACGGCATTCGCCGTCAATGCGATTCTCAGCTGTTCATTGGTCATTTGTTATCCTCCAAATTATTTTTGATTTTTGCCATATGTAAACAGCGCTGGACCATCCCAATGGTGAATTTGCGAGTCGTCAGTACTGTCATGAGCTTGCCTTCATTACCCTTGATAGTTCGTTCCAAAATGTTCCAGGATTCGCTTTCGGGCTTGACATTGGTATATAAGTCCAGCGGAACATACAGCCACGCGATTTCACTGTCCTGCATCACGGCATAGGATTGCAGGATTTTATCAATTGCCTCCACGCCGACCTTCCAGCTGGTGATTATGGTCCGGCTGATATCGTATACAATCAGGTGCGGTGCTTCATTTGCTTCCGTATCAACTTCAATGACATGAGCAATATACGGTTTCCCGTCCACCAGCTTATACCGATAAATGATGGACGGGATTTTCTCTCGAATCAATCTGTCATGTTCAAGCGCCAAGTCCGCGTACTCGCCCGTTGCATCAATGATGATGACTCGTCCCTGACAGGTCCTCAGTGTCGCTCTAATTTGCTTGCGGCACCAGGCAGAGCAGCTCTCTTTGTACTCCGTCGAGACAAGAAAGAAATTCCTGCCCGGTGTGATAATGGGTTCATAGCTCATTGTTTATCCTCTGTAGCTTTTGTAATTCATTCACTTTTAATTGTCTGCAATTCGCACAGTTTCGCAACATGATATTGTCTGTGAATACCAGCTATCGGAGTCATAGTCCTTTGACAAAATTCGGGTCGTAGTGGGACAGGACTTCCTCGTTCAAGCTGTATTCGCAGTTGATAGTCGTTGCGTCATCCACATACATGCCTCGGTTTGCGTAGTATATTCCATCAATATAAATGGCGAACATGACGGACGGCATCAGTGCCTTTTCATTCACTGCGTAAATCAGGTATTCATCCAGATTATCCTTGACCACCGCACTCTTATTGATTTGGGCGATTTGCTGTCCGCAAAGGAATACAGGGCAGCATACTCCTTCTTTTCCAAAACCAATTTTGTAGCTCTGGTATTCCTCGCCATACAGCTGCATGGCGATAGAATTGTATCCTTGGAGAAATCCGGTTTTTGTATGGATGACGGAAATCTCGCCTACCGTGCAGTTGTTCTCACGGATAGCAAAAGGGTGTCTCAGAATATCTTTCGTGTTGATGCCGCGCATGTACGCCCTTGCGTCAGCAGCTGGCATGTATTGCAGCAGGAACTTGGAATCATTCAGCCGGATGCCATAACCCTGCCGTAGCAATTTCGGGATATAGTGTGCCTGCCCGATAACGGCCTTGCCTTTCACGATATCGAAGGTGAACTCATATCCTTTCGATTTGGTTTGCTTCACAATCCATTGCAAAACTCCATCGCCTCCTTTTGCCTTCTCACTCGCTGGATAACCTTGTAAATACCAGGAACCGAGAGCTGATATTTTTCGGATAGTTTCTGCACCGGTACGCCACTCTCGTATTCTCGAAAGATATTCTCATTGCGCGGTCTTTGTCTAATTTTGATGCGCTCATTTCTACGGTTTTCAGTCAGGCCCGCATCATTGGCAACCATGCTGCAATATCCTTCTGCCACGTTGAATTTCGCAATCATTTCCTTGAGAGGGACACTGTTCTTGTATGCCGCAAGAATTTCGGCCTTTCTAGCATCCTCTACCTGCGCCAACTGAATTCTGGCCTCCTGTTTCGCGTCGTCTAACGCTCGATAGCATGTACGGACGCTCAACCTGTATTTTGCGGCAAGCTCCTCAATGGAATAGCCGTTGCCGTAGTCTTTCATGATATTCCAATTTCGCTCAATCAACTTTTTGCTTGCAAATTTTGAGATGGTACTCAGCTCCTTTGCTTTATGCTTTATTTCTGATTGTCTGCAATTCGCACAAATGGGCAACTATTTTTGCGAAATAAGAAGGCAGGCTCCGAAAAGAACCTGCCATGCATATTAGAGGTTAAAGATGCCCAGCCAGCGCCGAAACTTGATGCCGAACAATTCCTGTGCCTGCTCGTAGTTCATGATAAGCTGGTTGCCGCCAGAAATCTCTGCTTCAAGGGAGTTCGGCAGCTCATCTGCAATGTATTTCAGTTCGTACCACGGTCCATCCGGCGGATAGGAGTAAATGAGCCTGTTCTGCTTCTTATCGACCCGGAACTTGCTCGGGTCAGCCTGCCATGCCAGTTCGATTTTCTCAATTGCAGCACGACCAATGCTCTCATCACCCATATAGTCGTTATAGTACAGGATACGCACATAGTCCGGCAAATCGATTCCGCATGCCTCGAAGATATCTGCAATGACACTAGACGAAGCGTGGAAGATATCCGGGAAGTATTCCTTGCCATTCGCATTTTCACGCATTTCCGTCGTCATCTCATCGATGCAAACAAGCATTCGGCGGACATATTCGCCATAGAACGCGGTTGTCAGCTCCGACATACTCTCATTCACACGCTTCGAGTTTTTGGCACCGCGCTCGTTGTCGATTTTAGCACCAATTCGACAGATGATAGCGCGTTTCGAGAGGTCTTTTGTCAGCGAGGTAATTTTATTCGATGTGATAGATACAGCAGGATAGTTCACGAGCCTGTCCGAGATACCCCATTCATCGTTCTTGATTACCCGTTCTGAACGGTTCTGAAACTGGGTCTTGGCGAGGTCGTCGATGTTCAGCGGCAGTCCCTCACAAACTCGTTTGAGGCCGTCGATTCTTGTGGCTGTGAAATCCTCCGTCGTGTTCATCTTAACGGTCTCACCGCACATGAGTTTGACAAGAAATTTTATAAAGGTCGTCTTGCCGCCGTTTGAGTCGCCGTATATAACGCCGTACATCGGGAACAGCTTCGTATCGTAGTTGTTTCTCGATGCGAAATACCGCAGATACGCCATGAACGGAGTAGCCAGATACCAGGTCATGTACTTGAAGTAGTCCTTCTTGGCCTGTTCGACATCGCCGTAAAAGTAGTCCATGCCCGAGAAGAACTTCTGGATGCTCTTGATGTTCTTTGCCACCTCGCTGAGATTCGGATTGAGGTCGATATTTTCGTCGTTGAAGGTCATGGTCCCGGCATCATAGTCGATATGTAATTTTGGGAGCTGCTTAACTGCCTCAGCTGCCACACGCCGCACCTCGGTATATCGTTTCCCGAAAACGCGCATCGGTTCCGCTGCCACTACAATACGATTCGCCTGTACCGGCATCTTAGGCATGATTGGCTTGACGAGTTCCTGCATTTTCTTGACATCGGCAACTATCTCGTATTCGACCTCATCCTCAGGCTGTGCCTGTTCCAGAAAGACAAGCTTCTGCTTTTCAATAGACTGAAAGACGGGCACTTCTTTGATGTTCTCTTTCAGATAATCTTCCTGGTTCATGGTGTTCACGACTGCCTTATAGGAGACATTGTCGGAGCAGGTCTCCTTGAAGGTCTCGAACAGAACCTTGTAATGCGAAAATGCCGCCTCGTCATCGAAGCAGACGATATTCTCTCGCTGAATGCCGCAAAACGCCGATGCCGACATATTCGCACTGCCGGTGATGACTCGGACACGCTTATGGTCAGCGCTCTCCAAGATAAAGATTTTCTCGTGCGATTTCGTGTCCCGCGATACATACAGCTGCAAGGACCCGTCATCGAGGCGGTTCGCAAGGTTCCCTGCCGACTTAGACTTAGCGAGCCGCTGCACGCTGTCGATTTGCACCGACATGATAGCAGCAATGTCGTTGGCGATGATTTTCTCGCATCCGAACACGACTTCCGCATACGAGAACTTGTTGATGACCTTATTCACGAACTCGATACCAGACGAAAAAGTGATAGCATAGAGTCTGTCGAATCCGTCAAACAACTCTTCCCAATTCGTTTCGACCGTATCAGCATATACCGCCTTCACAACATTCAGCGCCTGCGTGGAGATGCTCACCTTTGCCTTCGTGGTCTTGTTCGCCACGAGTTTGAAGGGCTTATCCGTCTGCCCTTCACTGTCCCCCATGTCCTCGCCGGGGTCCAAGAGTTCTTCCGGGCCTTCTTCGGTATATTCGGGGCTTTCCGATGCCATCATGTCCATGAGCGACATCTGATTTTCCAAGTCGTTTGTTTTCCTTCTTGCCAT